TTAAAGGGTTTCAAGCATAATATGAGTCGGATCATATTGATTACTATTGATTACCTTTTCATTAGAGTTGTTTTCAAATCTTGACATAGCTATTTCTTTAGTAATCATCTGAACGAATACCTGTTTTTCGTGCATACTGCTTACATCATAAGTATAGTATTGCTCGTTAACATCTTCCGTGTGTCCCATTAACGAACTTACTATTGTTGATGATATGCCATTACATTTTAATTTAGATGAGAATGTACGTCTATAGGCATGAATACTCTTATTTGGAATCCCTACTTGAATACATTTGTTTCTGGCACAATCAGATATTATCGGAGCATGTATTCTTCCGTTTTCATTAGAAAAAATAAATTCACCAAGATATCCGTATTCTTCTTCAACTCTTCTCAGCCTTATTAAAAGTTTGGTTATTTCTTCGGTCATTGGCATATATCTTGTTTTCCCATTTTTAGTTTCACCAATAAAATACTCTTTCTTATCTCTAACGTATTTTTCCGATTTATTAACTACAATCATTCCATTTTGTATATCACTCCACTTTAAAGCCGCAATTTCACTAACTCTAAATCCAGTTAAACTTGCAAATTCTACAGCATACGTTGGGATATAATTTGGCTGTTTCAAATGATCTTCTTCAAACTTTTCATATAATAACTTGTATTCTTCATTTGATATAGTTCTTTCCTCAATTGTTTTAATCTTTCTTGTACAATAGGGATAAAAACTTTTGGTTTCAAGATTGTCAAACGGATTATCATTAATTAATTTGTTTATTTTTGCACTTTTTAGAGTGTTTCTAATATAGCCACATAATGTCTTACAAGCCTTTTGACATAATTTCTTTTGTTTAACTATTGTAATTATAAACTCGGTGATTACTTCTTCGTTAATTTTAGCTATGTCTAATTCTTCAAAATCAGTATTTTTAAAATATCTATCATAGTCAGTTGCATATTTATTTAGAGTATTTTCAGTTGTGAATCTAACGGAATAGGATTGTAACCAACTGTCATATGCAACTTTAAAAGTGACTCTGTTTTTACCTTCATCTTCTTGTTGGTAAAATTCGACAACTTTCTCATTAATTTTTTCCAATGTTTTTTTCTTAACTAATACCCTTTTACCCTCTTTCGGCAAATATGTTCTCCAATACCCGTCCTTCCCTTGCCAAATTTCATACTTGTGAGAGTCTAATATTTTTTGTTTTTCCATATCAACAATACTGTTTCGCACATCGTTGATATCTATATTACTATTTTTCAATAAATAATTCAACAACTGTGAATCACTAACTTCTTTGTTAAATACTTTCATCTCCATTCTGTAAGAAAATACCGCCCCGAAGGACGGATATAATTTAATACCAATAACAATGATACTTTGTTTTTAAATACAATGTTTTTCCTTTTGGCACTGACTGAGATTGCCCAATCACATAATCAGGTAACATACTACCATATTGCAAGATATATCTTGCATTATCCCAGTTGCTCTGCTGTATCTCCCTTTCTACATTTCCGTCATACCAAGACAAATACTGTATTCCCCATCTTTTATCCTTTGCGACCTCAATAGCTGTATTCGGATAATCCTTATGATTAATCCTATTCTTTAATACTGATAGTACATATCTTTGTTCTTGATCGTCACATGACTGTGCTTCTCCACAAGCAGTCTTTGCAAATACTAATAAATCTTCCTGAGAATATGTAATCTCCGCGTCAGACAGATATTCTGAATTTATGTACGCGAAATTATCTTCGGCATCTTCAGCAAATATCATGCTCCAACCACCAAGTTCGACCACCACATCTACCGTTCCATTAAGTATTGTTTGTCCATAAACTTCTGAGTTGATATTCGGTTCTTTACGAATGTTCACATTTCCTGCCGTGTATTTAGGTGTCATATCTGTTACATAAGGTAATACTTTCTCAAACTGTGCCGTGGTAACGGTTTCACCTATATTATTCGCCCATGTTACCATGGGCATCGTAAAGGCTAGACAGAATGATGTCATGCCTACTGTTATTAATTTTCTCATTACAATCCTCCAAATTTTTGATTTGAAGGATACCGGTATCCTATAGTTTTTATTAATTTATGTAAAGCCTATGTTTGCAACCATAGACGTTTGCTGATTATTTGTTGCTGCTACCAAGCATTCCCATACCTCGTTCGCTGGTAACTGATTTTAATTCCTCATATGAGATTTCTTTTGAGTTCATCTTTGGAACTGGTAAAATTAGCGCCTGACAAATTGCTTTAGAATATGAATAGATAGTTGGAAGATCCTCTTCTTCGGTAAATTCTCCAAAATCCAAATAAACCCTCACCTTTCCATCAAGAATATATTTATCTCCTTCATCATCTGACATAGAATATTTATTAATTAACTCAGCAATTGAAAGTTTTGAAATAATCAACTCTCTATTGGAGGCATTTGTAATAGGCACAAACCACTCATTGCGGAACCCTGAATCTAAAATTCCGCATCTCTGAGCGATTCCTTTTGTCCCCGTAGACCCCCTCTCTTTTAATACGGCAACATAATCATTTGAAAACGCACTCGCAATTCCTGTTGGAATTAATCTCGTTTCATGAGTGGGAACTATAATATAATCTTCTTCAAAGCAAGGATAAATATCATATCCAGCATCTTCAGTTCTCTTTGTTGGAATAATTGCATCCGGTTTAACTTTTGCCCACAACAACTTGTTATCGTTTACCGTCATTAAATTCTCCTTATCGTTCAATCTTTTCATCACATGGAATTTTTTGTCCATACACGTATTTCTTATCAGTCAGTTTACAAGTGATAATCCACTTTTTCTTATCTGAATCATCAATTTCGCAATGCTTACATTTACTACATTCACTTGTCGTCTTCATATAGCAGCCTTTCTATTAATTCACTAGCGATTCGATAATATTCTTTTTTGTTTAGAATAAATTCTTTGTAGTCATCATACAGTCTACCTCCAAGCATAATATTAATTTGATATATTTCATCATTAAAGTATCTTTTTGCTTGTTCTAAAAGATTAGTGTCTACTTGTTCCATAAAACTATCTGGCTCCTCTGTAATGATTTCGTTACGTCAATAACTCTTTGATTGGTGCTACCTGCATATGGATAAGACTGGTCTTTTAATTCATCTAAGTATCTACCATCAACTAATACATCACAATGTTTTATTATTTCTCTTCTTATAATTTTATCAGTACTAAAATTTTGTTGGTAAATACAGCCGACTTTATCAAAGACTTCATTCCAAGAGTAGCCCGTATATAGCCATATTGTTTTTGTGTTTCCAAATAAAAGACGAATTTGCTTGCAAATTTTTAGGACTTCCGACGTGTTTTCATCAGCCAATGGTTCGCCTCCGAGGATACTCACACGCTTTATATGTGGTCTGTCTATTAATTTAAAGAATTTGTTCTCATTGTCTTCAGTCCATTCTTTGCCACCATTAAAATCCCATGTAGACTGATTGAAGCAATTTTCACAATGAAAATGACAACCTTGCACGAAGAGAGAAACACCTACTCCCTCTCCGTTGCTGATATCTAGTGGCCTTATGCTTGCATATCTAATTGCAATCACCTTCTTTTAATTCGTGATCGTCAAGATGAACATATCTCGATCTCATCTCATCTGTGCGTCCAGGATTCCAGAAGTTTGTTCCAATGTATCCACAGGTACGTCTTGATACATTCATTTTAGAGTGGTCGCGATTTCCACAATTAGGACACTCCCAATCTAAGCTACCATCGATATCTACTATTTTTATTTCTCCATTGTAACCACAAACCTGACAATAATCACTCTTTGTATTTAATTCTGCATACATAATGTGATCATAAATAAATTTCATAACTTCCAGAACGGCTTGTGTGTTATTTGTTAGATCAGCGCATTCGATATAGCTAATTGCTCCTCCTGGACTTAATGCCTGAAATTCACTTTCTAATGCCAACTTTTCAAATGGGTCAATTGCTTCAAATACTGGAACATGATATGAATTTGTTATGTAATCACGATCGGTGATTCCTTCAATGATGCCAAATCTCTTTTTAAGACATTTAGCAAATTTATATGTAGTAGATTCAATCGGAGAACCGTAGATGCTATAATCAATGTCCTCTTCGGCTTTCCATTGATTACATTTCTGATTAAGTGCTCTCATTACTTCTAATCCGAATTCCTTGCCAATTCCATTATCAGTATGAGAATGTTCGGTCATGAATTTTACGCATTCATATAATCCACCGTACCCAAGTGATAAAGTCGAATATCCTCCGTAGAGCAATTTATCTATTTTTTCTCCCTTATTAAGCCTGGCTAACGCACCATTTTGCCATAGTATTGGTGCAACATCTGACGTTGTACCCATTAATCTTTCATGTCTACATCGCAATGCTTTGTGGCACAATTCCATTCTCTCCTCAAAAATCGTCCAGAATGTTTCAACATCACCATTTGATGACAATGCGATATCCGGAAGCGAAATAGTTACAACGCCCTGATTAAATCTACCATAGTATTTCGGATTTCCATTTTCATCAACATATGGAGTTAAGAAGCTTCTACAATTGTGACTATAAATACCGCTAACCTCAAAGTGATCACTGTCTGTAGTAACATCATAACTATAGTCTGACATACCATTAATTATTTCTACACTATTTACCTTTGACTTATAAAAATGATAATCAGTGCCATTTTCTATGTAATTATCAACTTTTTTATTTGATACGATATATGTGAGCAATTCTTCGGACGGGGCGAATTCTACTCTATATCTGATTGCATTAGGATTTTTCTTTGAATAATGATTTTGGTATACCGCTGCTGGCATACCAAGTGCTCTCGCTAACGCCGCTTGCTGCAAAGCAAGCTCTTTATTTGTAGAGCCTATCTGTACTACTGAGCCATTATGAGTGGTCGGATTAATGTATCCATCGGCGTCGACCATTCCTGCTAGAAAGCTTAGTTTGGCAGTATAATTCCATGAAAAAACTTCATTGGGTATATGTCTTCTCAATTTTGTTAACCCTTCGAATTTAATTGATAAATAATCAATTATATCCGATACGTTGCCGATAGAACACAAGTCTTTATATTTTCCTTTTACCCCCCGATGTCTTTCAACAACTTCCACCTTAGAATCAAAACAATTTTTCATTCTTTCTATATAAGCTGCTTCAATATCGTTTTCGCTGTCAAATGCAATAGATGAGGATACATGTCCGTCATAACAACCGTCACACAAAATAAAACCTAACAGCCACGCCTTGTCATCATCAAATAATTGCGATTCTTCAAAATACTGAGAAGAATTAATATTAACAGTATCTGTATTTTTTAAACTATCAGCCCTTATTCTCCCCCTCTCTGTATGGAATGGATGATCAGGGGTGCATATAAGAGATCTGCCATGTGATAATTTTACATTCACCCACTTATCACTTTTATTACGAATAATTCTTTTCGTATTTACAAAACCCTTTTCGGTGTCATAAATCTGCACATCATCTAAGTCTATATATAGATAGTCCTCGCTATCTTCAAACTGTCTTTTTGCGCAGAAATTGTCGGAAAGCCTCGTCCACATTCTTTTAAAAGATTCTACATATAATTTACCTTTGTGTTTGTATGTAATTATTTCATTACTTTCTACGCAGCCCATGCATGGATACGCATTTCCATTTCCATTCTTATCAATTTTATTTCTCAACATAATTTTTTCAGATATGTAGTCTGGAACCATTCTTTTTGCAGTACATTTTGCAGCCAATTCCGTCAAATACCAATAAGGGCTGTTTTCACAGACATTATCTTCTTCAAGAAAATATAATAGCTTTGGAAATGCTGGCGTTATCCATACGCCCACCTCATTTTTTACACCTTGCAATCTTTGTTTCAATACTTCCTCAATAATTAATGCCAGATCTTCCTTTGTCTGACTATCTTTAACTTCGTTAAGATACATATTGACTGATAAAAATGGGGCCTGTCCATTTGTTGTCATCAACGTGATTACCTGATATTGAATAGTTTGAATGCCCTTCTTTATCTCTTTAGCAAGTCTCATCTTGACAGTTGTGTTAATTTTCTCTTCATCTAAATCGTCGCCGGTAACTGTACGTTCTTTTATTACATCATTCCTGATAGACTTTCTACTAATGTCAACAAAAGGTGCTAAATGTGCAAGAGAAATACTCTGACCGCCATATTGCGAACTTGCAACCTGTGCAATAATTTGCGTTGCAATATTACATGCCGTAGAAAAACTATGCGGTTTCTCAATCAATGTCTCAGATATCACAGTTCCGTTTTGGAGCATATCTTCTAGATTCACCAGATCACAGTTATGCATTCGTTGCATATAGTAATCTTCATCATGAAAATGAATAATTCCAGCATTATGAGCTTCAACAATATCTTTTGGAAGCAAAATTCTTTCTGTTAAATCCTTGCTTACTACCCCTGCCGTATAATCTCTAATGGTTGTGTTTAATCTGGCATTTTTATTTGAATTTTCCGTATTCCAATACTCGCTATTTCCATCAAGCAACTCCAGAATGCTTTTATCGGTAGTGTTACTTTCTCTGATCAAACTTCTTTTAAGTCGATACTGAATATATGCTCTTGCCACATCTTTCCGGTTGCTGGACATGAGCTTTTCTTCAACAACATCCTGGATATTCTCTACTGACATTTCTTTACTTAAGGATTCTATGTAATTCGCAATATCTCTTGCCTTCTCTTTTGCATAAGGGCTTTCTTCTCCGTCAACATCAATAAACGCTTTTAAAATTGCTTTCTTAATCTTACTCTTGTCAAAGTCAACCTTACTACCATCTCTTTTAATAATTTTCAATCTATAAAGCTCCTCCATTCATTTATGTAATATCTATATCAACGTGAATTTTCACGGGTATATTTCATGCAGCCTTTACCTGCTTCTTTTGTACATAACACATAGCAAAAACTATTACTTTCATCAAATCCGATTGGTTTTCTTGCAATGTGATCAATCACTTTGTCATTGTTATCAGATACATTTTCACTGCCACACAGAATCCATGTCTTCCCGTGTCCGTCTCTCTTTATAATTCTCTCTAATTCTGCGTGTAAATCATCAATCATTACCATCATCTAAAAATTATTCACTCTTTAATCCTTTCATTTATCTAATAGAAATCTCCTTTAGTCGCAATTATTTAATAATTGGATCGCCTTACCTACATGCTCACATTGAAGTCCTCCGCTACTGTTATAGAACTCCGTCTTAACCAAATGCTTCATAATTCCATAGTGGTCATAGTCTTTGAAGATTTCATCATCTATGACAATCCACGATTCTACTTTGTGATGAGCCTTGACATTATTAAGCCAGTTTGTTATACCATCTCCTCGATTGCTTCCGTCGTCAGTTGTCTTATCGAATATAAACAGTTTTTTTCTTCTTAGTTTTTTATCCAAGTAGTTACCTAACACATGTTGATCTTCTTTATTTACCCTCTCCCAACAATCTTTCCACGAAGAGCAAAGAACTATTTTGGCTTCAGTATGCTTTACTATGTCAGCAAGGTTATTAACCTTATCATTATCAATCCCAATTAGTCCGTTACACTTAGACTTTGAAGATTGACAATTCAAGACCCCATCAATATCTAAAAATATAATTTTTATATGATCGCTCCTCTCTCATTCCTAATAAAATAACCCTTCTATCTTAAGATTTAGTTACTCTCTATTTCTTCCATTACACTTTTCTCGGTCACAATTACAGCCTTTACACGGGTCTCCTTGGCTTTGAACTAGTAGCCAACAAAGCTGACCTTCCAATAAGCAGGTAGGTGGCACATAACCTTGTTTTACGCACATATCTTTAAACATATCCATTTTTATACTCCTATTTTTAATTCAAATAATCATCACAAAATCTCCGATTATTTAGCTTTTAGCAATCTAACTCGCCAATACTCATGAAGTCGCTTGCAAGGAATCCGTCAAACGAATCATATACTTTTTCAAGTATTTCAGGACAAATCCCATCGCTCTCCATCTGTTCCGAAAAATCTTTATCACAGCATTCAGATCCGAAATCTGTTTTCACATGTTTCTTTAAATATGTACTTCCGTCACTTAAAATAATGGTTTCGACACAGCCACCTTTAATTGTTTCTATTGAATATTTCATTTTTGTATTTACCTCCTAATCCATCAAATAATGCTTAGCTACATATTCAAGCATTTCGTCCATATCATCAAATATCCTGTTGCAATCGTCAATATCCCATGGGTGCAGCTCTAAGTTCTGCTCATTCAAGCCGATAACAGGAACCCCCTTATCGTGGCAAATGGCAATCTCCTTTGATGTGCCAATGCTGTTATTAGTATTGAAATTAACAATAATCAAATCACTATTCTTTGCCTTATGTAAGTCTAGTTCTTTAATTTCCCTTTGACTTTTATATGCAGTATCATCTAGGAAAGAAAAGTGATCGTTAGGATTGATAGTCACCGGTTTTTTAATTGCTCCATATAAGTCAGCCAACCGAAACAGCTTTCTCTTTGCTTCTTTTCTCCATTGGTTTCCTTAATGATATCTATCTACACCAAAAGCAGTCATGCTCCCGGCGAGATATACGTAATAGTTTTCTATGAAAAAATACCTCCCTTTGCAAATTTATATATACCAATAATATCTTTAGCTAATTCCAATGGCGTAAATTCTCCATTGTTCACAACATAATAATCCACATATTTTTCAATTTCAAAGAAATCCTTATCATCTGCTTCGATTCTCCTATCAGCTTCCAAAGGATTGTCTCCTCTTTCGGACAATCTCTTTCTGATAATATCTTCATTTGCTTGAATATAAGATACAACCGGATTCAACGATTTAATCTTAGCGATTTGCTTAATACCATCTGGATTAACAATCATCACTTTGTCATTATCGTAATCCTCAATAGCGGAACCATAATACCATGTGTCTCCGGTAGCAACATTATAACTTGTGGTTTCAGCAAAGAACCCATTAGTTTCTTTTGCTAAGAAGCTCTCTCTTGATATGTAATGATAATTGACACCGTCGACTTCGCCTGGACGCATGGGGCGTGTTGTATAAGTTACTATTTTCTTGTAGCCAAGTTTTACTATTTCATTTAATATTGTGTCTTTTCCCGAACAGGTCTTTCCAATGAGGAGTATCAATAGTTATTCTCCTTTCTTATCCAAAGCTCATAAAAGAGCCATTTGCTAGTATTTTCATTACTATATATTGTGTTTTAATATTTTTTAAATGCTATATATTGTGTATCATCTTTAATTTTGGGTACAAAAATAACAGCTTCTAGTTTTCAGACTCTTTTAATGCTTCTTTGATCTTACTGAATCCAATATTTACATGCCCACATTTCGGGCAAAATTCATATTTTAAACCAATTGTATTTTCTTTCCAGCTACATTCATTGCAAAATATCAAGAACTTGTCTTTTAATTTATCTATTTTCTACATCTCCTTTCTTGTTAATTTTCTTTATAAAATATCTGTTTTATGGTAAATCACAAATATAAATCCGAACTATTAATATCGTCAAATAACTCATCAATCTCTTCCATTCTGCACTTACCATACCACTCCTTCATTTCTGACCGAACAATTGCGGTGGTGAAGCTAATCAATGCTAATAGTAATGAATTAGTAGCAAGAGCAGCAAATGATAAGGCAAAACACATCGACAATAGTGAAACAGTTCCTATTCCAACAAGATTCGATTTTGTTCTTTTACTCATATCTTCTCCAATTTCTTCTACTTACGTTTCTTAAAATGCTTAAACATAAAATATAGTGTAGTCATCCCAATAAGGAGTAGTGGCAACAGATATTCAAAAGCAAACTTAAATTTGAAATATAAATCCATCATTCCGCCTCCATAAATTTGTCCGCCAATTCTTTATAATACTTGGCCTCTTCTAGATAGTGCTCATGAATCTTTTCTTCTACCTTGCTTTGTATTACTTCCAGACATTCGTGGTCATTGAAATTATCAATATATTCATCTTTTAATCTCAAAACTATTGAATCAAGTAACCAATCTCCACATTGATCTTTATGTAATTGAGCAACGATCTCCTCATTATAATATGGACAAAATAATAGTAACCACCTGTTTTCATTTTCAAGATAATGCCATTCTTTGGTTTTCTCCATTATTTACCTCACAACCTCTTAGATTCAGCCTTATATTTAGGCTGACTACAATATTCAACAGTTACATGTCTCTGATAGGAAAATGTACTTCCACAGTTCCCACATGTATAATCATCTTCTTCGTCGTCCATTTCCCAGCTTTCGGTTTCACAGCCACAGTAAGGGCAGGTAATTTCTGATTTATAGTTCTGATTTGCTGGCTCTTTGTTCCCGACGAAAATATCTTGATTCTTCAGTTTTTGAACATAGGCCGCATAATATGTATCACCTCTACCAGACATGGAAGAAACTGTATAAGCCATATCGTCAATAACAAGTACATCACCCATTTCTATGGATTTATTAGTTTCAGCGATGGGTGTTATACCGTCTGATTCTGGTGTAATCCCAAGCCTTGAATAATCCCAAGAGAATTTTTCCACCCAAATCCGCATAATCAAAGATCTTCAATTAATTCTCCTCTCATTCTGTTATATCAATAGACCATTTTGAATAGTCATTCGTACTCATTAAATAATAATCGGCATTTTCGTTTTCACAATATTTACCATTTCTATCAACACCAATTTTTGCAAGAGGACATTCATTCTCTAATAAAAATATTTCGTCATATTTATGAGTGTAACTAAAATCCTCTTTATCATGGCATCTACACCTACGACACGTTTCTAGTCGTTCCATCTCTTCATTTCTTGGAATCATATGTTCTTCAATAAATTTATCGCACTTTGCTTCGTCTAAAAATGCGGCTACGGTACTACAGTCAGAGCATATTCCCCACGATTCTTCTACTAAATATACTTTTGCCATTATGTACTATCCTTTCTTTTAAAATTGCAACCAATGAATCATTTTATCTTGAAACCTCCAATAATTTTTCAAACAAACTTTTTTCTTTCTCAGACATAGAGTTAAACTTTTCAAGTAAACTCAATACCTTTTCTGCCCCATATATGTTGAAACCATCTAATGATTTTTTAATACTGGTAATAACATCGGAGGTCTGATAAAGCACCTCATTTACTTCTTTTGCTTTGTTATAGGCCGCAGTTCGTTTTTCTTCGCAGCTATCCCAGATTTCATATAAGGCATTTGTTTCTTCAACAACTGCTTCCTTATACTTCTTGGCAATATCTTTAGAGAATAGCTTCAACTTTAAAACATTTTCCTCCAATGTCTCCATCATATAATTTGGTTCTTTTGCCATAGACTCGATTACTTTAGGAATATCATCGTTATGTATCTTGCAAATATCATTTACTAATTCTAATCTTTCAGCCAGTTCATCGCTGATATCAATATACTTATTGTTATAACTTAAATACGCCATTTTATTTATCCTCCTATAATTTTAACCAAATGGACATTTACTCAGCAATTTTGTTCCATAATTTATGTTTATAGATCTTCTCTTTAAGTCCTTCATACTTCATACCTTTTATACTTTCGTGTTCCATTGCCCAAACCATAGCGTCAAATAATTTCTTCTTACAGCATGAATGATTTGGAGTGCAAACGGAATATTTGATTCCTTCCTTAAAATCAAAATGTCGTTCAATCTTAATGTAGGTTTCTATTTTCTGCCCCCATTTTGAAGGACTTGTATAGTGCTTCTCAAAAATCACCTTTGAAATTGTTTTCAAATATTCTCCTCCCGTTCAATCAATTCCTTCCTTAATTCCTTTACTGTTCTACATAACTTATTAATCTTTTCACCAATCTTTTTATTGTAAATCTCCACGCATTCCTCGTATGTTTCAGCAAAATCCCTACTATATAAACTGACACCGTTTGCTCTTGGAGTACCATCTTGCTTTAAGACATGGAAATATTTATTATGTATGATTCCCTTGATAGGTTCCTGTTTCGAATGAACTACCTTGCCTCCAAAATGAGATTGTCTATCTAAGTCAATATTGAAAGCACATGCCCATACAATATCTCCCTCTTTTAATTTGCTTTTATCAATCATTTTCAACCCTCATTTTTAAATTTCTATAGGCATCTACTGAATTCGCAGCAATCCACAACAGTAATATCAGTAACAAAATTATTATTCCAATCAACCTGAGTCCGATAATGATTGACGGTAGTAAACTTACCAGAAATATGATTGCTGCTACAATGGCTGCTATAAATGAAATCACCAGTACAAATTCTAATGTAGTCAATAAAATTCCAATTGCCGTTGCCAATAATCCTTTTAAAAATGTCTTAATATATATCACCTCCACCTAATTTAATCTCAAAATATCTGAATAGTCATTAGGATCAATTGCTAATTCTCCTGATTTAATATAACGTAGCTCTCTATATTCATCACCATCGATCAAATATAATCCAAATTCTTCTAGGTAATCGTTAATAACCTCATTATCCTCATCTGGCAGTAAAATAGGTTTTATATTACCATGAATAAATTGATTCAAAAGATTCTTATTATTTGTTCCAGATGGGACCATATATAGGTTTGCCTCAATATTCCATGCAGACTGAATTGCTTTTACAATCTCTGATTTCTTTAATGTAAAGAATCCTGAATCGCCCATGTTGTTTTCATAGTAAAATCTCAAACTCGTCGTTCCTCCTTATAAAACAATAATTTGCTAAAGAATATTAACGGCAAATTGTTATCGGTGCAGAGTCTCCGATAGTAAATGTAATAGATTTTACTTCTGGATTGTCCTCGAAATACTTACATATTTTTCTGTTCCATTCATCAAAAACAGGCTGATTTACTCTTCGCCAATTCTCTATCTTTTCTCGATAACTTAATGCCTTATTATGACTCATTTTACTCCTTTCATATTTCCGAAAATTTCTTAACAATTTTATATACAAAACATCTTATCTCTTCAAAATCTTCCTCAATGACATCTTTCAGGATTTGCCATCTTACTGCCAATAAATACCTTTTAAACATCAGACTTTCAAATACAAATTTTCGTTGTTTAATATTATCGTAATCATATGGAAAGTGAGACATAAAATCTTCAAGAATATTTTCGTCAGTAGTATTACTATTCCAACGCATTCAGGCTCTCCTTACTCAACAATTAATTTATAATGATAACTGAAACTGTATCTTGAACTGGAATGGTTTTCTACTTCATTCTCCATTGGAAATTGTAAATCAGCCTTTCTTACAAAATCCGTAAGTTTCTTACCGCCTTTTAACACTGCAATCGAATGATTCCCATGATATGTACCAATACTTAAAATAGCTTCTTTGACCTCTTTGTCTGTATAGCTCTCGCAGACAAACACGAAACAATGACCTTCCTGAACATCTTCTTTTTTCTCGTGATAACCTAAATCTTTCAGTGTCACTTTTCGCTTACCAAGATACACATAGCAATGTCCATTTGTGCATTTGTAAATTCCACCAACTTCAAGCTTGGATAATGGAATGGTATTCATAGAATCTCGTTCTTGTCGCTTATTTTCTATTTTCTGAAGAGATGATTCAATATCTCTTTTAATTGCCATTTCCTCTTCTGTAGGATTAACCACAAGAAATACATCTCCCATGGAACGCTTATTGCCACCCTTGAATGCAATTGATTTACCAGACCATACTCCTATGTCCATTCCCCTTACATTTCTACCGGTTCCTTTACCAACACAAATATCTCCATCATGTAATTCTCTTCCTAAAATATCTTCCAAATATTATCTCCTTTTCCCGTTTCACTATAAAACCACAGTTTTCTGAATTAAAGTGCATTCCTGATTCGCTCCATAAGTTCTGTATCATGACCGTACACATTTTCTATCTCTTCTGATGCCGCTTCAAGCAATTCCTTTAACATAGATATCTTCTCAGCTATTTTTTTGCCCTCCTTAAGCCAACATCCCGTACATACTTTTTTCTCCAAATCTCGTTCTAAGAATCCAATTTCTTCCGGTTCCAATCCTGTATCTTCATATGCTTTCAGTTTTTTAATTCCCTCAAATATTTCATCACATGATATATCACTATAGCAATTGGATTCTTCTATGCAACCACAACATTTGATCATGGACGCTTGTGGAACCGTCGTGAGTCTCTCCATTTTTACCTCCTCGAAACCTTAGTTACTTGCCTACCATTCTCTTAAATACTTTTTCAAATCTTTCTCTACTGGCAATTTCACTTCTACAAGACTGAATTATGCCGTTCAAGTATTCTTCTGGAATTTCATCAATCTCTATCTCTTCATTATCTCTGTAAAATTTAATTTCATATGTAGGCATCTCTCTTTTCCTCCTCCCTCTTTAAAATCTCATAAAATGACGTTTTGCTTTCGTTAGTTCTGGCTTTACAATTCTTACACTTGTAGTATTTACTTTGTTTATCTTTCTCAAAATGTGTTACCTGTATAACTGCATTGCTTCCACATGATGTACAAATCATCAGTCGTCCTCCTTTCGACGATAAAATCGGTTCATGATCTCGGTGTGCAAATAATCAAACTCATTTCTTGCCGCGCCGTTCTTAAATTCAAATTCCTTATACTTTTCATGGATATCTACCATTTTGGATTGATGTTTAAGGAGTGACAATTCCAACCGTAATTCTTTTTCTGTAGCCCATAAAATATGTAAGTAAACCAACAATTCTTTTAACATGACTCTCTCCTTCCTTCTATATTAAGTAACGGCGGTAGATGGTATCGAACCATCTTCTCTGGTGTCAAAGACCAGCGTGATAACCTGTTCACTATACCGCTAGAAAGTACAACTTAATGCGCTTTCGGTTTTCTTTATTTATTACTACGAATTAATGATATCACCATAACAATCTCTTGTCAATGGTTTTCTTTATTTATATCTATCAAGTTTATTTAATCATGGAAATAAATTGTTCTTCTGTTATAATAGATACTCCAAGTTCTTTTGCCTTTTTATTTTTCCCAGAATTACTTTCTAAGCTATTATTGATGAGGTATGTAGTTTTCACTGACACTGAACCTGATACTTTACCACCAAGTCGCTCAATTTCTTCTACCAATTCGTTCCTATTGGAATAATGCGTCAAGTTACCAGTGATTACAAATACCATTCCTGATAAATCTTTATTATTATCAGCAACTATAACTGCTTTTGGCTTCTCAAAATCAAGTAGCGTTGGAATATAAGCGTCCTCAGAATCGCTATATTTTTCGTACCATGCATAGATACTACTATTCATAGTTGCTCCAAAATCGTTAAGTTGCGTAAAGTCAAAGCCATCTTCTAACGCCTCGATGAATTTTGAATAATCTCCATTGAATTGCTTACTGATAGTTTTGCTGGCCGTCTTGCCAATCAGGGCTATAGATAGTCCATAGAGATATCGTTCAAGTGTAGTATTCTTTGATTTTTCAATTGCTGCTAATAACTTCTCTGCTGATTTCTTGCCAAAACCGTCTAATTTGACCATTTTTTCTTTATGGGAATCTAATGTGTAAATATCTGATAGTTGATTTAGCCAACCTAATTCCATGAACTTTTCTAACGTGGCTTCAGATAACCCGTCAATATTCAATGCATTTTTACTAGAATAATGTGTAAGCCTACCAAGCAATTTTCCTTTGCAGTCAGCGTCAGTACATGTAAGCACCTCTGTATCGTTAACTTTAACTATCGCTGTTTTACCACCACATATTGGACATGTGTCAGGAATTTCAAACTCTGCTACATCAGCGTCACATTCAATAATCTGCGGAATGATCTCGTTCTTCTTAACTACCGTCACGTTGGCACCAACTTTAATATCCAAATCCTTCATTATACTGATATTATGTAGGGATGCACGGCTGACTGTAGTTCCTGCAAGTTCTACCGGATCGAATATAGCAACAGGTGTTAAATTACCAGTCTTACCCATAGACCACTCGATTTCTCTTAATATAGTAGACTCCTGGTCTTCTGCATACTTAAACGCAAGCTGTCCTCTTAAATGATGTGATGTGGCTCCAAGCGATTCCATGTAGGAAATATCAGTAAACGACACCACGCAACCATCAATGGGGTAATCGTAAGATTCGGCAGTAACTCTCATGTTTTGCAACTGATTTAGAATATCTTCACCTATCAATCTCCATGGAACAACGTCGAAGCCATATTCATCAAGTTTATTTAACCTTGTGAAAAAGTTGTTTTCGTCACTCCCCTCAACCAGTCTCCATGCTATAAATTTCACTTTTCTATCAGCACATATCTTACTATCTAACTGTCTTACGGTACCGCTACATAAATTACGTGGATTCTTATAATTCTTTTCGTCGGGCAGTTCACTATTAATCTTGTAGAAAGTATTATAATCAATAATTGCTTCTCCAAATACTACAAGCTTATTCTTGTATGGTATTGTAAGAGGAATATTGCAAAATGTTTTCGCATTTTCGGTAATATCCTCTCCGACTGCACCATCTCCGCGAGATTCTGCTTTAAGCAACACTCCATTATCGTATGTAAGACATACAGTCAGCCCATCAAGTTTAAGCATAAGAACAGCGTCTCTTTTCCCAATAAATTTCAACAACTCATCTGGTGATTTTGTTTTGTCCAGGGATAACATCGGATACTCATGAATACTCTTCTGAAGCTTGCTCTGCACCAAATATCCTACCGATTGCGTCGGTGAATTTGCCAAGCAAAAACCTGTTTTATCTTCTTTTTCTTTTAACTCATCAAACAGCTTATCGTACTCCTGGTCGCTGATTTCAGAGTTATTTTTGTTATAATATTGATTTCTGTGGTGATTCAGGAGATTTGTCAGCTCCTTGATTCTTTCAATATCCGTCATTCGGTTCCTCCATTTTCGATTATCCAGTCTACCGCTTTCTTATCTCTTGGCAACCTGCTTAATATATTGCAAGCATCGTTTATGGCTGCATCTCTAGGATATGAGATGCCAAATTCTCTTTTATAGTTAATCAGTTCTTCAACAACCTCTCCGATATTCAACTCAATTCTCCTTTCATTGCTTGGTTCATAAAAAGGTAATCCACCTATATATTCACATTTCATTTAAGCAGTTCGGAAACAAATGTTTTCAACGGCTCTTTCATAGTCATGTTCCCATTCATCCACTCTAAGTAATCTTTATGCTCTTTTGCCACTTCTGTAATCAACTGTCCTTTATACTTACCGAAAGAAAACGTATATGTATTAATGTCTGGCTTTGTCACTTCCACATTGGAATCAAATAGGATTTCAATATCTTTCCTTGATGCCAGATAATCACAAAGATGAACAATTTTCTGCATGGACGTTGTTGGCTTCTGCAAAACAACCTTGCTTCTTTTATTTTCATTCCACTGTCCCATATGAGAGGAAATAACTTCCGCAATTTTATTCCTGTAGTCCATATTGAAATCATTGAAAATCTCATTGCTTAATATCCAATTCGCACAAATTTGTGGGTGGTCATGTACGGTGAATTTACTCCCACCAGTCCCCTCTTTAAATCCATCGTGCAAGATAGAACCTGCAATCATACAATCTCGTTCTTCCTGAGTAAGATCATTTTGTGTCTGTTCTAGCTGGCAAATATAGTTAGCAAATAACGCAACTGCTTTTGTATGCCTAACAAGTCCACCTTCTCCAAGAGCATATGACGGATGATATTTTCCGGTGGTGGAAGCGGCCATTGAAAAGAAATAGTCTGGCAAATTCTCTAAACCAACTTCGACCAATTTTCTTACTTCTTCTGTTGCAATATATCCCAATTCTTTCTCAAACATTTCTTTCTTCAAATTTTATCCTCCTATTTTAAAATGCTATTATCTAAACAGTTTTTGCAAATCTCATAAATGAATTTTCCCATGTTCTCACGATTAACAAAATTCAGATAGAAATTGCTCCGCTTTTGCCATGTTAGTAATGTTCTCAAAAACGAATCTTCATTATATTTGGAATCGTAATTGTGTTCCATAATATCGTCCAGTCTATCGTTCTCTACCACAAGATAAACGTTTGAGACATTAATCATTCTGTTTAATTCCTTCATAAATCGGTCATCATCTTGATTGTTCGACAAATTACCAGCCAGTTCCTTTAATCCGTTTTTACGCTCAATCACCAATTCATCGGTAAAATATGTGTCTATAAGAAACCCCAACTCCGGGCAAGCCTCTACCATAATTGAATAATCGCCTGTTTTAAGAGAACGTTTTTTATACGCAATTCCATTTTCATCAAAATATTTTATTATATTTTCATTGCTCTTTTCTTTCGTATCGCAGAGTATAACCATGTGAGATAAAAGTTCCTTGTATTTCTTATCTGTGTAATAATTTTTAATACGATTCACCGTCCTATGCCATTTTTATATAATCTTTAATCCACCATTCGTAAACATCGGGGACTATTTGCCACTCGTCATTAACCTTTTGTTTTTTAGGCTGTTTTTTAACATCCTTTATGTAAATAATGTCTCCATCTTGAACAGGTATTTCATTAAAACTCGTCTTTATTGCTTTATCTCTTTTGTTTATGGTCTTATGTATCTTCATTTCGGTGGTCTTACCTTTGCCAATACTATAAGCGTTGAATTTAGGCGAATATGTCGTGTTTATATCTGTAATTACTACATATCTCCATTCAAGAGTATCATCTACATAATCAACGTAACCCAACACTTCATACTGGAATTTCACAAGCTGAATTACACCAAACTCCTCCTCGTCAATGTAACTCGCCAGTTCCTTACATAGCCCAACCCAGTTCAAGTTACTGTATTGTGCGTCGCTAATTTTTCCAGAAGCCAATCTGTCTGTGGCATATTTTTTGACTATTTCTTCGTCAATATGGAGATCGGGAATTTCTGCCTTCTTTACAGTTTTTCTTCCCTTTCCTTCACTTCCCTTCCAATAATCAACTATTCCAGTAATGGTAAGAAGTTTTTTAATAGAACCGAATTTATTAAAATAACCTATCTTTACTAAGTCTTTAAATACCGTCACATTTATATTTGTACCTTTAATGGATACGTAAATATCAACAAAATCATCTACCCCCTGTTCATAAATATCCATAATTGCACGAACGGCTTTTTCTCCTATCCCCTTAACACTGGACAGATTAGGATAAATAATCTTGCTTTCATCATCAACCGTGAATTTAGTGTTGTCTTTACCATACTCATATGTTCCCATAGTATACCCAAACATTGTCATAGCTTCTTTTGTTAAGGCAGCTACTTTATTCTTATCCCCCTTATCCTGATAATGATTTAATGTCACTTCATAGAATTTAGAAAGATAATGAGCTTTAGGCCATGCTTCATAGAGAGAATCATTTGCCATAGCCAAAGCATGAGGAGCATTAAAACTATATCTGGCACTATCTTTGATAACTTTATACACTGGCTCGAAATTATCCAGATTTCCGATATTTTGCAACCAATGTTCTTTTAGGCTAGTCTCGACTTTTGCAAGTGCTTCGCCTTTTAACTTCTTCTTACTGATTTTCTTGATGGTGTCATAACTATCCTTCATCGGAATACCTAGATAAGAGAAGATTTTCATAACTGCTTCTTGATACAGCATATAGTGAAAACAATCTTCTAGGAGTTTATCGATAGCTTTTTCTCCGTTGCTATAATCAATCCTATTTAGGAAACCATCAATTAGGGACTTAAATCCCGGGCGAATACCTGCAATAAATGCAGCCAATTCTTTGATATTCTTAGGTTTGAACTTCATTACTTTCTTTGTGGTGCTTGCTTTCTCACACTGATTTAGACAACAAGTAGCTCCGATTTCATATAGCTTCCAAACCTTTTCATCTTCAGAAACCATCTTCCGCAACTCTGCAACCGTTGGCACTTTTCTTCCGATACTCTCATATAATTTATGAATAATCCCTACGACATCTACGATAAGAAAATCATCTTTTACATAACCATATGAATCAAGCAAACCTCCCTCGATATTCGCTACAACAGTGGATTTTCCAGTGCTTTCAGAATGACACCTTATTAACCCTATCTCATAACGAATATCTCCATATCCGATAACATCTTGTTCTTCAAGATTTCCATTGAATAAGAAGAACCCACAAGCATGAACCTTTGCTTGTTCAATAATTCCTTGGTACGGCTTACTATCATTAAATATCTTTAAATGCTCTTTATTGGTAATATAGTCTTCTATGTGAATATCTTTTTTATCTTCTTCGTCATCTACCTGTTTCAGAGCCTCGTTGTACTGGTCAATAGAAGAAGTGATCTCATTTGCCACACTGGGTTCAAGTCCTTTTATATCTGCATATAGCTTAAAACCCGACTTTTCACCCAATTTACCGACTGCCAACAGGGGATAGCAACCATGTTCTCCCACCAGTTCTCTCCCAGCAAAAACAAAAGGTTCCTGATTTGAAACATTAAAGTCTATATCTGGCATTTGATGGGAAGATAATATCCTATCTTTTGTAATAAAACGTTCTGGATATATCGGAACTTCAGATTCGAATCTATCCATTGTGGTAAACCCTAGCAACTTGCTTGAATAATATGAACTCGCACTCCCTCTTGATGTAGTTGTCAGCTGCCCACCATATTTGTTAACGGCCAGTTTTACAAGCTCGTAGTTGGTTAAAAAGTAATCGGTAGTTCCACTAGACTCAATTTCTCCATGCTCATATAACATGCCCTCTTCTCTATCTTTAGTCCTATGATCTATATCTTCCTCGCCATATTTCTCATATAAAATATCCTTGAGAATTTTTACTCTTTCATCATAATTATATTGTTCGTACATTGGGGCAATTGGTATTTTAAAATTTGTCTTGTATGTTAGTTCTTCGCAACCGTCAATGAAAACATGGGTATTCATCATCGCATAAACAATTTCTTCTGAAGGCAAAACTGCTTGTTCAATTAACCTCCTATATGTCTCCTTGCCGATAGGAAAATCCATATACCAGCCTTCTTCATCATCGTAATGTTGCCCTTTTCGTTGAAGAAGATTTTCTCTTTTAATCCGATCCTCCTCATTTATGTAATGAGTGTCCAGTCCTACAATCGTTTGAATGCCATATTTTTTAGACATTTTATATATTCTGTCATTCAATAATTTCTGTGGCATGGTATTATGGGTCTGATATTCAAGAAAGAAATTGTCTCCAAAATGCTCCCATATTTTTAGCCATATATCTTCTGCGTTTTCATATTTCCAACCTGCAACACATGCAGAGGTGATATAAACATCATCTTTATCAAGCTGGAATAACATGTTTAAGTCTATCCTTGGTTTTGCGTAAAATCCTTCACCATGAGCGCATGAGATTATGTAATTCAGTTTTCTCATAGCATGATATGTTCGAGCAACAATTACCATATGGCAATTTGTCTTATCTCGTTTTTCACTTACTTGTGTCTTACCCTTTTTATCAACATATTCTTCTCGGTTAATCTCATTTATGTCTTTGACCCAATACACTTCAGCAGAATACCTGAACTTAATTTCTTTCGATAACTTATGTTTTTTGCGATATTCTACGTCTTGTGAATTTTTACATACGTCATATACATATAGCCATTCTCCTGGATAACCATGTTCTCCTGAAAAGTAGCATTGACAACCATACGAATTAGAATGTTCCATAAACTCATGAATGTCAGTCGCAGAATCAATCTGTATCAAATCAGACCAAGTAGTGTGCTTATGATAATTTTCCATAAGCATATTCATATCGTTAATCCATGTTTCTAAAGCATATGGGAATTTAAAGTTGAGTCTTCCTACTGCTTTTTTTGCATCTTCCAGTAAAGACAATTACTCGCCTCCCATCAACTTGTAATCACAGGAGTTTCTAAAACCACACAGATTGCGGCAGTAAAAATAATCCATTGTTGGGACAAAATTCTCCTCTTCCTCTATCAGATCAATCAAATTGTTCGCCCATGATAAAGATTCTTCATATTCCTCTTTTATAAAAGGAAGTTCAAGCCATTCCTTATCTCTAAAATAGTTCCAGACAATTTTTTCTGGATATACGCCATATTCATTGAATACTTGAATGCTATATATGTATAACTGCTTCTTATAACTTTCATAATCAGCTATTTTTTTCTTTAATACCTTACCTTTTTTACCAATGGGATATTCGCTTGATTTGTGATCCAAGACTACAATTCCCCCAGTTTCTTTATCTTGAAGTAATAAATCTATATATCCCACGAAGCTCCTGATTCCTATTGAGAACTCACATTTTTTCTCTACCCCGAGAATTTTATATTTTTCAAGCCAATCCATCTCCAATGTTGCAAAATAATCTAGCCCCTGAAAAAAGTACTTTTCTCTTGTAGATTCAGGGATATCCCAACATTGAATTTCTTCATCATATTTTTCTTTATAGTATTCAACTGCTTCAGCTAATCCAATTTCATTCAGGGAAATCTTTTCTAAAATACTATGGCAGAAATGTCCAAATGCTGCATAAAAATTCTGTTCGTTCTCATATATTCTTTTCCCATTTTCGTCTTTCAAAAGATAGTTTAAGTACCACTCATACTTACACCCTTCGAATGAGTGGCATCTACTAAACGAAAACCTCATATCTTGTATCTTCTCTCTATATTCTCCCAATCATATCCTCCTTTATTTGATTTTCACTTTTGTTGCATAAAGCGACTCCCATATATCTCGACCCAAATCTACCGGAGCATTTTTTGCTCCTACTCCTCCCAGTAGATTTTCTCTATCAATAATCACGTACACATTTACAAAACGCTTTAACAGATCAATATTCTCCTTAACTTTCCGTTCCTTATAAGACACGTCAGAGTCATAACAAAAAACAACATTTTTAATTTCTCTTGTAGAGATCAAGATCTTTATCTGCTCTGGAGTTAAAGTGTGCTTTTCAGCGGAAGCACTGTCTTTAATTCCCCAGGTGAAAAGTTTCATAACGCTCTTTATGCTTTCAAAAATCTTTATTTCGCCAGATTCTTTAATGTGTTGAAATGTAATATTCATTCCTTGGAAATAGTCAACCGTTCCCACAGGGTAGTAATTTATGTACTTTTGAATACCAAAAAACTTAAATTCTTTGCATAAGGTTCTTCCCTTAATGTTGATCAGATTTCCGTCCATATCGAAAACAGGATATACGATTCTATTTCCACGATTATCAAGTCTGACTCCAAACAGTCTTAATACGCTTGAATCTATCCCCTCTTCTATCCACTCATGAATCTCAACATCTTGGTATTTAAGTAATTTCTCTATATCTAAAATCTCATGAGAAGAAATATCCTCTGTCTTGTTGTTACGAATTTTTCGTATAACCTTGTTGAGCTTAACTGTCTCCGATTGGCACATCGCCTTTAAATCTACATCAGCTAACCGTGAAGCTTTTTGTACTGCATCATCAAAACCTAACTTCTCATAAAGCATCAGATATTGGATAATTCCTCCGCCTGCTCCACAACTAAAGCAAAAGAACTTGTTTTTAGATGGAGTTAACGAAAATGAAGAGGTGCGGTCTATATGTAAAGTACAATGCCCAAAATAATCTTTACCTCGTTGTTTTAACTCCATGGTGTTTCCAATATAATCAAGCAGATCAACGTTGCTATTAATTTCTTCTAGCATATCTTCATCATATAGAGCCACGGGACTCACCTCCTAACTAAATGGTGTGCTTTCAGTATGCTGCTTGGCTTCTCTGATTCCGACTTTTTCAGAGGTAAACATCATATCAATATAATCTCCGCTTCCCGAATGTGGCTTTCCTAATCTATTTAATTTCACTGTAAACTTATGGGTCCCACATTCTTTACCATCTGCAACCAACTCTTCATTCGTTTTTTCTTCCCACTTACAGGCTACTGAGCAATACTTTTCTATACCATCTGATTCAGCAACCTCGTTTTGGCGGCTCAATTGGCAGAATGCTAGAACAGACATTTTTAAATCACCGGCAATAATGTTTTTTAGCCAGTTAGTAATACCTGCCATATAAGCACTTCTTTCAGCAGAATTAAGAATAGAGTCGGCGCACTTGATATAATCCCACACAACAAACTTCAAATCCATTTCACTTTTCTTTTGTGCACAGATAGAGTAAAATTTCTCTTTTGTAATATATGGGTCAAAATTATGAAACAAAGGTAACGACTCAATATAATTGTTGGTTTCTTCTGCCTTTAATTCTTCTTCCTCTGTTAAAATAGAATTCTTAATCCGATAGACTGATATACCACTTAAGTAAGACAAAACTCTTACGTACCAGTTTTCGTCGCTCATCTCACTATCCTGAACGAATGTGGGGACCCCGTTCATTGCTTTATGTAGAGCTTCAATCATTGCCAGCCAGCTCTTACCTTTTTTCATTCTTGCTTCTATTACAACCAATTCAGTTTCTTCATATGTAAAAAATTCATTTATACTAGGAAAAAATGAAGGTAGCCCATAAGATTCTCCACGTTCTTTCTTTTCTTTTATCTTCTGCCAAATATCTTTAATTTTTGAGCCAAAAGTTGTTATCTCTCCATCAGTTACAAAACTCGTTGTCAGTTCATTGAGTTCCTTATAAACGGTGTTACTCATATCGTCTAAATGAATGTCTTCGTTAGAACACATTCTCTGCCAGTCACTTGCTTTTTTATAAAAAGAACGTTTAAACGCCAACTCCACAACACGATTAACAAGAAGTAGATACTCTTCAACACTATCTCTCTTCGTATTAAAGCAAAGGTCAATGTACTCTTGGATACTTGGCAAATTGTATTCCTGAACTTTCTTTCTCACAGCCTTATTAGAATCAAGCATTTGTTCAATATTCAAAGCTGTTATGTTTGTGATCTTTTGAGCAAAAAGTTCCTTAATCGCCCAATAAATACAGGCATTGTCAACGTTGTAAAAATACTTTTCATGTAAATAGTTGCTATGTAAAATGAATTCTGGGTGATACACTAAAGTTGATATCACACCGGCTTCTGCTTTATAGTCAGAAATTTCGCTTAAATCCACTAATTTCCTCCCTTCAATATACCTCCAAAACCAACCTTGCCAGATGAACTATAATTAAATCCAGTGGACTTAACTGGCTCCATCTCAGCAGAGTCAGCAGTTTTTTTTATCTCATTGGCAATCTCTGTAGCCTTTTTCTTTTTCCATAAATCCTTGATTCTCTGATTGTCCACTAGATAATGAAGTCCATATGGACTTTTAACAGGAATCTTTGCTGATACCGAATGAGTCAATGCAAATAGTAAATATTCGGAGTCAATTTCTTTTGTAAATACAAGGTTGTTAATGACACTTACCAACTGCTTCATGACAACAGTTTTGCTAATGTTTTCATAGTAAAAATCTCTAACCTTTGCTATATTCTCACTGATTTTTGCACAGTCAGGGTGCATATATCTATTGCCAACTTTTATAGCTTCGTCCTGCGGTATTTCGCAGGACTCATGTTTACAATGCTTAAAGGCGCATTTGTATGTTTTATCTGACATAATTCACCTCTTAGTTAAATGGAAGTCCCTCATCTTCTACTCCGTCTGGAATACTCATAAATCCATCTCCGGTTGCCGAATTTGATGGAGAAGAATTGTTCTGGTTATCATACTCGTGCATTTTTGCAGCAAATACCGATACGTTATAATAAGTAATCTTCTTCTCTTTATCGTATTTATTTGTTACATCAAATGCCTCAATATCAATCTTATCTTTCTCTTTTAACTTGGAAGCAAATTCAACCATTCTATCACCACAGAACCTTACATACCCATTAAAATCCGTTTCATACTGGTCTGTTTGCCTATTCTTCTTACTTGTTGTAATCTGTACATCAACCGTTTTACCATTTGAGCTTGGAGCATTTACTTTCCATACCGTTGCTAAGGTTCCATACTGATTCCCTGATCTAAGTCCCATATTCTAAATTCCTCCTATTTTCTAATTCCCATAAGCTGCGTTTTCAGTGTCTTTAATGTGTCAATATCTTCCATAATTCTTGGATCTCCGTTTGCTTTTTCATCAGCAGACTTGCAGAAATCAGCAACTTTATTCTTTGCCGCCTCTGATAATTTGGCTCTTTCAGTGACCAGCTTGTAACATTCAGTTCTGAGTTTTTCTAACTCTTTACTCTCTTCCGGGAGATCCTCACCTTCATATATGTATAATCCCAACCCATGTCGAGCACAGGCTTTTGTTAATGACCTCTGAATAGATTTGTTTGCTTCTGAAGATTTAATATTTTCTGAAGAAATGGAATTATTTTTAAAATCCATTATAGGCAATTCCTCAACATGCTCAATACCGTTGATTGTAACTCCTGTCTTTACCCAACCAGTTCTCCCATCATCAAACCAGGGACGAGTTTTCATTGGAGTAGTTCCATCTGGAGCATAAGAAAGCACTTCCTCATAAATTCGATAAGTAGCGTCAGGGTGGAGTTTTTTTACCTCTGCCCAGCAAGCAGCCCAGGATAAATAATTCAATCCATTTTTCTGTTTTACCTTTTCCTTAACATCAACATTGTAAAGTTCCTTAAAATAATTTTCTGACATTCAATTTCTCCTTATTATTTAAATGGTAATTCTGAATCTTCTTCATTCTTAGTTCCCAGATACTTGGTTCCATTATCGAAATTTCCTTTAACAACGGGTATGCCCTTGATAATAGAAATACCCTCTTCACCGTCTCTAGCTATATGTAAAATGTCCAGCATTCTAAATTCGTTTCTTCCAACAAGTATGACTTCTGGTTTACAGTCATCAATATTCTTAAGAATTTCACAATAAATGCTGTTTGCTTCTTGTAAGATCGGTTTAATTACTTCCAACGACAAATATCCCCAATCATTATCTCCGCAAATATGCAACCAGTGATTGTCATCTCCAAATAGAGATAAATCCATCATGCTCTTAACTCCAATACCTTTATATGGCCTTACAATGTCACGATCGGGATTAACTTTCATTACCTTAATTCCTAATTCTCCTCCTATGGTAAACACCTCTTTCTTAAATTATTTTTTATGTAAACACCAGCTCTCACCGGCGATAACATGAGCCTCACTCTATGGAAAATCTATATTAAACCTTAAAAAAGGTGCAAAAATAATAAGGTATCCGAAATACCCTACCAAAAACGGTATTATCCATACTTTTTGCGTTACTATTAAATTCCTCCATTATGTAAGTTGACTTGTTGACGAGTTACTAATTAATCCCATTTGATTTTTAATCCCTGACAACTTTGAATTACATGGTATCCTAATGATTCTAATATATCTATCAAGTTTCTCGAATCATCGCTTTCATCAGAGAAAATATCATTTTTCAAGAAGCAATTGAATTCCCCTTTGGTAATAGATTCACGAACCATTTCATCTACAACTTCGAGAACGGGCGCTAACTTGTTGTTCCTAATATTATCAAAAGAAGTACGTTTCGCCGTTTCCATATTGATGATATTTAATGGAGTTTTGTTTTCTGCCAACTTCTTCTCAAAATACTCTGTTGCTTTTTTCATATCTGTAAAATTGTTTCCGTTAATATTGATTGCCAATGCAATACCTCCTATCTTATAATCATTTCTTCAATTGTATTTTGTGACATTCTGCGTTGTCTTGCTTCATCTGGTATCATGATCCCAATATAATATCCACGGGTTACTATGTACTTACCAGGCTTATTTTCTCTTAACCAATCCTCAACCTTTTCAGCGAATTTTTCTTGATATTCGTAAATTTCATTGTTTCCATAGCTGTCTTCATAATCGTATTCGTCCATGTATCGGGCGAATACCATTGCGTTTTCAGTTTCTTCCATATCAATTAGAAACTGTTGAAACTCCTCTTCCATTTCTTCGTACATGCTTCACCTTCTTTTTATTATCTTTTTAGGATTAAATCACAATTCTATCTGAACCTCTTTGCTACTTTGTTCACAGATCTTTTTGCTCCAATCCATGTGATAACATTGACCAAAGCTAAGAATCCGCCAAGTCCAAACACAACATATGTGGCAACATCTGGAACAATAAACCAGTTATTAGCCTTAATGATCTCTAATGCCACTCCAAGTAAAATACATATTATAGCAACCATTGACTTCTTTCCTCTCTCTAACTCCATAATGTAATTACGGCCAGTGCTGCCGACATTGCCACCACTGCCTTCCAATCAATGTTAAAAGCAAAGAATCCATCAAATAAACTAATCATCATTATGTAATACCCCTCTCTACTTACCAGCTCCCCATTTAACCTTTCCGTTGGCTGCAACCTCTGGCCTGTTCTTCTTTACCTTGCTCATGATACTTTTGAATTTTGCATACTCTGTTTTACTACCTTTCATCTTGTTACCTCCTTCTTGGTTTTCTTTATTTATCTGTACATTCATAATGATAACACCTATCTCGGTGCATGTCAACAGTTTTCTTTATTTATTTCTAAGTTTATAAAACTACACTTTGCTTGTGATTATTGAAATATTGTTATTGTCTTAACTTTCTTTTTCCTGGCACTAATTGTCTCTACGTTCTTGATATCGTATAGCAAATTGATATTTTATTCTTTTAGTTTTTTTAATAATGTGATATAATCAGTGTATAAAATCTAAGGAGAATATTAATGATTAATTATTTGGTTTCTCATAAAGATTTAGTTACACTTACAATTGCTATTTTAAGTTTATTTCTATCCATATCTCAGATAATTTACACGGCATTAAGGAAACTCACTCGTTTCTCTATAGACATTCAAAATTATGAATTTAGCGATATATCTCTGAGAGATGAATATACCTTCCTTTTATGTATCATTAACCACTCAACAAGTCCATTTGCAATTACAAGAATCTCAATAGTCACCTCAGATAAGGAATATCCCTGTTATGTAAATCATAAGTGGATAGGTGAACGTTATTATCCAAAATTCCCAGAATCAGATATTCCACGGACTGAGCGTTTCTTTTCTGAAAATCTTCCGATTCAACTAACTGGGAACCAGTGTTTTATAGGTTTTATATCTTTCCCTATTGAAAGAGGTGTTACTATTTTTGATGAGAATAACAGGATAAAATTAAAATTTACGACTAATAAAGGTCAAAAAACTTTAGTTGCAAAATGCCCAGAGGAGAGTAAAGGTTCTATTATTGTATAGAAGAATGTTTTTATGGTAACTATGCAAGATAATATCCTTGCTCTAAATACTTTTCATACTCTGATTTTCTCCATAAATGTAATTCTGTTGATCTTCTCCCATAGCAATTTACCACACAAATTACATTTAAGTATGGCTCGTTTGCAATAAATTCTGGGTGATCCCCTTCTGTTTGCATGTATGTAGTAAATTCTGAGGTATTATCCTCAACAGATAATACTTTTTCAATATAACATTCAACTAGATTCACTGATTGTTTCCTTTCTTCAATCCAAGTCCTGTCACACAGAAATCTCTAATCTTATTGATCCTGACAGTATCGTTCTTAATATTCTTATCATTGCAAATTTCCAAGATGGCACCGGCAATCCCTTTTGCTCCAGCAGCCAATCCTTCAAATCTTACCTTCTCCATGTTTTCTTTGATTGTTGCTTCTAATTTTAATTCGTCTTCTCTGTTCATATCTCCTCCGAATATTCAAATTTAATTTTTTTCCACACATCTTACAAAAGTTACCGTCTCTTTCGTAATCGTTGCAGTTCTCATCATTACTACAGTATGATACCATTATTGGGCCAGAATCCTCCCATGAATCAGAGATATCATACTCCTCTCCCTTATGGATACACGTATTACATTTTACATTGCAAAAATCACATGACACCTTATCACCTCCAAGCAAAGTACTGTTTCATTGGCTTTTATAAAATAACTTCTTATACCAAGGTAATTTAATATAGTCAATTATTTCATTGATTTTATCTATGACACACGGCTCTCCATTTTTCTTTACAACTGATACCAACTCTTGTTCTGTTGGTATATGTAAGGTATTTGGATAATCACTTGCTTTTATTTCAATCCTTTTACCCATAATGTTTTCTTCGTGCGCATAGTTTAGACGGTATATTTTGGTTTTCAAATCTATCCTCCAATCAAAGAATTATTTCCTTGGTTTATTTTGTTTCTCTTGCTCATTCATCATCTTACAGAATTCTCTATAGCGTCTTGTGTACTCATAACTTTTGCCGAATATGTAATTTACCGCCGCAAATAGTTTTGGCTCATATTTCTGTATTACTTCTAGTTCAAACTCAAAATCTCTACCAAAGGGGCAACCGGCACAACCAGTTCTTTTCAGACCATACTCCATATAACATTTACTATGGCAAATATTAAAATGATTTTCATAGACAGTTTTCGTATCATTCTTATAAAAGAATAATGGCCTATAATTATCACAAGAATCATCGTTTTCGTCAAAGCAATTCTTATAAGCAGTTGCTCTTGCTCCACCTTCTGCTTTCCTAATTCCGACGATGCTAAGTCCATAACCTCCTTCTTTGAGTAATTTATGAATGACAGCCTTTTTAGCTCCTATGCAACACTTATTTGATATTGGTATATCTAACGGAGGATAGGCAATTAAAAATTCCTTTAACCATTTGTTTTGTGTAATTCCTAATTTCTTAGACTTCTTAGTATTACACCACCACTCTAGAGCTGAAACGCAACCTCTCCAATACTTATCCTGATGTTTTGCAATTCCTTTTTTAATCTTCCCGTTTTTAACTGCTTCGGATTCAGGAATTTCAACACAATATTTAACAAGTAATTCATCAAAAGTTCTATCCTCCCACTTAAACCCGTATTTTTGCAATCGTCCGATAAATTCACTAACCTGCTTAGAAATGAACGGCTGCCCGTATTCTTTACAAGATACTGGAATTGGCTTTATTGCTTTAATTTCCTTGATAACAACATCATATTTTTCTTCCAAGTATTTTAAGTGTTCTTTGGTAGCTTCATATTCCAGGCCGGTATTGAACCACACATAATCAATCTTTTTATTTATGTCGCATTTATAGCAAATATCTAACATATCATCGCTATCTGAGCCACCGGAAATAGAGCAAACTATCTTTTCGTAATCTGGGTTATTTATTATTTTCCATGCCTTTATAAAATTGTTGGTTATTATTACGTCTTTAGGCAATGTATTAAAAATCTCACCTAGTTCTAATGTCAATATGTATTCTCCTCATAAAAATCAATTTCGCTTTTTATGAGGTAAAGCCATACTTAGTGAGTGTCTTTTTACGTCACTATCACATTCCTTTTTCGATTGCTTTAAATCAACGATCCATTTTTGCAACCTCGTGACAACCTTTAATAAATAAAGGTTCTAAATACAATCGACATCTATCAACAACCAATTGGTAGCACAGCGTCACATATATGTACAACATCATTTATAGTCAAATTTTTCATTTGCCTATCCGGATTCTCTTGGTTATAATCGCGGCAATAAATATCTGCCCAAAAATCAGAAAATTCTTCTTCACCAGGGCTATCCATAACCATATATCGCTCGACAATCTTGTGATTATCATTTTCTGTATAATAATCTAGTGTGACCTTATAGACAGGTAACGTTATTTTTGTTTTAAGGAAGTTCTTAGGATGAACATTCTGCAATTTCAATTTAATATCTTCATCGAATATTTCAAAAATATCTAACCCTGTCTTGCAGGATACTTCCTTAAAAAATTTGTTCGGATGCACTACTTTTCACCACCTTTCAATAATTTAATTCTCCGTTGAATCGTTACTTCTATTGGCAATATCTCAATTTCTATTCCACATCAACGTCCAGTGGAATACCTCTCCGCCAACTCAATCCAATCTTGCCACTCTGTAATTCTCTTAATCTTGCCATACAATGTTCATCTGTCTCATACCCAGAACAAAATACTCTATCATCTGGTGCTCTACGTTTTGCTTCTAAATCAATTATGAAATATAAGACTGTTCTTTGAGGATTGAATGGTTTTGTACAAATGATGTATCTATTGTCTCTAGCTTTTACGGTATACGGCTTCTTTTCATTTGAAATATAAATCTTATCCCCGATAGTAACTTCCATAATTTACTTCTCCGTTTTCAAAAATTTACACTCTTACAATAAATGTACAGTCATATAAAGCATCCCTTTCTCATAATGCATTGCCACCACCGCTAAAAACCTGTATAATTTAAGAATCAAATATGGAGGTGGTATTATGCATGAGATATTAGTAGAAGAAGAACGCTCAATTGCTGGGCCATTAAGTACTGTTCAAAATGAAGATGATACTTTTGAATGCCATTATTCAAATTGCAGCGGTCGTGTTCCAATCACATATTGGAAGGACAAACTCGAACAGGACTGGCCTAGTGTAGGTCTTTGTTGTCCAAATTGTAATAGAAAATATAGCATTGTTCGATAGTTTTCACCTGCGAGGGAGTTTTATTCCCTCGCACTTTTCTCGGCTAAATATGGGTTTACCAATTGAAATCGTCATTTCATAATTCTCTCAAAACCAAGTCTTCTAATGTTTACGTCTTCCCTCCAATTAAACTCTGTTTCTATTCTAAAAATAAAACGTATAATCATAATCTTTTACTTGTTTCCTATCCCACTCAACATCATTTTTATAAGAATAGTCCAATAATTCTTTTCGCTTTTTTAGAAGCTCCGGATTATTTTTTAAATATAAAAGAAATTCGTAAAAGGAATTTAGTCTGCCAATATAGTCCCCTGCATTAAAATACTTATCAAATCTTACGCAAAATTGTACTTCGTTCATCTCATTATGATTAATCAGGTCTGAGTTTGTGTAATTTATATAAGATAAATATTCATCTCCATCTTCGCTTTTCTTGAATGATTCGTATATGTGAAAGTCTAGTTCTTCGCACATCTGCTTCATCTTATTAAATAAATCTAGCACCTCCCCTTCCATAATATAAAAATCGCTTTCATCGTAATATGTGTGGTCTTCACCATCTTTAAGCCTCTCGAAGCACTGTTTACCCCTATACGCCGTGCTACCCATTTCAAGCGGTTCAACTTCGCACTTTCCACATTTACACTTCGTCCATTTGCCGGATTCCGCCCAAAAAATATCATCACATTCTTTACATCTAAAGTTAGCTACAGTTTTCAATCAATTCCTCCCTACAATCTGGAAGAATAAAACTCTTCCCATCTTTCGTCCCAATATGGTTTAATAACATTTTCGAAATATCCCTTACAACACGTTATGTAATTTGATTCTTCATCTTCGTACATAGTTCTCATACGAAACCTCTTAGGATATTTAAAAAATCTATTCTTACAGTCTCTGCAACCGTCACAATATCCAATAATTCTTTTGATAAAACCGACGATACCTTTCTTTATTTTAATTACCTCCATTCTGAAGCAAACTTTAATTTCATCTGTTCTCTACAATTAAATTGTCCTTAGTAACCGTTGTAATTGTGTTGGTTAAACCATCATATCTCGGTTCTAATTGCTGTTGAATCTTGCCATCTTCATCGTATCTGCCTCTCATAGCAGCACAAATTGGTTCATATACTGCATATAAGTAACTATATCCCCCCGCATTTCCCACTGGTTGAGACAGAACACACATTGCAATATGATTTGAATCATAAATTCGATTCCCTTGTCTGTATTGCTTCCCAAAGTTTATTTCTCCAACTCCGCCTAATAACACTGGTTGATCTCCACAAGCAGAATTTAATCCACCTGTGGTTGTGTAAAATTTTCATCGGTACACTTATATGTATTATCATATTGAGCCTTATACAAATGCTCCGCCAGAAGTCTGACGCAGTTTGTTATAATAGAATTGCCAGCTTCCTTATATAAATGTGAATCTGCTACTCCAATATTCGAAGCTGCTTCGCAATCTGAGTCTCTGAACCCCATGAGTCTCCAGCATTCTTTAGGAATAAGTTTTCTCACCCTCTTGGTTACTTCAATACACTTAATTCCAAATCTTTCAGCTCTTTGAGTGGGACAATAATCAGACGTTTTTACTCCAAACCCCTTATCCCTATCATCATAAATACAAGGAAATTCTGTGTGGTTACATTCTACGCTGGTTTGACACCAGCCAGTTTTAGCACCCCCTCCACCAGCTTCACTTTTTAGCGTTCTTGCAAGATTATCACTATAAACACGATTAGCATCATCGTTATAATTGTTTATGGAGCCAACCTGCTGAAGTTCATTCGACTCCTTATTGATTAGAATCTTATTCCCTTCACCTTTATTAGTAGTTAATGTGGGTGCCAAACCATTGTCAGAAAATACATTACCATTCATTCCGTTACCAGACGGATTAACATTACCAACTGTTATAATCTTAGGTGAATTTCCATGCCCAGATGTATGGGTTGGAGACAATCCATTGATGTCAACAACCAGTCCGTCCTGAGATGAATTGATTTTACCAATTCGAATAACAGAGTTTTTATTTTTGCAACAAGGACTCATATTAGAGATCATATCTTTTACCTTTTCATCTGATAGATAAAACCTCTCATCGACAACAGTATCAAGAATATCTCTGAGCCTTAATCCATTATCAAATGGAGTCGGAAACTCAAATTTCTCAGTATCAATATCTTTACGAATTGCGATAACAAAAACTCTTTCACGATTTTGAGGAATCCCACAGTCTTTTCCATTAATCACTTTCCAATATGTATTGAATCCAAGTTCTCCAAGCACATCAATTAAATCATTAAAATCATTAATAAACTTCTTGCTTACCAAATTCTTTACATTTTCAAACATAATGTATTTTGGAAGAGTACTATTATTTTTTGCTCTCTCTAATAACTTAATATTATCCCAAAGCAAACTACTCCTCGTTCCACTGTCGGGCTTTAACCCCTTCATTTTTCCAGCCACCGAAATATCTTGGCAACAGAAACTTACTGTCCAAAAGTCAGCATATGGTAATTCCTCAATTTTACTAATATCACCAAGATTGTTACTTAATTTACATGCCAACCAATACTTTTCAAGTTCTTTATTTTTCTTCTTTATTAGTTTGAACCAATCGTAATACTTATTTTTGTCTGGTTCATATCCCAAGTTGATATTTGTTAAATGCTGTGCCATTTCTTCCCTAGTTGGATAATCAGGGTAGTTTTCAACCATTTTACATGTCAATCCACAATGGATAGCAGCGTAAGATAGAACTGCTTCCTTACAAATGTCAGATGTAGTTAATACTTCTATTTCAAACAATCCTGAGTCTTCAAATCCTCGTTCCTGAGCACCAATTCCTGAAAATAAAATATTTCCAGTTAACCTTACTTTATTTAAAGCTCCGCATTTATTTTCTGTATTCAAATTTTCCCTATATACAGGGAATGCGCATTCTCTTTATCCTAGAATTTACTGTTTTACCTTTCTTATTTTTTATTTGTTACGCTTAAACTCAGTGTTTGCAACCACCGAATAAAAGCGGAGTTTCATTGTAATTTTCATAGATGGATAACCGGCTTGAAATAAGCCATTAGAAATGTTATATTAGAAATAACACTTATGCTATCCGCTAGGTGTTGCTTACTGACAGGTGGAGTTGGCGACCAAACTTCCTTCACCTGTCTTTTTAATTATCAATTCAATCTCCCTCAAAAATTCAATCATATTTTCATCTCTTCCAGAAAACGACTCTCCACTTGTCTTGATCTGATACTCCCATTCATCTTTTGAAGCAATTTCAACTGGTATGTCGCAATAACATACTGTTCCTGATGGTACACTCCATGCTGGCCCGAAACAGGATTTCTCTTTTACGTATTCTTTTGTCAACATCTTTAAATGATTCTGGCAGCCTTGTTTATATAATCTTGAGTTATTCCTTCTACAGTAGTCCACCCTTGGATATTTTACTCCATCTATCTCCATCTGTTTAAACTTATTTACCACAAGTAAGACACCGCCAGTAATTCTATATATGTCCTGATAATCTGACTGAACTACAACGTCCATTAACAACTCTCCTTTCTTTAGAGAATTCCGATTCTATCCATATTTCTCATTTTCACAAGTATATATCTCGCAAGATTCCTTCCCAATTCTGTAGGCAAAGAATTTATCACATGTACGACATCTACGTTCTCCGAATCATTTATTTCCTTTATAAGAGCAATCAGACCTTCAAATTTTATAGTATTTATTTTAGCCCCCTGTTTTATGTCATAGTTTTCTCTTTTCACTTACCTGCCTCCATTCCTCATCAAATGCACCTTTAATCAGTTTTTAGATCAGCATTGAAAAGTGCTGTCGGTAACATATCAGTTGCTTTCCCAACATTTTTAGGAAAATCCTTATAAAACAGCTTCGCCGCACTCTTAGCAGTTTCTATCTCTTCTGGTGATAATCCAGTATCTTCATAGGCCGCTAATAATTCCAGAATTTCTGTGAGTGTATCTTGACTTGTAGTGTCCATAACCATTAAATTCAAGTGACTTGCAGGAAGCCCTTCTCCAACGTTACTTCTTCTTGTCAATCTCTTCACTTAAACAACCTCTTCTTTTCTGTACACTGGTGCCCACCCCTGATTAGGATCTCCGTAACTCCTACCTTCACATTCTTCATATGTGCCACTATATGAGGCCGAAACTAATTTAAGAGGATATTTTAATTTATCAATTTCTTCCTTATGGCAACCAATGTCAATTCCTAAGTGCCTATTATCGCCCGTATATTGGTCTATTTCTTTCATTAACGGAAATTCTTCGTCATATTTTAATTCTTTTTTAATTGATAATTTCCCAAATGGAACATTTCTCACACTATTCCAAAATGCCAATACCTCATACATATCATATTTTGGTTTACCGTCTTTCTTAGAACCCAGATAACCATAATCCTGGTAATAATCTTTAATAAAACCTCCACCAAACTCTTTTGGAATCAAAAACTTGAAAGGCTTTCCTTCTAATACATTCGCCACTTTAGTTAAATTGTCTGCTTTTAACCAACTAAAACTCCCCATTCATATTCCTCCATCTTTTTATAAAATTATCCTTCTATAGTAAATTATTCTTCCTTTACAAGACTATCAATATTATCCAACCTACATTTAAATTCAAGCTGCATACTTGCTTTATCTATAATTTCCAAATGCGTGTCATTTGAAATTGAATCAACATCTCTAAACTCAAAATTATTACAATCCAATCCCAAAATTGGCTTAATCAACTTTAAATATATATTCATGCTTACCTCCTATTTTAACCCAGGGCTTTTGCCATAGCCATTACTATCCCTGTACGACAATCCAAGTATTTTCTCGGCGCAGTCTCCGCAGATATCAATAGTTTCATATGATGTCCAAGATAATGGATTCCATCGCCCTCCATATCCAGTCCTTTCATAGTGACCCTTAAGGCTCTGTTTTATTTTAAAACTTCTACTTGATCATTTTTCTTACATATATCACAAATTCGCTTTTCTATAAGCATTATACCTCCTCACCAAACAAAGATTTTATCTACTTATCCTTGTCCAAAATCTGCCCAAACCAAGTTTCAAATTCCATTACTTCACCACACTCCTCTATGGCGGTTTCTTTATACTGCGATGCCTGTAATTGATAGTCATCTTCTATGTAATAATATGGATATCTTTTATAGGTGTCCTCAGTAATGTAATCATTACTATCGCCGTTTTCAAAACCATTCTCTACTGAGAGTTTTATTAAAAATCTCGATTGTTCATCGGACACTACTCTTATGGCAATTGCCCCTTTTATAAATTGCTCGGTTTCATATTCCTTTTTCATTTTAAGCCTTCCTTTCATTTACTATCAAACACGAGTTTGTTCGCAATTATTGTTTAAGAATATACTCCTTAAACTTATTGATTTGAACTATCTGTTCATCTATATCGTCACGAGCTATGTACCAACCATAATGGTATTTGTTTTGTAGCTGATAGAACCTTTCTAGCCGAGGATTTTCAATTTCATCAGCAAAGTAGCCTTCTTTCGCCTCTTCAATTTTTCCCAAACATAAGATTGACTGTTCTAATTCACAAAGCACCATCAGTTCGTTCACTTTTTCTAAAGTCATTCCCAAACCTCCTTCTTCTGAAGACATTCTTTATAAAACTCAGGAAAATTAGCGCTACCTAAATCGCTGTTCTCTGATACTATAAAACGGTTTCCGCATTTTGGACATTCACATTCGTTCCAAAAAATATCATGCTTATAGCTACAGCCATCTTTGTAAATATCATTCCCATGAAACCAATTTTTGCAGTCTGAGCATTGCACAGCCATATGTCTAATTGGTATGGCTTCAAATTCAACCTTGATCTTTACTATTTTCTTTTCTGGCTCTACATTATTACCGTAATATCCCATTATTTTCTCCCATCTCTCATTAAAAGGTTCAACTCATCAGTTCTTCTCAGATAAAATTTCAAGTTCTTCCCACCACTCATTTATGTCAGACAAGTAGCAATCTTGTGGTTCATTAATCCCAGCTTCAATGTCCCAATCATCAAGTTCGTCTTCCCAATTAGGAGAGACAAGAACTATGTACCGTTCATTTATTTCATATATTACAAATATTCTTCCTTCATATAAAGAGCCGAATCCGCCCTTCAGTGTTTTTATAATGGTGCCAGGTTTAGGAATATTATCTTTTCTGCGATAATTCAGATATCTAATATATGCATTGGGTTCATATTGCTTCATGTATTCTTCTGCGTTCATACATTCCCCTTTTTTATTTCATAATTTCTTTTGGCATACTTCATAGCTAACAGATGATCTAAGTGAGAAAACAGAAAGCCAAAGGCAGAACAATATTCAATATTCTCCTTAATACAATCGTCTACAAACTCATCTGTAAACTCATTTAATTTTTTGTGATATTTCTCTACTATCGGAATCAAATCATCCGGTGTATTGCTTCCAAGTGCATCAATGCACATTAACTTTTTCTCCATAATATCCTTTCTCTATTTAGATTTTTATTTCAAATAAGATTCTGTTTTTAATTGCTATATCTCACTAGCAAATACGCATTTTCAAGCAACATCTTCAATTGTTGTTTTCGTAAAGTCAAGCCCACTATGTATGTAAAAGTTATAATATGTATCTTTGTGCCTGGCTTCTATTGCAATTACTTTTCCCAGCATTTCTTCCTTACTCAACAGCTCCACATTATCTGTAAATATTCTAATTGATGGAATCGGTGTATCGCCCACCACCAGTGCTTGTCCTGGTTCTTCGCATTTAAAAAGCTTATATTTTTTTATATCAACTTCCACACATTCACCTGACATATAATCCACATGAATAACTATGTCCTTTAATTGATTTGACATTATTAGTTCTTTGAAAGAAATCATTTAACCCTCGCTTTTGGTTTTCTTTATTTTCGTGTATGCTATTAAAAAATACACCATTAATTATGGCGCTTGATCCGCATGTCCGATGAGTAAAATGAATCGGCTATGTACATTTCATATCTAATATTATCTTCCGTCAAAAAATCCAGTAATATTGAATTTTCAAAAAGTTCCTCTTTATTCAGAAGTTTAATATTGCCGATAGAAATGCTAATACTTAAATCATTATTTTTATCATCTTTTAATATTAAATGCATACCATTACAGTCAATTGATGCACAATATTTTCTCATATAGTATTTATCGCTATCGGTTGGTGTAAATATACTAATTATACAACCTCTTGATTGATTGTTTAAAATCTCTTCAACGATTTCAGCCATTATATTCCTCCATTATGGTTTTCTTTATTTATTTCAATCCCTTGAATTTAAACGCCATTAATAGACGTTTAGACTCAAGGATTACTTTATTAAATTATTTTTCAAACAAACGCCATATACTCTATAGTCAAACAAGAAGTTTTTGCACAGAAGATTGCTTCCTGCTTTTATAAGGGCAGCTTGCATAGCCTTATTATTTTCTATTTTTTCTTTTTTACTTAAGCCACTATCATATTCAAGAATTTCTAATAATCTTTCTTTTCCAAGAATTTCTGATAACCTAAATATCAATCCAGAATCATAAATGAAATTACAGTCTAAGCCTGTTTCGACAATTTTTAAACTCATAAATCTTGCAAATCTAACCAAGTCATTACTTGATTTTCCTTCTCCTCTTTTCTGAAACTGCCTTATTAAAGAATCAATAGAATCATCAAATAAAAAGTATTCTTGTCTTGACATATTCTTAAAGGAATTCATATCATACATATCTTTATATGTCTGAAGCAATTCTTCTGATATTTTTATATGATCATCGGCTACTTTAATAATACCTTTTTCAAAATCAATATCGCTGTACTTGATTTTAGATAGAGAGTTAAAGTCTTTAACACCTTCATAGATGGACAGTGCAATTGATTTGTAATATGGAGTATTTTCGTCAAACCCGTTGCATTTACTTGTAATATAATTTCTTGAATATAATTCTACGTTTCCGAGTTTAACAATTTTTTGCAACATATATGAATAAGTAAAATATATGGAATTATCGCTTACAGGATTATTATTAATATATCCACAACTCCTACAGTAGTCGTAGAATTGACGGTAATATGTTATTGCTTTCGATAAATAGAATAATCTATAATACCTCTTCTTTTCAAGCAACATATCTGATATCATCTTATCAGTAAAGTGAATAAAGTCTGCTCCAAACTCTTCCTCATATTGAAAAGGATTCTGTCCATTGATGTATTTTGCTGCTGCTGTAGATTTTGAGTCTATTTTCGAAAAATTATCCAATATTTCTTTCGAAGTCATTATGTTTTCTCCCTTCGATAACCTTATAATCAGACACTGATCGGTTCACATTCGACTTATTATATCTCTTTTTCATAAGTTTTGCAAACAAGCCATGCTGAATAATTATCGTTTGGACGATATCTTCAATAATTTTATTATCATTTACTTCGCCGATTTTTTCAAAAACAAACATTGCTGGAATCTGCGTCTCACACTCGGCCATCAAAATTGAATCTTCTGCAAGCCCAAATTCTCCTGCCTTGAATGATAAATGAGTTGGCAAACTGGTCTTGTCTTTTGATGTAAACGGAATAACTTGGACGTTACCGTTGGTGGCTCTATTGTTAGCGTTGTTTGATACGATCAAAACAGGTCTTGCTTTCTCTTGAATGTGGAACTTTAATCCCTCAACAGTAGGCATTTTGGGAAGATATGCATATCTCACCTCTCCGCAATATATAGTTTCCGCTATGCTCCTGCTGTGAACCACCCTATCATTATTTAATAAACACACATTATTTCCAATCACTTTTACTGTTGACACTTATACATATCCTCCTTTTCATACCAATCTGTTTTTTTGGTTTTCTTTATTTCCATCTGACGTAACTATATCACTAATTTCACACCATGTCAACAGTTTTCTTTATTTATTTGTAAAAACTTTACTATGACCCTTACTACGAGATACCATTCACCTCCAAAGTCCTAATTACTATATAAAACCGTTTCCAAATCGTCAATAATTTGTTTGTATATCAAATACGCTCCTCCATTGGAATTATAGGTGTCTTTTGATTTCTGTTCATATTGCTTCAGTAATTCTTCTATCTGTTGACGATACCACTCAGGATTATCCCTATTCATCCTTTTTATAAATTCCTCATCGCACAATATTTTTTCGTAATTACCTTTAATTATCATTTTCAACGATCTTATTGCCTTATTTGCATCTTTCTCATTAAGTACTTTTGCAGAAGATATATCCCCATTAAAAACCGGTATGCTACCAATCCACTGTACAAAATACCTGTCGTTGCTATCTTTAATTATGTACATATTATGCCCCTTCTCCATATGAATCTTAGATTTCATTAACCTTTTCAAAACATTCGTTAGCCATCTTACTATCAAAATCACAAATAGCCTTTCCATCATACATAATAGTCGGACATCTTTCCCAAGTGTCTAAATAACACATGAGTCCTTTTTTAAGAGTGGCATTTCCTTTATCAAATTCCCATGTATCTTCTGTATTTAAGTCTTTAACAAGTCTATATTGTTCTTGCAAATAAATCACAACCTTTCTAATTCAAACTCAAATTTCATCCTGCTTATTTATTTCTTCAACTTCATAATCTTCAGTATTTTCACTTACTGACAAACCATCAATTTTAGTTGAGCAATGTGCACACAAGGTAATAGACATATCTCCATATTTATCACACATCATTTCCTTTGCCTGTTCTTCATTATCTGCATCAAATTCGTCATAAATCATAGAACTTACTAAAGCCCCTACCCTATATCTTGCCATTTCATTTCTCCTACTCTATTCTTATCTCTGTGACATTTCCATGTATTTCATTAAACAGTTCTTCTGCAATTGAATCTATATCATCAAAGTAATAGTCAAAATTATCGCACTGGAATCCATTTTCGGTATCATTAATATAATATGCTTTTTCGATATCTGTATCTATTGCAATCACAATGCTATCAAATCCCAGCTCACATGCTCTTTGATAAGTAGAAATAACATTTTCGACAAAATTTCCTGCATCTCGGATAACATCTTCACTATTAACCTCTCGACTACTTCCAATTTCTATAGAATTTATGATTCTTCCATCACTACCTCTAATTTCTTTTGCAACTTCTAGTAATTCTTCTACTGTTTCAAGCCAAGAATAACTTACATTATGCTCCTCATCTTCATATATTAGCAGAAATGGACGCTCTGGCTTCGTAAATATATTGTTACTCATATAAATCCTCCACGTTAGATTTAAAACTATTATTTTAACTGATCTTCATCTTTATATAATCCATCTAATAACTTATCCGATTCAATGATATGTTCGATTAACTCTATCCCAACTGTCTTCTATTTAACCACTCTACCCAATCATTTGTATCACGCGGATATTTATCTGGGTTTTCTTTAACATCATTAAGCAGAAGAGCTAGTCTTAACCTATCAAGACTCCCAGTTACTTGTACTTTATTATTGATCCTGCTTAACTGATCTTTCACTCTTTATCCCCCAATCAAATAATCATTTCAAGTCAACTTCAACCGGATTTTCTAATCCAACTAAGTAATCTTTATGCTCTACCAAAGTAGCTTGTGCAATCGAATTTATCTTATTCTGATAAAATGCTTCGATCTCACCTTTAGCTTCCATAACCGTCTTATCCATCTGCTCATTAAACATCTCGTAAGTAAAATTAACATTGCCATTAATTTCAGAAGATACTTTCGTGAGTTTATTAATAATTTCTGCTTTGTCTGACTTAGTCAACGTTTTCTCTTCATCAAAAAGCGTTTGGACTTCTTTAATCAAACAGCGAGACATTTTTGTTGCATTTGATAATCTTTCTTTTAATTCATCTTGAAACTGTTCCTTCTTATTTACAAAATCACATTCTGGTATCCTACCGTCTTTTTCAGTTCGTCGTACAGTAACTGGAACTCCACTTCCCATATTCATAGATGTGATTGCTTCTGCAAATTGAGAATAACTCATTTCAACTTCAGCAATAATTTCGTTACCATGATACCAATCTGAGTTTAAACCTCTGGTAATATCTCCATGTGTAAGCGTCATAGCAATCGTATCTCTGTGTTCTATGCTGCTACCAAACAAGGGAGTTTTACTACCGGTTCTTCTGCTAAATGATAACATACCGTACGCAGGATGAGTTGTCTTTTCACCAAATTTTGTTTGCTCTTTTTTATATTCGCTCATAATATTTACTCCTTTTACAATAAAACAATCCTTTTAACCATGCAACACAGTAAAATCTAGGATTACTTGCAATTTTAGATTATTCAATTCCAGGTCTTCCATTTTCTTTTTCGTGCTTATTATAGGCCGCTTTTTCAGATGGTGTCATCAGGATATCCCCATATGAGCATGTCATATTCTTCTTTTCTAATGATTTCATATACTCGCCACCGCCTGGATAATTCTTATATTTCCAATCAAGATACTCTTGAGTGCCATATCTCGGCCTACGAGTTGCATATTTGTAATATGCAACCATTAAAATAATAACAATAAGTCCTGCCATTATGCCACCTCCTTCGATAGTGTAAATCCTGCGTTTTCAAGTGCTTCTTTCATATTATCATACCATACATGTGGATCGTTTTCATTACAAATTATCTTATCTCCCGGATCTAATACCAGCTGATTATTCTTGTTCATATTATTTTTCTCCATTCTCATTTAACATGTCTTCTATCTCAGTTTAACAGCGTTCCTATTTTCTCTTTTTTTCTCGTCTTCTAATGCCACATAGTGCCGTTTGGCGGTGTTCACATCTGCGTGGCCCAATGTACCAGCGACTAGGTAAATGTCCCCTGTGGCGTTATATAAGGCCGTTCCATAGCTTCTACGTAGTGTATGAGGAGTAACCTTCTTCTGGATTCCTGCCAACCTTGCATACTTAGGAATTAAATCTTCTACGCTTCTGGTTGATATCCGTTTGTTCTGCAAAGATAAAAATAGAGCATTTTCATGCCCTTTGATTGCCTCTGCTTGTTTTCTTTCTTCTATATAAGATTCTAAGACTTCTCTGGCATCATCGCTAAAATATACGGTTTCTTCTTTTCCTCCCTTCCGGTATATTCTAATCCCGCTTTTTTTGAAATCCGCATCTTTGATGTCTAAACCAACACATTCTGAAACACGGATTCCCGTAGTGAGCAGCAACATAATTATTGCTAAGTCTCGCTTCCGGGTCAATTCAAAGAAGGCACGTTCTCTTCCTTCTAAACCTTCACCAGTTTCTACAACCTGGATAAATGCTTTCATTTCGTCACTGTCAAGACGTACTATTTCTTTGTCATGCAATTTGGGAAGCTGCACAAGCGACGCTACGTTATTCTTTATCCTCTCATTCTGATAAAGATATTTGTAGAATGCTCTTAATGCCGATATTTTGCTCTTTAGGCTATATTCCCCGTTTGTATTTTCATTCCCTGAATCATCACTCCAACATTTTAGCCATTCCATATATTTTTCAAAATCAATGACTTTCAGGTTTTCCAACACATCAAGAGTAATTGACTCCATATTTGTAGCTTTACTGCTTCTAATTAAATAATCAAAGAAGAGCCTTAAATAACCGGCATAAGCAATCCTTGTCTTGGAAGAAGTTCTCGGCTCGATTCCTCGAAAGAAGTCTTCACAATAAGCTGGCAAAGCGGATATAATACTTCTAAGTTTTTTTATATTCTGGATATCATTCTGTTCGTGATATGTCATTGTTTTACCTCCGTATTTATTCCGACTAATCTCGGTTTATTCGGTTATATATTTACCACCCCTATAGTTCCACACATGTTTAGCGTTGCTGTTGTCATAAACTACTACTCTTTCTCCCTCGATTTGGCTTCCATTCAAGTAGTCATATAGCGGTGATAAGTCTACTTTTCCAATTTTCATTTAAACCTCCTTTAAAATCCTGATTTCATTTACATTACACACGATACCTCTCCGTGGTAATTCTCACCATTATATTCTCCATAGAACCTTTGTAGAGGCTTCCCATCGTAAATATGAGCCATAGCCAGATAAAAAGCTGCTTTCCTACCTTCTGCATATGCTAGAAATGTAACAGGATCGTCTTCACCAGTAGGACAATGAGGAGATACAACTTCATTTACAGTCGGATATCTAGACGCATTTGAATATTCGTAAAATTTCTTATTCATGTGTTATCCTTTCCTGCTTTAAATTGTGGATTTATTTGCATCTGTTCCAATCAATTTGTTCAAATAATTCCTGATTAAACCGTGTCAGCTCTTCTCTTAGTTGACAATCTTTTGATTCACAATAATCATCTACATCATCGTAGTACTCTAGGCACCAATCATTCCATTCCTGTTCGCTTTCATCAAACATCTGTAGCCCTCCGACGTTGCAATAATCTGGTTTTACATTATTCTGCAACTGAAAAGCGTCATATGCAGCCAAGGCATCTAAAAATTTCTTCCCTTCCTCCGGTGTGTTTACTGGGATATAAAATGTCTCTTTAATACCTATCTGTGGAATCCACCACACTCTTAATTTGCTCATTTTTTTATTCTCCTTTTTAATATTTTATCAATTACATTTTTTAAATATGTATAATCAGATACCATGTTTTCATCTCTATAAAAACTAACCTCTGAATTAAAAGTATCTTCCCAATGTATCAACCATTTTAGATCCTCATAAAGATCTTCTAGTTTTTCATCTACCCTCTGCTTATATTCTTTTCTCTCGATATCGCTTGATATCATCGGAAAATAAAACGACATTGTAGTCACCTCTCTTCAAGATCAAATCTTGTTTTTATCCATAATACTTTGATGCAAATTCAAATGGATTCATTGTCCTATAATCATGTGCGATTTTTGTTACATACTCATCACAAACAAAAATATCTGATACGTATTTATAAAGTTTCTCGCTAGATTCACACGTACAGAGAAATCTTCCATCTTCCCCTTTATCCACAAAATAACAATCTTTGCACATATTTTAATCCTTTCTATAAAATATCTCTTTTAACTGAATATCTTTTGATTCAGTAGCATCTCACTTACCCAGTTGTGATAGTGGCGTTAGTTATAATTTCAACGCCATCACGTAAAAATCCTTCAAAATATTGTTTTCCAAAATCTTCTGCTTCTTCTTTTGATTTAGCATCAAATATAATATTTAATCGCCTACTTCCTCTACCCAAATCTGTCCTTACAGGTCTTAATATTACTTGCACGTTATATTTGTTCATTATTTTCTCCTTTCAACTACGCCTCATTTAATTCAACGGCAGCACCCTCACAATTCCTAAATCTTAACGTGCCTTCCGCTATCATCTCGTACATGGCTGCTCTGAAATCTGAATCTTCTCTTATAATTTGCATATTCAGTGGAAGAAAACCTTCCTGCAATATTAAACGAATAACTTCTTTTCTTTTACTATTAGATTTAATGCTCATATCATTTTCTCCTCTTCTTACCAAAATATTAATTTTACCCACTAAAAAAGGAGCCCAAAGGTTCCTCTTTAATAAAAAACTATATCCTGATCGTTACATGCTATTGCTATTTGATGTGCAATTTTAGATTTCTCATTTACAATATGTTGATGAACGTTTTCATATTTTTTTATAACTCGATACATCTTTTTTTCAATATCTTTCGCAAATACCATTCTATCCGTTTTAGTAAAAGCAGGATAAATTATAGCCAAATATAAATGACCATAATTATAAAACATGCAAAAAACTAGTTTCTTTTCATCACACTTTTTAACTGTTCTAAATGCATACTTGAATGCCTTGTCTAAGATTTTTTTATAATCCTTAAATTCAATAAGTAGATCAATAATTGGTTCTGTAAGCTCAATTTCCACTTCCATCCCCTTATTGGAAGCATAAGCAAATTTTAATGCTAGATAATTGTTTAAATCTTTATTGTAAATATACTCAAGTGTTCTTACTACTCTCATAGCACCTTCTCCTTGGTAGTTTTTTCTTAATTATACAATCTATTCCTTAACAATTAACTACCAATTTTTTCCATTAAGATACATACATTTCTATAAAGTCCTCTGTACTCATGGCACCTTCCCACCAACAAGCAACCACCGGCCGCTCCTCTGATCCGCTCAAATAGCCTTCTAGCTGCTTTTCATAATAGTTAAGCATATTATCGTCAAACACTGCTTCCAGCTTGTCAAAATCCTCACATTGCTCTAATTCTCTATATTCCATACGAAACACCTCCTATAAATAATATACCGCTAATTATGTGCGGTTAGTGGCTTACGCCAGGTCAACCACTAATTATCTGTGGTAAGCAGCAATCACTTTCAGACTGCCGGGAATGCCTTGTTTACTTTTGCAGCACGATCTATCCTTCCAGATCACCGACAAGGCTATGTATTTTTCAAATAAGAGTATGTAAAGCATATATTTCTGTGAAATTACTGAATGTACCTATGTACTTTCCATTTATAGACATTTTGATTTGCCCATCTTTATCTAGTTCATAATAAAATTTCATTTGTGCTCATATCCTCCCGTTTGTGTAAATAATACTACGCTTATAATTAACGCTATAAGTGCAATAGCACCGTTTCCATCCTGGTCTGATAGTAAATAAGGTATAAAAATAGAAAGCACAATTAAAATGCTTCCCATGACTCGCTGCCATATGATTGTATTTCTACGTTGCTTACGCCGTTTCAGGCGCTGATAACTGTATGAATTATCATAGTCATTGATTGTATTTACCATAGAATCCTCCTTATTTACTAATTAAAATAATTTCATCACTATCTATAACTCTGTTATCGAAAAATTCTTTAATCGTTTCAGTGATATCATATTTATCACAACATTTTTCACTTTCACAATAACAACTTAATGTGAATCCTCCGTATCCTCCAATTAATATAACCACTGAGTCGTGCCATTCGATTTTATCAACCCTATAACTAGTTAATACTTCGCCATCGTCAAATTCATTCCAGTCAAAGCCTTCCCCTACTTCAAGATTACAACACTTTTCTATAAGTAATTCCTTATTTGATATATAGTGTTCATATCCATAACCATCAACATATACATCATTTAATTTATAGCTGCATTTGATCATTACATTTCCCTCTCTTTCGCCTTTAAAATGTGTGCCATAAATGATGGTTCACAACAAATATATTGTCCATCATCAATTTTGTATTTATTGGTATCTATTTTAATGGCTTCTGGAAAATGTTTTGGTACATATACTGTTTCAAAAAAATCCATATTTGGCATTAAAAATCCCTCTCCGCAATAAGCCCCTGTTTTCAATGAATAAAAATGTACTGCTAAATGACTATCCATATTCTCACCTCTCTAACGGTTTAAGCTTACCGATAACTATAGGATTGAAACCTGTCTTTCATGTAGCTACTTGATTATTCCATGCTTTCTTTCAAACGCAAGGATTTCAATAATTGCATCTTCAAATTCTTTATCAGTCTTTTCATTTTTGGTTACGCTAACAGTATAGCTTCGTCTTCTAACAATTTCTTGTAGAGCATCATACTTTAATTTTTCGTCAATCGTAAGTCCTAAATGTCCTGCTTCACACTCTTCTATATCGTTTGCGTTCCTAGATTCCTTATTACACTTTTCACAGATATAAGTGATATATTGTTTCTTATAATCCGTGCTCCCTTCAATTCTATTTTTGATTTGCTATTACAATTCATCTACTAATTGAAAACCTTGTATTTTTAAATCTTTTATAATGTCCTTTACTTCCTTATTTGACGTTGCCTGTATGAGAATATCTCCACCGATAACATTATATTTACCAGTCATATATACTTTCTTTTCTGTGTCAAATTTAACCTTTTCCAATGTACCGTTGCTTGTTTCTTTACCTCTAATATTTATTTTCATAATTACCCTCTTTCTGGCTTTTTAAAAAGACTATCGATTTACAATTTGATTTTAGAAATCATACTCTTCCTCGTTTGGATTGTCTTCACAGTCAGACGGAAAATAACTATCTCCACCAACATAGTTTTTACTGTTTGATAAAATTTCCCTTACTTTTATATTATCTTTATTTTTCATTGCCTTATCAATCAATTTGTAGTCCTCGTCGTTTACTTCAAAAATCACACCTAGCCTAGCCCATAATTTTTTCATATTATCAATTCCCTTCTGGTCTATAAACCGTTAAATCATGTATTTCATGTTATCTACTGTGTCCCGTGAGGCCTTCCAATTCTTTAATTTCCTCTTGAGATAAGTTGCACTCATACGTACAATGAAAATCCTCATCTTGTGGCTCACATGTACCAAAAGCATTGATCTGATCGTTCTTATCATAAAATCTACAATTTAGGCAACATAATGGTTCATGCTCATGTTTCAGCATATTTTTCTCAGTTTTATCATAACCTTCACTTCTGTCAAATCTGCAAACCTTTGAATTAAGCACCTGTAAAGTTCTCATATATTCATCAATGCTATTCAGTGAAGCGCTATCAAGCACAAGCTCCTTTGCCTTCGCTGCATTCCCAATAAGGCATAATAAACCATTGCTGATAATTTCCAGATCTTTATTTGTAAACTTCTCCATTACAATCTCCTTCTTGATTTTGAGCATAATAAAAGCAACCGGTTAAATATTCTTCGATCGCTCACCATCAAACGTGCATTTCATCCTAATATCCAGATGGATAACTTTTCATACCACCCTGAAATAAATATCCATATTTCCGTTGATCATCTAACCACTTTTCTTTAGTCGCTACCTTATCAATTATAAATTCAACGTCCTTCCCTTTTGGTAAATTATCAAATAATCTTACTGCAAGTTCCAATGCTTCTTTTTCGTCATATCCTTTTTTCTGAATAAGATTTCCAGCTTTAAGGACATTGTTATATGTTTTTCTTTTCATAAAATCAACCTCCAGATTTCTAATGAAAGACATCATTCAATTTTCCAAACATAACGACACAAGTCCTTTTCTTCTGTATTGTCTAATTCTGTAAGCCGTTCCCAATTCTTATAGTTTAAAATTCTCTGAAAATCAGAGTGGTTCTTATTCATCCCATCAGGAAGCGGTAAAGAACAATAATATTCAAATGTCAATTTATCTTTATCGAATTTAGACATATCAATTTTATTCGTCACTATGTTATCAGAAATAATATATGCCCGGTAATCTAACACAGCATGAGTTACATCTAAAATTTTCATATTCATATTAACCATATTTTCCTCCATCTTCACTTGAAATTGCGTTTTTAACCTGATTCGTCTTTTAACTGACTCTTTTAATTTCCATATAACAACCATTCATACCTTTATAGTACTGCCTCATATCATAAAGCCATTCAAAAGGTACTTTAACTGATCCATTTTCTTTTAATTCCCTCAAAACATTGCCTATGCAAAAATAGCCTTGCATCCACCCGTATCCTGACAAATATTGTGTTCTATCAAATCCGCACAATCTATCATGATATGTTATTGTATTCTTTTTCAAAAATGCAACATATTTATCCGACAAGTGAAAGTTCTCTTCTTTGTTCTTTTCTTCGTCATATTCAGAAGAAAGAAACGAATTTCCGCGAAATAATTCTAATTGCCACATTACCTCTTTCATACTGTTTAATGTTCTTGTAATACCATTAATGGCAAGCATATAATCGTTCCTTGTACCTGGTTCCCAATTCTTCTTACTGCATCTTCTACAAACATATTTGTCTGTATTAATTGTCATTTTATATTTTATCATTCTAATTCCTCCAATCATTCAAAAACGAAGGACATCACCAGATTTTCCGGTTTATGTTCTCCGTTATAAAGTGTACACAAACTATTATTGAATTCCCACGCTGAAGCTTTACCATATTCTAGGAAGCTACCACGCTTTCCATTTGCCTGAGACACTTTGTTGTCAGGTTCGCCAGGAACAACCAAATATACTGCATTGGTCTGTATTACGTTGCCTTTACGCCTCTGTCCTATAAATTCCTTTATTCTATGGTCTTTAATGATAAATTCTTTACCCTCTGCGATTGTTTTCTTTAACTGTGATAAGTTGTTTACTTCCATATTATTGGGCCTCCAATCCTCAAATGAAACTTACTTTTCATTTCTTTATGCTGTTTTATCTTCTAGCAAGTTCATGCTTCTGTCTCCATCAAACAAATAATACTTTGTGTTATTCATTACCTTGGCATACTCTTTTTCTCCCTCAAATTCGTTCACAACGGTTTTTTCTTCCGCTGTCATGTCTTTATATTTCTTCTTGCCATAAGAAGGAGGGAGCCAGCCTTTCTTCTGTGATCCAAAAATATTGAACTTTTTTAAAAGTTCAGGATTGGTAAATATAATGTGACAAGTTCCCTTTTTGTAAAATGTTATGTTGAAATACTTCAACGTGATATTTCTTGTTTCTCCATATTCTTGAGAAAACTCCAACGTTTCCTTTAGATCTATGGCCTCAGTTAATCCACCGTCAAGATAGTTGAAACATTTTTCAATATCTTGCAACTTCTCTACAATCTGATAATCGTTAATCCTGAATTGGTTCCATATTGAATCCCAACCGGATAATGGAATAATAACCTTTTCATTAATAAACCAGCTTTTATTTGTCTTCCAGCCGTTATAATAGTGAATGTTGCTAGAAGTATCTTTATCCCAATAGTGTTTATGGCTTAGTTCATCAAATAAAGCTATAATAGTATCTTCTATCCCGGTCACTACTTTCTTCTGCATCTCAATTTTTAATTCATAAATATTATACAAAGAGAAGTCATAGTCTTTTAAATCTTCAAGTCTATTATAAAAATCTTGCCGCAAGTTTCCGGTGAGCTGCCCAATAAATTTTTCATTTTGGAATAACGCTGTCCAGTATTTGCCACGTACTTCCCGGATATAGCCATTTACAGACAAACCACTTTTGTATTTGTCAGTATTTATTGACAAATCAAGATCCAGGATACATCCGCCCTTCTGAACTGTCTCGCCAGTTTTTTCATCTTTACCGAAAGAAGTCATAATATAAGGATACATAGCGTAGTATTCTTTTATCAGTTTTATGCCTGCTTCTACCTCTAATTTGTATTGCCCCACTATAGATTTAAACAAATCATTTTCAGCCAAATAGGCGCTTTCTGCTTGTTCACACTCTCTTTGTTCCTGTGCCCTTTTAAGTCCGTCAAAGATGAATGATTGTCTTTTGACCACTGGAAGCTGCACCTTTATTAAGGCAACTTCAACGCCTGTCTTTCGCTCTGCATCGGTAAATGCATTTTTTATATACTCAATATCTGAATTGTATTCCTCTAACAGCCTAGTAAGCATTATCCGATCATTATTACACTGATTTTTAAGCGTTTCAGCATTAAGTAAACAAACAATAGCACCGCCGTTCCGTTTCTGCATTTCTAAGGCTTTTAAAAGGTGCTTACAGCCATTAGAGAAAGGAGGATTCATGATTATAAGGTCATATTCTTTCATAGTCTCATAGGTTAAAAAATCATTGTGTACAAGCCGATATCCTTTACCTTTGAGAATATGACGTAAATTTTCGTCTTGCTCTACGCAATCGATGTCAAAGGAAACCTTCTGCCAACGGTCAGACATAGACTTTTCTTTTTCCTTTAATCTTTCTACTATGTCCCCTTTCCCGGCCTCTGGCTCCAAGATACTTTTGATCCTGTTAAAGTCCAAAGAAAAGAGCATCTTTTCAATAAGATGCCCTGGCGTTGGGTAAAAATCTGCATTTGATATAAACATTGTCATTCACTCCTATATAATCAATTTTTCTGCTGGATTGTACTTGAATATAAAACCGTCCTTTTGGCTGCTATGATACCCTTGTATCTTCGCAAATTTACGCTTGACTTCTGAAAAATCATCTTTAGATAATTCATTTTTGATTTTTAGTAAATAGTTGATTTTACCTGATGGACTTTTATCTTCCGTAATATCGTATTCAATGGCGGGTTTCTGTTTTTCTGGTCCCTTCTTCTCTTCTTGGTTACTTTCTGTTGGATCATCGGCCTTTGCAACCGTCTCAACGTTTAACAAAACTTCTGGATTTTCTTTAAATATAAATCCATGCTTAAAGCGTGAATAATATCCGCCTATATCGTTCATTGATTGGTTAAGCTGTTTATACTCTTCTCTGCTTAATGACTCTTTTACCTTTACAACCCAAATATTAGAATTGTCTCTTGTGTCAATGTCTTCTGAGATATCATAGGTATACGTAGTTGAAATAGTTACCCTCTGTTCTTCTCCTTCTGAGGTAGTAGTTGCGGTTTCTTTTTTCTTTGTCTCCACCTTGCTATTGCCAATGGACTTTTTAACCACCTTTTCCACTTCATATGGTGTTTTTACTTCCTTAAGTTCACACCATGAAATAGCTCCTGTTTCAATCCACTTTAAAAACCTTTCTCCAAAACTTCCCCATTTGTTATTACTTGAGGCGCTTCCGGTACACTCTTTTGTAAGTTTTCCATTGAGTTTATAAGCATAAAAATAAGATCCGTTTTCCGTTTTTCTTTCATGAATGCGGTAAACAAGACCCTTATATTTTCCATACATAAAACTGGTTTTTAGAATAAAACATTGACCCTCTTTAATTTCTCCAGTCTCCACTTCTACGGCCTTTGTTTCGTTCTTGTATTCTGTAACGATAACTTTTTCATATATAGTACCGTCACCTTCTCCAAGAAGACCTCCGCAAGTGGTATCTAGCTTATTAATAAATGTATTAAACTGATCCACTAATTTGCTTTTATTTATCATGTCGTCATAGTGGCTTTCTGCTGATTTAGTAGCCTTTTCAATGTCTGAATAATATCTATGATAAATTAAATCATCAACATTCTTTTTTATATACTCATCTTTGGACTGTTTTTTAAAGTTCTGCATATCTTTGGTGTAATTTTCATGACTGAAATATGAATCAACTTCACTATATTTCAGAATCCCGTTACCCTTTGCAATAATAATACCATCTTTTTCTATGTGCCAGTTACATTTATTCGGGTGTGCCTGGTGTCCTGGTATCATACCAACAACTACATATTTCTCTTTATTCTCTGTTGCTGCTTCTGATTTCTTCTGCAATCGTTCAATCATTACTATTGCACTTTCCGCTTCTGCTTCAGATGCGCCTCGCTCAACTGTCATTGCCTCCAGCTTCTTGATTTTGTCTGCTATGTTTCTATCATATGAAAAATCTGTATGATTGTATTTTCTAATTTCCTGTGGTTCCCTTGCTCCGTAAACGTCAACACAAAGGACATATCCGTTCTTTTCTGCAACACCGCCCCAAGTGGCAGGACAATAATAGTCTGTCATACTGTCTGACTGATCCGGTGAATAGTCATATACTTTCCAACCATCAAGTGCCATCAACCTATGGGCGATCATCACTTTAACTTCCCTATAATTATAATAATTTGACATTGTAATTACCTCCGTTTAATTATTGAATATTTTATTCCCACTATAAAAGCCACTAGACACATGATCTAATGGCTTCAAACTGGGAATAAAATATGTTATTGTAAATCCTCTAACCAAAGTAGATCATTTACTTCTGTTACAGCTTTATCTAACCTATCAATGCTGTTAGTTGCATATGATTCATTCTTTTTAATATCTTCCAATCTGATTGTTAGTAAGGCAGCTACAAAATTTATAGCTTCCTCTGCATCGGATACCGAATAACTGTTTTCCTCTAATAATTTTTGTATTTCTTTTTCCATGTTTTGCGATCCTCCATTTCCAAATGAATGAATAGTTTTAATTACATTATATTTCTCGGATAGAGAAAAATCTTCTTCTGCCTGTTTGGCTACTCTTATAGCTCTTTTCAGTAATTTTTCACACTTCAAATTTTCCTGCTTTCTCATGATGGAGTCCTCCTTTAAAATTCGGTTTTTATTTGTGTTTTATAGTCCAGCCATCACGAGTACATTTTCCATTTTTATAATCAATGTAATGGGCACCTTCTTCAATCAATGTAACACTTGCTTCATAGTCATGTTCTGGAGTTTTACTGGCTTCTTTTGCGCACTGTTTAGCGTCTTTAAGGTTCGTAAAATTACCGCCGTATTCGCCGCATACTGCCCATTTTTCTTTACGCTCTCTGCTCATATGCAAACCTCCTAGAAAATAATCGTTTTATCTGCTTACAAATTGTAAACACTCTTCTTGTGTTTCAAAACTTCTTTTTAAAAATGTTAAATGACCGATGTACATGCAAATTGTAAAACCGTCCTTAGTTCTGAATTTACTTCCCTTTTCCTCTAATATTTTATTAATTTTGTTTATCATATTTCTACCTCCCTATGAAATGGATATTTGCTTGTTAAAAGTTTAAAATAGTACCGCCTCTGTGTATCTTTTGTATTCCGGTATGTCCTGTTTCTACGTTTTCAATAACCAAAGTTTCCGATTCGATTTTGAAATTTGGCGATACGATGTTTAGTATTTCTCTACACCTTTTTGCTGACAATGTAGGCATACCTCTAAAATAAAAACTTGAATCATAAACGTATTTTACATTGTAAGTTCCGATTAACGTTTTCTTGCCTATTGTGTATATGTTTACTTTCAAAATTACACCTTCTTTCCTAGATATTCTTTCCTAACTAAAAATGGATCTGCAACTTTTTACGGTTACAAATCCTCGGCTTATGCTTTAACCTCTTCTTCAATTTTTAAGTCATGAAACATGTCGCTAGGTTCCAATTCATAATACTTGCATAAGGCAGAAAATGCTTTAATCACGCATTGCCATTCTTTTTCATCTACGTGTTGTATCCATGGCTGTTTTCCTCTGCTCTGTAAATCAATATGAAAGCCGTTCTTTAATTGCTTGTACAACTCGCTCCAGGCTTTACCTACTGTGATATGTGCGTATGCTGCCATCTTACGGACTGCAAAATTAATTCGTCCCCTATCGTCCCACGCTAGGATACCGTTTGCCAGAGCATTGTTTGACTCGTTCAGTTTTGCTATGTGACGGTTTTTAAAGTCCATCATTTTAGTGGTAGCTATCATGATTGCATCAGGGTTTCCACTTGCGTATGCCATGCCGACGGATAAGGCAAGAGTCTGTTCCTCTGTGATGTCCATTGTTTTTGTTTCATTAGAAGTCTTTTCTTCTATATTAAGTAATTGAGTGCGGATCTCCTTCGCTATGGCTGAATCTCTAAGTAGCATTCCTATGCGGAGAATTGCACGACGAGGGAAAACTTTTAATCCCCTGTTTGGAACATTAAGAATTTCACCACTTTGGAATGTGAATGTTGTCTTACCTCTGCTTTTCTCTAAACTGACATTTTGTAAGTTTAGAAAATCTTTATAACTTACAAGTCCTGTTCCGTCTTCGTCCAGTTCATCTTTGTTACGTGAATAAAGGACTTCAATGGTATTCTTCTCTACCTCGTAAAAATCCGCTACTTGCTGCGCATTTGCTAATTCAGTGCCAGGAATAAGGAGCAACTTTTTGACCTTATCCAAAATTTCCACTTTAGCAACTAATTTTTCCCGTAATTCCTTGCTTTCTAATAATTCATTTTCCTTCATATGTTTATTTCCTTTCTGCAATATTACTCACTTTAGTAAGTACTTATACAGGCGATACAATGTAAGAATATACATATAATCATCTGCATAATAGATACTAAATTTTGTTTTATACAAAGGCTTCATTTAATCGTTCTTTATATAGAATGGAAATATCGTCTATGATATCGTCTTTTTCATCAAAGAAAGATGTTTCAAATACTTCATTTGTTACAATAATAATCTGCGCCGCTTTTAAGATCGTCATAACCTCATTTTCTGAACTTAACCCCTTATTACTCAATAACCTTCTAGCTTCCCTTACCATACGATCAACCAAGCTATTGTAATATTCCATTTCCTTTTCCTCCTGTTTTTTATCAGATACTAACGCACACAAAAGCCAATGATTTCAAAATAAGAAAAGTCAATCAATGAAAGATTGTCTAGCAGAGCCTCCCGTGATGGGTAGTTGTCAAGAGCTTCCAATATTCAACTTGATTTCATACGTTCTGAATATATTTGACTACACGCAATCAGTAATAAGGATTGAGGAGTATACAATCCAAGAACCGATATATAGTGCCTAGTTTACGTGCGTGGTGTAACTGATAAAACCTATAACAAAATAGCCATATCAACGATATTTCAGGGCTTGTCATTGTGATGCCTGAATGATGTTTTAATGGCTACAAATAAATCTTAATTGCGTTATTCCGTACTAATTTGAATTACCTATAACAAATAGGATTTTGCTTTCCGTTCTCTTTGGTTGCCTACTGCTTCATAGGCTCGTTGTTCCGTCCTCTGCTTGTCCAGTCTCTTTATCTGGAAGTAATATAATTAAGTGGTGTATGCTCCCTTATGATTCCTCTGTGGGGTTATTCGCTTTATTCGCTCCCGTCAATGACCACCTTCTCACAGGTCTGCTTGTTTCTCCCATGTGACATCATTCACTAGTTAGCTAGGGTAGAAACCGTATAGTTAGGGTACACCTATTGCGCAGTTTCATATTTTTCAGGAATTATTTATCTGTCCTCATATCCCTTTGCCCTCATGCAACTATTGTCAAGGTAACAATTTCGGATAAAAGTATTTTCTCCTTAATTGATTCACCTATAACATGGTTACACTACTCCAATTGCTCCAGATAAAACCGTTATTACATATGTGCGTTGTCAGGGTTCGCTATAGCCTTACGGCCTGTCCATCACAAGCTCCGTGGACGTTTCAGTCTCTGTTGCGTGATCCGTTCATTTTGTGGCCAGTTCCACGACTGGAAAAGATATTACTTAAAGGAAATTTGTGTGCGATTGCACTTGAAAAGCGAATAAAAATGTATTAGAATGATTATACGCTTGTATATCAAGTTGTGTGAAAAGGTGGTCTGATACTTTGGTCGGTGTCTGTGACCGCCTTTTCTATTTCCTTTTGATAATACAAGTATATCATGATTTCAAATCAATGTCAACTGTTTTCTAAAGATTTTCTCTATTTTTTAGTTGTTTTTCTTTTTGCAATATAGCATAATCATCATAGGTCATATCATTGTACTGCAATATATCTCCTGGCTGACATTTCATTACTCTACAAATAGAATCGATAGTTTTTAGTGTAACCGACTCTTGCTTAGATATTTTTGTCATAGTCGCCGAAGATAAACCAGCGGCATTTTTAAGCTGTTCCCTTGTCATTCCTTGTCGGTTGAGCATATCAAGTAATTTATAGTATGTTATCATTTTAACACCTCCTGTCATTTCAGTAACATTGTACCACATTCATGGTAAATCCAACAGAATATATTAAATGAAAATAATTGATCTAATACATTTCTATTCACTTTTCAAGGTACAGTTTGCACGTTTGGAATTAACACTTGAATAAATCATAGAAATGTGATATGATATGAAACTAGTAACGTGATCACATTTTCAAGTGTGTTCCCCAAGGGTCTGACTATTGCGAGTAGTCAGGCTCTTTTTGGTTATTCCGTCCATTTTGGTGCAAGTGATCATCCACTTGTTAAACCGTCTATTTGCTTTGACGCTACAGGCTCGCCCTGATAGACTTCATAAGAAAAAGAGTGCAAAGCCGTTGATAATCTAACAGACTTTACACCCTTTGGATTTTAATATCTTTTGTATATTTGTCCTCGGTTGTCAATGTTTTCTATGTTAATGATTTTTACGTCATTATCAATTGAATAAATCACTCTTACATTTCCAACACGCATACGATATAATTCATAACCTTGCAACTTCTTAATATCTGTACCTTCAGGTAATTTTGAAATTGCCATCAGAATCATACTTTGCATTTTAGGGGTTTGTTTTTTTAGAAACTTTATAGCTGCTTTCTCAAAAATAGTCTTGTAACCACTCATAGATTAATGCCTAATTCGTTGCATAAATCATCAAACGTTACTGTTTCGCCATCGTTTAATAATTCTGCCTGTTTAATCATTTGTAAATCCCAGCTATCAGGTTCTATGGATTCCCCTGCATATGCTTTTAGTGATTCCAGCATGTCAACCACAAATACAAGTTTGCTGTCTGGTACACCATCTATTAACTGCATAATGCGTTCTTTGTTACTCATGCTATCACATCCTTTTCTGATATAGTCCTATTATATCATATGCGATAGTGTAAAGTCTATTAAATTATCAATGTGCCACTGATGGAAACAAGTATCATCACTTGTTGAGAGCCTAGTCAGGAATTGCACCCGACGGAACGCTTGTCGTTTAGACTTGTGCTATCTCGTAATAATCATAATTTGCTGGCTTATTCTGTTTTGCAAACTGAAGACATTTGCTGCTAATCTCAGATTTTGTGGCGTTTGGATTGCATTCATAATTTAAAGTTTTAACTGCCTTTTCGTTTTTGTAGTATGTGATAATATGTTTCATAGGTGATTATCTCGCTTTCATTATTTCTCTTATTTCTCTTAACTTGATACAAGTATATCACATTGCTTTATGTTTGTAAATAGTTTTATTTACATTTTTATTAAATAATTTTATGTCGTGGCATTGTACAAAAGTTTGCATTATTTTAGGTAAACATATATAATGATAAATATAAATAAATTTGATATAATAATATACCGCTATAACGGAGGTAAAAGTATGTTGCAATTTATAAGTAGTGGACAATTCATAATTGATTATCGCATGTACCTATTAACAAATGGCATTAGTAACGCTCATGTAGCTAGAATGATGGGAATAAGCCCCCAACAACTACAAAATGTATTTAAGAAGAAAGAACTTACTGTAACCGATGTACAATTGCTTTGTGCTGCAATCAACTATAAATGTGACCTTGTTATTAGAGAGCGAAACAAAGACACGGATCATATGATTGATGTACCACATGATAACAGCAACAAAGATATTGATGGCATAGTAAAAGACTTTCTTAATCTTGATGACGATGACGTAATTATGTAAAAGCCATAACACTAGTACGTATGTTCTTTGTCTGTGAGTTCAATAATAGTATGTATGTTCGACTTTGTCAAGTAAGAAATATGGAATAAACTGTATATTTTTTGGTTACTATTGGATATCATGTCGCTGATATTGATATGGTATGATGGAATGTGTCGGAATATGACTGATTGATATAGATTAATTATTGATGGGATATGATGGTGTTGCATTGATTGTACGTGTTGTTATTTGGCTCATATACAGCTTGTAATGGCATGAATGATAAAGTGTAAGGGTATGCGATTACGATGAGAAATTAAGCGTTTAAATGTGTTGTGGAGTGTATGATAATATGATGGCCGAGTGGTAAAATGAATAAGGTATAATCATGTAAATTCTAAGAAACCTTGATATGACACAATGGTATCTTTTTTATACTAAGTATATTTTATATAGTTATTATCTTTTTTACACTTACTATCTTTTATGCAGTTAGTATTGTTTATATACCATGAAACAAAGATGTTAGGGTTGATATGATACTAAGTATATTATAGTAAGTTAGTATATAAATTATAGTTAGTATCTTTTTATATTATTGTTAATATTACACTTGTAGTATTTAATTACAACGAACCTTGCCAAACTTACTAGCTATATCAGACTTGACGATACCTGGTCGCATAAAGGCATCGTAACCACCGCCCCTTTACCTGCTACAGTAATTCATTTATCCATCATTGCGCCATCATAATTATCTGTCAATATCAATTTCATTCATACAATTAGCTACAATTCTATAATCATATCATTCGCTTGTACAATATGCATATATTTAACCATTGCAAACTATGCACTATTTTTACTATCATTGCACTAAACAAGAGTTTAACGCAGACATATATAGTGGTATACATTGAACATGTAATTATGCCCTATTACGCATAGGTTAACATGCCTATTTGTTGTATATTATTTCATTACCCATGACCGGGGTATATTTACATTTTGAGACTGTTTTTACGTGTCGGAATACCGCATATCAGTTCTACTCACACATCAAGTTGAAATTTCAACCTCTTTTATCATAAAATCCCCACATATTACAACTACAATTAATCAAATTATCAGATACAATAAAATCATCATAATTTCATGTCTCAACTACATTACCACCCTGTACACTATCTAATTGTCTATACAATTTCCAAAATCACACAAAATGAGTTCGTTAGTGAGTTCGAAGGAATACATATAAAATAAGGCCAAATTGAATTTACAGACAATTCAAAATCAGCACTTTCCCCTCTCTGAAGTCAAGCAAACCCTTATAAAATAAGCATCTTTACGAACTCACCCCTATTTTCACAAAACCCATATCTCCGATCACTACTCTCTTACTACTCCCACACCCAACAAACCATTACAGGATAAGCATTTGTTTCCTATATAATGCAAAAAATAATCCTATCTGCCGAACTCACCATTTTCACATCTTATAATTTTACCTAACCAATTGTTTGAAAATATAATTACAAATAAATAAAGAAAACTATTGACATCATAATCCGTAAGTGTTATGATTCATACAAGCAAATAAAGAAAACCATAATCACACTACAAGGAGGATTTAAATGAAGATTATTAGATTCACTAACCTGTTACATATCAGAAGTAATTTGAAATTACAGACCTTACAGAAAAAAGCAATACCTCTATCCAAGATCACTATTCCACCAGAAATGTTATCTCACCCACCTAGAGTAGATAACCTAGCAGCAAAGTATACATATTACATTCGTACCGGTGACTTCTTATCTCCTATCGTTGTTGACAAGAAGAATACTCTAACAGATGGCTACATTACATATCTGATTGCCAAGATGATGGGATACAAAACTGTAGAAGTGAAATTTATATAAGGGATAAATTTACATATGCAGAATTATTACAGTAGAGATGGTACTTACCAGAAATGTAGTACCAGAGAAAAAGAATCCTCGATTCAACTCTATGCAATAGAGTGAATGTTAAATAGTTATATATTGTTATTATTATATATTGTTATTGACTGACAACTGGGTACCTGAAACCATACCCTACACTCTACACGATGGTATAGTCGTGAGGTACCTAGCTGTCACTATGGTGAAAGAAAGGAGCTGCTTATTAAGATATTTTTACCGGAGAAATTATCTCGTTCTCCAACTGTAACTGATTATGAAATACTTGTTTATTGTTATCTGAAGATATTAATGCCAATAGCTGAAATGGAGCATTACTATATCAGCATCGATTCTCTCCTATTTGCAATATATCATGATAACCAAGTAGGACTGAAAATTCGAAAAAAGATATATATGGCTGCAAATTCGCTGTTAGAAAATAAGTATGTGATTGGAGAAAAAATATCTAAAGATTCATATATTCTTAACTGCGACTCTCTAAACGTAAATACAACCAATGAAAAATATACAGTTTTGAAAATTAGTGAAATGCGTAAGATCATGGAATCACAGTACAAAAATAAATTGCAGGTATTCAGATATTACATATATTTAATGGATTCAATAAATAGCAAAATAACCATATTCCTAGAAAGTGGGGAATCTAAGTGTAACGTGGTTGGTCATCAGACTCAGGATTATCTATCTACTATTAGCGGATTATCAACCAGAACAATTATGAGATATAACACTATTTTGGAAGACTTATGCGTAATTTACGTAAGTCGCGCTGATGATTTCGTGATAAATGATAAAGGAGAAATATCGCAGTTGCCAAATGTTTACGGCAGGTATATGGATAAAGACTACATTAAAAAATATTCCAAAGATTATATGCTTTATAAAAACGGTCATAGGCAGGTTAAAGAAAAGAAATTAGAAGCTAATGATAACCGTAAACTAGCCCAAAAGTACTATTGGCTCTGTAAAGGAACTAAATACCCTGACGAAGAAATCGTCAAGATTTACAATTATGTTAAACAGAATAATAAAAAATATGAAGCACTATACGATAAAGAAGGTTATGAAGATTATTTAAACAAGATCAAGGACTTATCAGTATTTGATAATTATGACTTTTTGGAAAGGAAGGAATGACTATGAATACTATCGTAAAAATAATAGAAAGTAAAAGGAGAATTAGGTATTGGAGATTAACAGCAGAAAAGGATTAGATGAGTTTTTTAGAAATCCGGTGAGTCATCGTACTACCGGTAAGGGAATAAATAGATATGTAATTTCTATGAAGGAGGCAAGAAAACCATGTGTAGACTATCTTGAATATTTAAAGACGTTTATTGTCTTAAATTCAAATGGATCAAAGTGTACAAAATTGAATCTCTACGCTAATGATGTTGTTAATGAATGCTTATGGAATTTACATAATGGGTCAATAGGATATTTGTTTACGGAGGAACAGCTTCATGAACTAATAAGGATTTACGGATTTAATATTGTTTTAGATAGACAAGACGGCATTTGGTACTTGTCAGCAAAATAACAAATAATGATAATTGCGAGGAGAATCATAAAATGAGTGACGTAATAAAATCATACTTAAATACATACAAGTATCGGGATTCTAATGGGAATATATTGTGTGACATTATTGTAATCTATAGATCATCTGATACTGATAAAAGCAAATATAGAATTGAAGTAGAACTTCGGGAATATGCTGACACTCCATACCAAGCGCATCAGGAATTTAGATGGCCGGTTTCTACTCAGGAAATTGCAAGCCGTGATGTCACAATTAGCTACGATGTAGATAGGCTTGTCAATAGAATGATTGAAACAAGATTTTTAGATAGATACATAAAGGAACTAGATAATGGTATTGCTCTGACTATAGAGTGGATGAAAGAAATTGCGTAGAGTTACAAAGGGAGGGATTATTTGAAAAACAACTATAACGATCTGCCACAGCTTATCGTTGCTTTAGATAACAAAGATGATACTGCAAACTATGTACATATTAATGATGTTAGAGACGACAGAATTTACTACTGCCCCTGTTGCAAAGGCGTTGTAAAACCAAGGGCGTACAAAAAAGAAAACGAATATCTTGTTCAGCCGCATTTCTATCATGAATCTGGAGGGTGTTCAGAAGAAAGCTTTGTTCACTATATTTGTAAAACATGGCTATTTGAAAATAGTAGCGTTTTTATAGTTGATGGTGACACCTTTACAGTATCAGGTATTGAAACTGAAAAAACATTACATACTTCATTTGGAGATTACCGACCAGACATCATTGTGGAAACTAAAGATGGGAAAACATTTTTTGTTGAAATAGCATATTCCAACAAAAAGTCAGCTCACTACATTCCTGTTTGGGATGAACTGGGTAACGATGTGATTGAAATCAACGCAAGAGAATTTATAAATCAAAAGCACAACAATGATATCCCTGAATTTAAAGTGATTTATTCAGATGGGGAGTGTTTTATAAAGTCATACACGAAAAATGATTATGACAGTACCATTGCAAGGCGAAAGCTAGAATGGAAGCGACAAGATAAACTAAATTATAAGATGCAATGGGAAAAATTGGATTGGTTCTGGAATGTATTGTGTCAATATAAAAGCGATAATGTCTCTGAAAACGATGTAGTGTCTGCTTTTAATTCAATGGACTATGCTGACCAGGTATGGTGCTATAAAAATCTAAAAAACAAGACATGCACATCTTTTAAAGATCAGTTTAAGGAAATTATAAATAAGCAATTTTTTGACATTTTAACGCTCTTACAAAATGATAACGACGACATTCCCGGTATCGAAGTGTCTTGCTCCCATGTATCGCCTTTAATATATGAGGTGAATTTCAAAAGTGCTATAAAATATCTAGACTATACTTGTTTTGAAAGAGTTTTTTATAGAATTAAAGTGGAACAGGGGTTACTTATTAAAAAGGACTTTCAAAATGCTATTGATTTACTAAAATGCAAGACCGAAGCTTCATCAAAAAAGATAAGAGCATTGGAAACTATTAGTAACTTTGAATATATTAAGTTAATAGCACCACGAAGCCATTGGTCTGTAAGTAATTATCCTTTTAGTGAATTGATCTTTAATATTACTTTTCATGACTACATACACAGCCCTTACATAAAAGAAGAAATTGGACGAGTTGAGTTGCAGTTATGTCATATAAATTCAGCCGTGATAGAAAGATATTATGAAGAATACAAAAGTGCCGCATTTCTGAATTTTAAAAATGAGCAGATAAAAACAGCACTGATGAACAATTCTGGATATCGAAAAGCTATAAGCAAGTTGGAAGCAATGTGCACGAATAACGACAGTATAAAAATAAGAGTATCGTCTGATTTTAGAAAAATTTGGCTATTATATGATTATTTAGAAATGGAAACATATGATTACGATGCTAATCATGATTTCAACAAACTGGATGAAATAATCTCTGAAAGATTTTGTAACAAAATAAAATATATATATCGTATTGAAAAAATCGTTAGCTATTTATGCGATATGGTTAACTCATGTAAAAATAAATGCTGGAAAATTGAAGGTGATACATTATTTTGTAAGCGTTTGTTTTTATTAGACAATACATATTTAATAAACTTTGCTCCAAATGGAGTGCCAGTTGACGCTGATGAAAAATATTTTAAAGACATTTTACTTAAGTCGATGAACGAATTAGCATATGGCATAAATGGAGACATTAGATTAATGGAGGAATAATATTGCAGTCAAAAAGAAATTGTATTTATATACCAAGCGTTGATGCGAAGGATTTGTTCCTTGCAAACAATTTTTTAGACGAAAAGAAAAATAAAATAGGCTATAGATTATTGACAAAGAAGGGTGATGTGAATTTCAATCGGTTTATTAACTCACTGGATTTTAGCCTTGATAGTGAAAAAATAAGAGAGATTGTAAGTCGCATTTACGATAAAAGCGATACATTCACTTTTACACACAATGGGAAAGAATTTACTGATAAAATTATAAATGTAACTTTTAAGTATAGTAGCAAAGATTTTAATAAGGTCAAAGCCAATACATATGTTATGGATGGATATTTACTAGACGATCTTCATTTTACAGACAATATAGCCTTAGATGATGGCGTTATAGTAGGAGTTGTAGCTCTCACTCCCACCAGAGAAATCACCCGTTTCGAGCTACCAGATGGTTTTAATTTTGAAGAAGATAGGTATGGAAATCAAGTATATACCGTCAAAACAGTGCAAGTCTCATATACAAAAAAAGAACTAAGAGATTACCTATATGAAAATGGATTTAATTGTAATGGCACACATTATATTCGTTTAAAAAGGACATCTGGATCATCGAGAGTCGGAAAGTGTCTATTTGTAGACGAAAGACTATACGCAGACATTCACGAATGGGATCTATGTGGACTTGATATTAATGAAGGAGATTTGATTGATTTAGCCGCCTTCGAGTCTTATATATCATTGCCAACAAGCAGTGCTATAGACTTACTCACGATAGATCATAAAAATATATTAATAATCCCAGATTACGATAGCGTATTTTCTGAAGATTCTATTATCGTAGAAATGGACGATGAAAAGAAGATATCGGTGCAAGAAGGTAGTGTTGAGATATCCAACTCAATATTCGATGGACAGTCTTTGATAGATATCAGTCTTCTTGGTGACTATTCAAAATATGGAATGGTTCTTTTGAGAAATAGATTTTTTAAATCATGCTGTTTTAATACAAATATACAAAAATGGTTTGAAGATAATAACATTACCAATATTTCGCAACTACATAAAGATAGTATTACACTTGCAAGAGATATTCGCGACATAAAACTTATTACAACTCCAAATAGCATAAAATACATAAAATTTGCTCCTATCGAGCAATGGCTTAATAATATAGACTCTACATTTAGCATAGTAAAGCATGAAAAAAAGACACACTTCTTTGATGGCAGGATGGTTCAAACTCATTACCAGTTATTAAATACACTACAGCTATCATCAGATGAGGTGCATACGCTGCTAAAGCCGTCTCTGGAATATGTAAATCTGTTAAATACAGATAGTGATGTTTTAAAATATCATGTTAAGTGTGCGGTAGACGATGGAGAAGAATTGAGCAATGTATTTAAAGATAAGAATGATATTATTTACACTATGATGAATCTTTCAGATACATTTTATGACACTAAATATTATTATGATTTTAAAAAGGAAACATGCAAAGCTTACTTAAAAAATATTAAAAAAGGCCATATTTTAATTGATGGTAATTATTCTGTATTATTTGGAAATCCATTTGAAATGTTGCTCCATAGTATCGGGAAATTTGACGGAACTACATCTCTCCCATCTGGACATATCCATACCACTCGATATAAGTATGGTAAAAAAGTCTTAGGTTGCCGTAGCCCACATATATCAACATCGAATATTTTGGTATCAACCAACATGCAGCATGATCTAATTGATAAATACTTTAATTTAACAGATGAAATTGTTTGTATTAACTCTATCGGAGAAAATATCTTAGAACGATTAAGCGGAGCTGACTTCGATTCCGATCAGATGATAATAACCGACAATGAGATATTAATTGATGCTGCCTTAAAGAATTACGATTTTTTCAAGGTTCCAGCCAATCGTGTCACCGCCAAGAAATCTCAAAGACACTACACAAATGCAGATAAGGCGGACTTGGATTACAAAACAAGCGAAAACAAAATCGGTGAGATAGTCAATTTATCCCAGGAATTAAATACTTTGATGTGGGATTACATAAATAGATCCAGAAAATCTTTAGCCGAATGCTATAAAGACATTGAAGAGATATATCACGATATCTGTATTCTAAATGTATTGTCATGTATTGAAATTGATAAAGCGAAAAAGGAATTTGATATTTCTTCTGTAAGAGAACTTAAGACGATAAAAGACAAGTGGGATAGACGTACATTTAATAACAAAGCAATAAAACCAGCTTTTATAGGGTTTATAGCTCAGACCAAGGGATATCGGAATCCTGATAAAAAGAAATATAACTATCACCAAACAGCAATGGATTATTTATTGAAAGAAGTTAATAGATATCGTTCAGATAAAACAAAAGGAAGCGATTTTACTCCATTATCATCGTGTTTTAGGTTTGGTGATTTCAGTCAAAATTCAGTAAACAAAAAACAGCTCAATAAAATTGTGAAAATGTGCGAGTCTACTAATTCTTCAATTAATGCTATATGGTCGAAAGAATACTATGCTCCATCTGAAAAGTTTCTATTAACTGATCGATATAGGGAATCATTAGTATACGATATCAGTAAATTGAAAATTAACAAACATACGATGCTATCCTTGATAGAATATGTAGACATGAAAAAGTATTCACATATTTCGAAGTTATTATTTTATGCACTATTTAACTATGAGAACGATGTCTTGACAGAAATAATGTATGAACTAACACCATCAAATACATACATAGAAGAATCAAACGAGGGAGATATTGATATCTTTAATATAAAATTTAAAAGATACGGAGGTAAATTATTTGAATAAAAGCGAATTTGTGAAAGAAGTTGCAAAGAGGTGCATGTTATCTGATTATGCTGTAGAAGAAGTTTTTAATACTTCTTCTAGTTTGACAGCAGAGAAACTCATCTGCGGAGAAGAAGTTGAAATTCCCAAGCTTGGAAGATTTACTTTGGTTGAACGAAAACCTATGCAGGGCAAAAACTTATTTGGAAATCCAGAATTAAATTTAGAAAAATGTATTTATCCTACTTTTAAAATTGCAACCGGAATTAAAAATAGAATTAAAAATGGATGCAAGTATCAAAAGGCTTGTAGATAAGGCATTGTTGAGATGAAAAGTTACTTTTTTCAATTTTAACCTATCATTTTTTCGCGGAACTCTTCCGTAAGAGGTATGGGAAACTTCCATTAATTTCAAAGAAAAATTATAAGGGAACCCTAGGTAAGAGAGAAAAGAAAATCAAAAAATAAATAAGAATAGCTCATAATTCAACTTATTCTCATAAAGTCGTTGATTGACTTACATTCGGCAAGTTGGTTAACGACACCTCCTCGAAATAAGTCGGTACAGAGACTTTAAACCTGTGCCAGCGGAAAGGAAAATCCTAAACCAATACTTAGAAAATACCCGTTTGCTTGGGTTATTTATTATAGTGGTTCAACAAAACCCACTTTTCATACTTTAAAGTAGTGCTTGGCGTGGAATTTAGTATGAATAACAAAAGTTGTAACGATTGACCGCAATAAGTGTCATTAAAAATTGCAGTTTTACGAGCTGTAGTCTACCAGAATAGAACATTTCATGGAGGCATTGATTAAAAATTACGGAATTTAACTCAGTCAGGTTAGAGTACCCGGCTTATATCCGGTTAGTCGTGGGTTCGAATCTTACAATTCCGATTGTCTTCTATACATGAAGACAGGAGTAGTGGAGTTTAGTATACTTCACTATAGAAACAGTGCAAAACTCAAACATGTGACAAACACAGTGTGTCTCCGCGGACATACAAAGTGAGGAACATCAAACCAAATATTCATCCGACCAATGGATATTTCAATCGTCAATATGGTATGGATATAATTTAGTGTGCATGATTCCATACAAAATCTTTTGATTCAAGTGGTACGAAACCTTGTGAGTTTGCACAGCGAAACCAAGTACTTGAATTATAATCCTGGAAGATTATGAGCGTGCTAAAATAGCGGTGGGTACCACCAACTATCGACGCTTGGCGTTTATAAGGAAACTTTGCTAGAATAATTCGGACGGCTCCGAAACCAGCCTTGAAAGCAGTGTGTGTTTATCAGCATGGGGATCGACACCTCATTCTAGTGCTACTCTCCTCTCCGGAGAAATTTAAAACGAAAGCGAGTGAAATATAATTTTACCAATAAGTAAGAAGGAAGCTAAGTTGTTAGAATCTCAAGGTTTCAGATATTCTGACCACAAAAACTATTACGAAGCAGACTTATGTCATTCTGCAAACAAGCGTCACAGAAGCTATTATGCTGCTCCTAAAGTAGCTATCTTGGAAGCGTTAAAAGCCATTCGTGGCGACTAAATGGTATGGGTGAAGAATACCGTGGTTTCATAATACAACGCACAGAAACAGGCTTTAGAGTGTGTAGAAGCGATGATAATGAATCTCACATACATTTCAAAAACTATTACGCTGCCAAAAGATTAATTGACAATGTGGTAGATGAAAAAATACCTCGTAGAGTGGGTAATTACTACTTGTCATGCATTGCAAAATTAACCGTAAATGAAAAATATAAAGTAAAAGTAGAACAACTTCTTGAAGTCAGGAAAAGAAAATCTCACCAGAGATATTTCAATCCGCACAAGAAGTCTTATTAATTTGGAGGGAAATATAATATGGCAAAATTAGATAATACAAAACAAAGTATCTACAATATTGTAGGCGCAAAGGTTGAAGAAATTGATGGTGAACTGTATTTGAGCCACGAGGAATTTGGGGAGCCTATTAGCGTAAAAGATATGTTTATGGAATATAAGGATCAGTTAGTTGATTGCAAACTCGGAGGAGCATTGCCACTCTCTTCTACAATGTTCGATGCAGAATAATTGGTAAGGCGGTGAATAATATCGTTGATTTAAAGAAAGCTGTTGATGAGACTGAATTACAATACATATGGCGTTTAGGCTCTGCCAAAGATTCCGGTACGCTTGACATCACATGGCCCAATTTGACAGAATTGTTCAATAAAGAGTTAAGAGATGAAACTGAAACGTGGACAGAATCAGCATATCGTAAGAAATTCCAGATGGCAAAAGCTTTTTATGATGAAGTATTTTCAAAAATGATAGATGAGCAATACAGTAAAGAAGTGCAAGTTCAGCTTGATGAATTGTATAAGATTAAGAAGCAGGTGTCTGATCAGAGACGATTAAAAAATCGGGATTTAACACTTGAAAGCAGATTTGATCACTTGTGTACCGAAATGCTAGAGGTTGCTAAAGATCTAAACAAATTGAAACCGCTAAAAGTTAATAAAGAAATCTGTTTCTCTTCTGGCAGAGAAGCCGTTATTTATATTTCTGATTTACATTACGGACTAGTAACGGATAATATCTGGAATACATACAACATTGATATTTGCGAAAACAGATTAGAGAAACTTATTGATAAAACAAAACAACATTTAATAGAGAATGGTGTCTATAAGTTACATTTGGTAATCCTAGGGGACCTTTGCCATGGGAGCATTCACACTGGGTGTAGAGTAGATTCGGAAGAAGAGACATGTATGCAGCTAATGCACGTAACTGAACGAATGGCAGAAATTATATCTGCATTAGCTGATTGCGTTACTGAAACTTCTGTATACTCCACATATGGCAATCACATGAGAACTATCCAGAATAAAAAAGATAGTAAGCATTCTGACAATATGGAACGTCTTGTACCCTGGTGGTTAAAAGAAAGGCTGAGAGAGCGTAATGACGTTACCATAGTTCCCGCTGATTGGTATGAATTTATAAAGTTAAACGTATGTGGCGTAAATATTGTTTGTACTCATGGAGACTTAGAGAACTTCAAGGATTTTGGTGTCACTATGAATACTATATTCACAAAGAAATTTGGAGAAACGATTGATTTAACCGTCATGGGGGACAAGCATCATCTAGAGGAATTTGAACGATTAGGCATTGAAAGTGTGATAGTACGTTCTCTGTGTGGTTCTGAATCTTATGCAAATGAAAAAAGACTCTACTCTTCTGCTGGTCAGACATTAATGTTGTTTAATCAGGAAGATGGTCGTGAAGCAACCTACAATATCATTTTAAACTAAACATACATTTGATGGTGAATCGCTTGTGGCGGTTCTTTTTTATTGCTTTAACTGAGAAGAGGTGTATTTATGAACGACTTTAAAACAATCGATACTTTAACAAAATTTCAGGAGATTGCCAGCGGAAATATTGTGTCGGAAGATGATCGCGAATATATAAAATATTTTCCATTGAAAGTTTCAGAGTCTATTCTTCATGATTTAGGAGATTGTGAAGCAATTAGAATTGCAAATGCCATTCTAGCAGTAGCAGAAAAGTCATATTAAGTGTTGCCAACATAATAAATGGCGAATGACTGCTGTGCGGTCAAACCGAGGGTGTTTACTGCCCTCTTTTATTATTTTAAATATAAGGAGATTTTTATATATGAATAAACCAGAATTAATTACTTCTATCGTAAACAAAACAGGTTTACAGGTAAAAGATACAGAAGCATTTTTAAAAGCACTTACAGAGGTTGTAACTGAGAAATTAGTAAAGGGTGAAAAGGTTCAGTTGGTTGGATTTGGCACATTTGAAGTAACCGAAAGAGCTGCCAGAGAAGGACGAAATCCAAAGACTGGCGAAAAACTTCACATCGAAGCATCAAAAGTGCCTAAATTTAAAGCCGGCAAAGCATTAAAAGATGCCGTAAAGTAAGGGGTGATATGAATGTTTGATATTATAACGAAGACAATCAACCTTACTGATGACGAAATCTCCATTCTGAAAGAAGTTCTTGAAACTCGTCAAGATACATGTGTATCTATTGGTGAAACGGTAACTATAGAAGGACTTTTGGAGAAGTTGGATTAATTAGAAATATACATAATTTTATGTATAAATAAAAACACGAAAGGAAATTAAACACATGATTCCAAATTATGAAAAAGAAGTAATTGAATTTGTAAGTCCAGCAGAGGAGGCCGAATATAAGGCTCATATGGCTGAATATGGCCCGGCAACTGGCAAGTCTCATCCCGATGATTGCCCATATTGTGCAGCTCGTGGTTGGAATACCTTCCCTGGAACATCTTTCAAAGAAGAGTGTGCTAAGAGAAAAGCACAGCAGTAATTTAGGAAGTGTAGATGTTACAATCTACTCTTCTATTTGCTATTGAATAGCGATTTTATTTGAATTTTGAGCCAATGATGGCTCTTTTTATTTGCAAAGAATGGAGGTGAGACTTTGGCTACTGTAGGAAGAACCAAAGAAGATATTGTCCGTGAGTCAATGAACTCACCAAAAGTAATTGATACAAGTGTTGAATTTAAGATTCCAAGATCTCCACAACAATATGATTCAGAAAAACATAAATACAAATGTTCATGCTGTGGGCGGGGGTATATTGCACAGAAAAATAATTTTCAAAAATCAAACAGCCCACTATTCCAGGCGAACGATGGATATTTGCCATGGTGTAAAGAATGTACAGATAAGTATGTAACACTATTAACCGCTTTGTATAGTGGGAATGAAGAACATGCTATTGAACATTTTACATGTCAAGTTGACTGGGTATACGACATAGAGGTTTTAAAGCAGGCGCGTGAAATTTCATCTGATCGAAGTAGAATTTCACACTATGCAGCAAAGAAAAATCTTAATGTCGCTGGAAGAAAAACTTTTATAGACTCTTTGAAATTCAATTTTGATAATCGTCAAAATAGGACTGTAAATACATCTGAAGACATTGATGACATTGCGGATTACAAAATCACTCCAAAAATGATCAAATTCTGGGGAGCTGGCTATGAAGCACAGGCATTACAAGCTCTACAGGGATATTATGATGAATTGCTTAAGTTATGTGAGGGAAAACCAGATGTCAAAAAGCAAAAAATGATGAAAAACCTTTGCCTGTTGGAATATCAGATGCAAATAAATATTCAAAATGGAAAAGATATAGGAACATTATCAAATTCATACAAATCATTATTTGAAGCAGCTGGTCTAAAAGCGGATGATGCGGATGTAACTAATGATAGTTTTGGAAAATGGATAATGGATATCGAAAAGTATTCTCCTGCTGAATATTACCAAGATAAGAAGAAGTACCATGATTTCTTTGGAATTATAGAATACATAGAGCGATTTATGTTTAGACCTTTAAAGAATTTGATATTTGGTACAAAGGAAAAAGATGCGGATTATTGGATAAATGATGAAGATACAGAAATAAAGGACGGTGAATGATGTGCTTGATGCCTATCAGAAAATTGTCTACAAAAAATTCTCTCAATCTTCTTGGCTATCCAATAAAGAAAATTATGTAAGGATATTGGATTGGATCACTTTTTACCGCAGAAATATCCCCGTATTTGTTGAACACTATTTAGGCATTACCCTTCATTGGTATCAAATTATATGGCTCTACATATTAAATGCCTATATTAGCGTGGTCATTATTGCTGGACGAGCCTCCGCAAAATCATTTGTGATTGCTATTTTTTCATGCGCCAAATGTATTCTTTATCCAAACACCAAGGTTGTCGTAGCCAGTGGAACAAAGAAACAGGCTGCTTTGATCGTAAAGGAAAAAATACAAAAAGAACTAATGCCCAAATCAGAGAATTTACGACGCGAGATTAAGAAAATTACTACAAACGCAAACGATATTGAAGTTACTTTTCATAATGGTAGTTCTATTGTAGTAGTGGTCGCAAGTGAAGATGCTCTTGGATATAGATCCACTATTCTAATCTTTGAAGAATTTAAAAGAATCAAAAAATATATTGTAGATAAAGTTCTTAAACCATTCCAGATGACCCGTCCAGCGCAATATCGTACCAACGAAGAATGTGAACAGTATGGTGTAAAATATCGCGAAAATAAAGAGTTTTCAGAAGAGGCAGTAAATATATACATAAGCTCAGCCGCACCAACTAGCCATTGGATGGGAAAATTGCTTAAAGATACGGTTAAAAGTAAATACGGAGATGGAACATCGTGTATTTTAGCCACCGATTATTCCATTGCCTTAAAACACGAGATAAAAACCATGTCTAACCTCGTAGACGCAAAGAGAACCACAGATCCGATAACTTGGAGAGAAGAATACGAGAATGAAATGTTAAGAGAAAATGCTAATGCTTATTTTACATACGGGTTGCTGACTCAAAATCAGGTTAATAAAAAGGCATTCTATCCAAGAAAGTTAGATGATGTAAGAAATAAACATAAAAATCCCTATGCTATTCCTAAACAGATCGGCGAAGTCAGAGTGCTTGCTTGCGATATGGCTTTTATAGAACGTTCAAATAAAAATGATAATTCATGTTTTACTTGCATACGTGCTCTACCTGAAAGTGTGACGTATGAATCTAGTAATGTAGATGGGAAGAAGATTGAAGTAAAAAATGGGTATAGACGCATTCTCTCATATATTGAAGCAAATCCTGGTAGTGATGTTGATAAACAGGCTATAAGAATAAAGCAATTATTCTACGATTTTGAAGCTGACTATATTGTTCTTGATACTAGAAATGGTGGAATATTAACATATGATAGATTGGCAAAGGTACTTTACGACGAAGATAGAGATTGTGAATATCCTGCTTGGAGATGTATGAATGATGAAGTTATTGCCAATAGAGTAAATGTTGCTGGAGCTGATGAAAATGTATTTGCTATAAACGCAAGTCAAAAGCTGAATAATGATATTGCTATTGCATTACGCGGGGTTTTAGATTCTAAGATGATAGATTTATTAGTTAATTTAGATTCTGCGCAGGATATTTTGCAAAATAATATCCAAGAATATTCTCTCGCAACCGATCCAGATATCATGCTATTTTATGAAAGGCCATTTTTGGAAACACAGGCGTTATTGAATGAAATGATATCCTTGGAATACACAAGAAATGAACAGACTGGTGTAATTTCACTATACGAAACTGGTAGTAATACAAAGGATAGATATGTAAGTTTAGCTTATAATAGTTACTTTATTGGGCTGTTGGAGCAAGATTTATTATCTGATAATTCAGATTATGAATACGCCACACTAATCAATTAGAGAATGGAGGTGAAAAATGGCAGAAGAAATCAAGCGTGGTAGGGGTCGTCCACGAAAAACACAGCCTATAGACAATGGGGAAATCTCCTCTCCTGTCACCAACAATAATCACGAATTTAATAGTTTTTCATCACGTGGAGTATCCGAATATATATTTGGTCTTGATATTTTTGAAATATATGAGCCAAAAGAAATATCCGCAATGATAAAAAGTCCAATGATACATAACGAGCAGTTAAGGAAACTGTCTAATCAACTCTATTCATCTAACGGACTGCTTACTCAGTGTATCGACTATTGCACAGCTCTCCCAACACTAGATAGTGTAGTTATACCAAGGGGTAAAAGCAAATCAAAAAGACAAACCAATAAAAGACTGATGGAGTCAGCATTAAGAAGTTTTCATCATAAGGAAATTATGAGAGATGCCCTGTATAAATCAATGATTGATGGGGTGTCTTTTTATTATTGTGCTTTTACTAATAGTACAAATGATAATAAGAAGACTATGAGCGACTATGATGTAGAAAATATACTTGAAATAAATGAGTTAGGTATAAATATGTCTGTTATCCCATTACCAACTAATTACACAAAGATTGTGGGTAGAAAAAATTCATCTTATGTACTTGCTTTTAATTTGAGGTACTTTGAAGGTCTTGATGGAAATGAACTGGAAAGAAAATTGCGGCTTTATCCACAGGAAATACGCGAGGGTTGGACAAACTTTAATAAACCTGAATCCACCATGAACAACTGGATTATTCTTGATAATTCAAAAACCATTGTATCTAAAATACGAAGTAAATTAGAAGAAGCATGGGGTAGACCACTATGCCTCGCTGCAATAAAAAATATTCTTTACTCATCTTATTTTCAGGATACCGCCCGTGGAACGCTTGATGAAATTAATAACAGAATTATTTATCAGACATTACCACAAGGTAAAGATCCAGGCTCTTGCGCGTTAACAAAGGCTCAGCAAACAGATCAGCACGACAAGGTAAAACAAGCAGTATTAACAAAAAACAATCGCAATTCAACAAGTTTCTTCACGGTATCTGCAGGTACTAAGATAGATCAAATCAAAGCAGATGTATCGTTGCTTGACGAAAAGAACAGTTCGTATATTAATGACCAGATTGGCGTGGATTTGGGATTCATGGCAAATTTGGTATCTGGAACCGGATCTGGAAACTTTGCTTCTCAACAGAATAATCTTCAGCTACTACTATCTGAAATCTTTATGTGGATGGAGCCAATTACAGAAGAATTTGTGAAGGTGATAAATCAGAATATTATAAAAGATTCAAGTAATATTGTCAGTTTGTATTACCTACCATGTAGTATCATCACGAGAAAAGAATTCACTCAACAAATGAAAGACTTGTATTTGCAAGGGAAAGGGTCTTTAACCGCATGGATTGCAAGTACTGGTATTAATTCAGAGGCATATTTTGAGCTTATGGATACTGAACTTGATGAAGATATTGAGCATAAATATCCGGTACACATGACATCTTTTACGGCTAACGAAAAGACGAATACGGCAGGTAGACCAGAATCTGAAAACCCTACCAATCAAAGTACACTAATAAGTAAATCGAATAATGGTAATGCGATGCCAAGTCCTAGCGACAACAAATAATTTTAAGGCGGTCATTGACCGTCTTTTTATTATACAAAAATTTAAGGAGGATTGACTATGTATCAAAATAATATCCTCGAACTTTCAAAACGTGCCGTTAGGGGCGGAAAAGTACCTATCAAAATTGCACTTCTAAAAATTCACGAGAACGCCACTGATACAAACAAAAATGGAATTCATTGGAATGAAGAATATGTACTAAATGCGGCCAATAACTCTGGTTCTATACCAATTTGTAGTGAGTTTTGCGATGATACAAAAACTGCTCCTCTTGGGCATGGTTATACCAATGACTTGGTTAATGAAGATGGGTCAAAAGAACCAGTTTTTGAGAATAGCGAAGTTGTCGGATCAATTGAAAAGTATTCTATTGAAGAAATTTCAGACGGGGAAGGAACAATTAAAGTCTTGGCAGGAGAAGGATTTCTTTTCCATTCAAGATATCCTAATTTCGTGAAATGGGTTAGACAGAATTACGCCATTGACAAAGTAGATTCGTCGGTTGAGGTTATGGGGTTAGAAACTAATCAAAATAAGATCGTCTACGAAGAAGATAAACCAACTGACAAATTCAGAACACCAAAGGAGTTTTTATTATCTGGTACTGCAATTTTATCTGTATCACCAGCTGATGATGATGCAATTGTTTTGGAAGTGGCTGAAAAGAAAAATAAGGAGGAACAAGAATTAATGGAATTTGATATGAACGAAGTTAAAAATGTTATCAGAGATACTATTTCTGAGACAAACAACAAAACTGCTGAATATGAAATAAAGATTAGTGAACTTAATGAACTGGTTATTTCAAAAGAAAATACTATTGTTGAACTGAATGCCACAGTAGAGCAGGTTCAGGCGGCACTTGACACGTTAAATAAAGAGCACGAAACATATTGGGCAGAGAGAGATATTCTTGAAAAAGAACTGGCTACGTTAAAAGCAGAAAAAAGAATTGCTGAATTAAATGAGGCTATTTCTGTTTACACCGACGAGGAAAAGAAATTTGCAGAATCAGAAATTAATTCTTTTAATGAAGATCCGAATAAGGGCAACATTGATGTAATTAAAGCAAAGATTTGCGTAGGCATTGTAGCAGCCCAGAAGGAACAGTCTAAAACATCTGAAATCAACTCAAAGAAGGAAACTACTACGGAAGATATTTTCTCAGAAGTGTGTACATATTCCGATGGCGACGAAGACGAAGATGTTAACATTTTTTAATGAAAAACAAGGAGGAAAATCATGATTAAATTTAATAAAATCTCTCAGATTGAGAAGGAATACTTTTTTGAAGATGCAGTGACATCCGCAGCAATTGCAAATGGCGACTTTGGTTCTGTTGCTAACGAATCTTTCGCTGTTGCCGCAAATGCAACCAAAGCAGTTATGCAAGTAGAGGTGGGTGACAATGCCGACTTGGATGTTTATCCTATTGCAAAAAACACTCATGTTAGAGTAATTGATTTAAAGAAAGTTGCGGCAACAGGAAAGAAAATTGAGGTTTATGGCTCTCCTCTTCCTTCTACATATGCAAAGGGCAATAAATTGGCTTCTGATGTAACTGGAAAACTTGTTGTTACCGCATCTCCGACTGGATTATATCTTGTTGTTGATGAAATCATTGGGAATAAACTTGGAATTATCGCATCTGTAGTTGTACCGGCAGATGGTGAGTAATCGACTTTTAAGGAGGAATAAAGATAATGTATACAATCGAATTAAACAATGAAAGAAGAGATTCTGAGTACGCAAGCGGAAAGGTAAATGGCAAGTCTGCTGTTGTAGAAATTTTCTCCGCAATGGTAAATGGTAAAGAGTTATCTTCTTATGGTAAAAAGGCCGATGCTGCGGCGAAATATATTAAAGAATTAAATTCAAAGGCAACTAATGGTGATTCGACTGCAATTTCTGAGCTGAATACAATTCGTAGACTTGCTATCGAACCTGTTTTGCTTCAGGAAATTAAATTGCTTGGTATTTACGGTAACTATAAGCCGCTTGGATACAATGAGTCTTGTGAAGTAGAAATTACAGAGTACGCTAATTTGCCAGCAAAAGAACAAGCTGCTGGACAGGACGTTGGTTTCCCTGTTATTCGTAAGAAAAGAGTTCCAATTGCAACTACTGTTATTTCTGGCGGTTATGCTGTAGATTATCGTAAGGCTACTCTCGGTGACATGTCTGATGAAAACGAGTTACAGAATCAGGTAAGAGTACAGATCAGAAATAAAGCCACAAAATACGTTATTCAGACTGTTTACGACGCTATCAAGGCTGCTACTGGAATCAAGTACTTCTTTGAGGGGGCGGGTCTTACAAAAACAGGAGTTGACGATGTAATCACTAAGATTAGACGTTTCGGAAAGACTACTGTTTCAGGTGACTATGCATTACTTACACAGTTTAATCCTTGGGCTGGTTATGTTGGTACAACTCCTACAGTAAACGGAATTTCCGAAGCTATTATGAAAGAAATCCATGATAGCGGATTGATGGGAATGTATAACGGTACTATCTTGTCAGAAATTCCAAATCCGTATGATTTAACAAGCATCAACTCTACAGGTGACAACTTTAATACTATGCTTCCTGCGGGACTTGGTTTTGTATTACCTGCTGGTTCTGCTTCACCTATTTATACTGTAACAAGAGGTGGCTTAACTTCTTTCAGTGGCAACGAGGTAACAACTGGACAGCTAATCTCACGATTTGATCTTGAAGTTGGTGCAATTGTGGCTCCAGGACAGGAGTACAAAGTTGGTACGATCCATGATACAAATCTTGATGATCTAGCAGATTAACAAAAGGGATTTTGAGAGGGCGTAATGCTCTCTCTTGGTGATTATATGAGTGATATATTCTATTGTTATTCTAAGAAAATGGCATATTTTTTAAGAAGTTTTGACCAGAGATATATTTCTACAAAAGTTAATATAAACAGCGGTATGAGATATTGGACATTTGCAAAATCAGATAGGCTCAATACTCTCATTCAACTGTGGAGTTCAATCAAAAATAATTGAAAATTTTAAACTAATTGTTAAGGAGATTATAATGGAACCCAAAGAAATTAGACTTGATGAAAAAATAAAAGTTAGAAGCATAGCTCCGTGGCTCACCGGTGCTGCTAGAAAAACAAGTACCGGAGATATCAATGTCCCCGCTAATGGTATTGTCTATCTAACCAGAGAAGAAGTTATTGCTCAGGGACAGAGTGGTAATAAATTATTGACCGGAACTGACGGATACGGTTCTCATGCAACATGGATCATTGAAGATGAATATGTAAGAAATCAGTTAGACTTTGATGCAGAAGGAAGAAAACAGCAGATAGTAGATAATGATATTATTAAGAAGATTTTTGAGTTGAAAACAATGAAAGCCTTTGAAGATAATATCAAAAAGACAATTGTCACACGTGCTGAAAAAGTATTTCTTATTGAAATGATTAAAACGCTAAACATTAACGATTATCAAAAGATACAGTTTTGCCTTAGTTATACTGGAAACAAACTGTAGGATTGGAGGAGTTATGGCCAATACATTAGCAAAAGATGTAATAGACTCTTTTGAATCTTCCTTTGCTGAAAAAACCGTGTTGCCAGATTCTCTTGAGTTAATATGGTTAAAGAAGGCAATAGGAAGATACTCTGTTGAATTAGATGAACTTCATTTCGATGAAAAAATGATGGAATTTGATGAAAAACTAGATCAATACATAATAGATACACTTGCACAATTTATGTATCAATTATATCAAGAACGGCAAGTTTCCCTCGTAAATAAGAGGGTTAGCATTGTCACAAAGGATTTAAGTTGGGACGGGTCTAATGGAGCAAAAACGGCTGAAAAGGCACATCTTGAATATATTGGAAGCAAATCATCTGAAATGGTTGAAAATCAAAAGTCAACCGCTTTTGTTTAAGGCGGCGTACTATGAAAGAATGGTACTTAATAGGTTCTCCCTCTCTCTCCAGCGGGTTGGAAAACAATGTATTCAATGATTACAAATCAGATTCATTTGCAGAAATGATATCTTCAGAAGTTGGAGAAGATGTTGTATTTTACAATAATGATATATCAACTGAATTTGCGTCAAGAGCCATCATTCAAAACAAAATGGCAGATTCCGACACTAATTCAATTAAGCGACAAGTTTTGGCTAATATAGGAACATTAAACTTGTTTCATTATGTCAAGGATAAATCAGGTGCAATCTGGCTGTTAAAAGGTAAGGTTGATAATAATGGTATCTACGATAAATCAGCCGCCAGTATATGTAACTACAAACTTCATTGGCAAAACGAATCAGGTGAAATAGTATCTCGATATGCCCACATCTTAAATGCATCGGCCTATAATAATGGAGAAAAGGAAAATAAAACTCTTACCCTTCAATCTAATCAGTTTATGGTTTATCTACCATATGACAATGAAACCATGTTGTTGGACGATAATAAGAGAATACATATGTCAAAAAATATTCGGAAGTGTAAGCCATATGAGATTACAAGGATTGATGACATATCCTATGATTTCACAGATAAGGGGCTGATTAATCTAATTTTCACTCAAGTTCAAGCCAGCCCAACTAACGATAAACTTGTTGATAATGGCGCTGGCGATAAAGTATGGATATGTGACTACAAAGAACCTACTACTCCATCATCTCCCACTGATCCAGGTAATGATAATGGCAATCAAAGTCCAATTTTCTTGCAAATTGTTATTAAGTGGAAAGGTGACAAGGTCATTAACGCCGGTGGAACCGCAAAGACATTTACAGCAACATTTACAGATTCAGATGGCAATTCGGTTACGGACCCAGATTTTGAATGGAAGGTTTCAATTACAGATGAATTCTCTTCGCTCTTAAATATAGAAACACTATCGGATAAGCGTTGTAAGGTTAAGCTTGGATATGATGATTTAATTTTGGGCAACTATGTAAAGATTTCGGTTGTCATCAACGGTAAAGAGGTTACTTCAGAACTTATAGAGATTGGAGGTAACTTATAATGGCTAACAGTTCAATAATCTCTCTCATTAAAAGAAAAGTAAAGAGTGAAATTGTTAATGATCCAGAGATTGTTAAGGCTTTTGGTAGTCCTAATTACGATAATTCTGATCCCGATTGGTCTGGGGAAAATGTTGGAGATAAATACATATTTAATTGGAACCAAAATCCTGAAACCATTAAAGAAGAAATAACATTTGTAACATTACAGGTACACACAGAAGCTTATAGGGACAAATGGATTAAACCAACTCTTGAGTTATGGATTTATAGTCATAATAGACATATGATATTAAATCCCAAAGAATTTCCTGGGGTTGCTGAGAATCGGAATGACTATCTATCAAAATTATTAGATGGAAAATTTAATGGAAGAACAAGTTTGGGTACTGACGATGACATGACGAAGCTCAACCTAATTGGGGAACTAAAACTTACGTCTAATAGAGAAGGTGTCTTCAATGCCGATTTTGTTTATAGAAGAATGTTGTTTGAAACAAAAGATATAAACAATTCCCTCTGCTACGATTCGAGGTGATAAATTGGAGAATCAAATAATAGATGAATTAAAGATTTATCGCGGAAAAAATATTCATATAACAGACAAAATATCAATTAGGCAGCCGACTCTAGGTGAAATCTGTGATTACGGAGAAAAGGAATATTGGTTTATGATTCATACTTTGACTTCCGTTGGTGCAGACATGAAGTTTCAACTTTACGACCTCGGAGTTGACTATACCAAGATTGATGACTACACTTTATTCTCAAACTTATTATGTAAGGGATTCCCTGTGGAAAGAACATCGATATTATTTGGTAACTTGGATTTTTCAAAATTCCAGTTATTTCAAAAGAGAGACAACGATGATATCGTAATGTACAATTCAACAGATGATATTTTATTTGACGAATATACATATTTGGTGTTTGTAGATGCACTTAGAAAAATTCATATGATAAAACGTAATTCACAGTTGCCAGCTAACGAATCAACAAAACAAATTCTAATCGATGATGATCGTGAGGCATACGAAATGAGTAAGAATAAGCAATATTCTTCTCAATTAAAAAATGTTATTTCATCAATGATTAATCGAGAGGGTTTCAAATGTAATCATGACAATGTTTGGGATATGAAAATTAACGCATTTTTAGATTCTGTTAAAAGAATACAGAGAATTAAAGACGCAGATTTATTGCTACAGAGTGGTTACTCTGGATATGGATTGGATCTTACAAAGATATCAAATAAGAAACTTGATTGGTTAGGAGAACTTGATTAGTCAGGTTCTTTTTTTAATTAATATAAAAATATTGGAGGTAATAATACATGTTTAATCCTAATGAACTAGTTCTTGAAAAGATTAGGGCAGTTGAGGAATATGATCCAGCAACAAATGAGCTGACTGGACGTTATACTCAGATTGAGAGTCCGAGTTTGAAAACATCTGCTGATGGCACTCCGGTAACGGATGCTATGGGGTCAGAGATTACAACGTTTTATAATGCACAGACTGGCACATTTGATTTTACAAACAGTCTATTTTCTCTTGATTTGGCTGCTTCACAGTTTGGAACCCAAAAAGAAGTTGCAAGTGCTACAAACAAAATAATAATGCCAGTGTCAGAAACTATTCCCATTGCATCTGACGGAACAGTTGTTTTAAAATATGCGCCAGTTGGAACTGCTGGAGCAGAAGTAAAGTATGTAAAAGTAATTAACGAAAATAATACTTTTGGTAAGACATACGAAGTTTCTGCAACTGCTGGTGATGGAAAATTCACATTGGACGTAGCCACAAAAACAATCACTCTTCCATCTGGAGTCACAGGTAGAGCATTTGTTCGTTATGATAAAGAAACTGAAAATGCTGTAAAAGTGTCAAAGAATACGGATGGAGTACCTGCCGTTAAGTCTTTGCTTATTCATGGAATCTTCCATGATCCATGCAATACAAATCTTGTTTATGCTGGTGTTATTTCTGTTGCTAGAGCACAGATTGATCCCTCTTCTGTTGAAATCAATTTAACTGCTGATGGAAAACATGCTGCTAGTTATAAGCTTCAGAAGCCATACTGCGATGAAAAAGCCAGACTATTTGACATCATCATTTCCGAAGATTAATTAACTGAGGCGGAGTTCCGCCTCTTTTATTGAGAGGTATTAATGGGAGAACTTAATGCGAAGTGCAGTATATGTGGTAAAAAATATCATGTATGTCATACTTGCTCAAACACAATATCTTTCACTCCATGGAGAAAGATAACTGATACAACCAACTGTTACAAAATATTTCTTATACTTAGAGATTATACCAATGGGTATGTAGATAAAGAGTCTACTAGAGATTTATTAAATGGTTGCGATTTAAAAGAACTTGATACTTATGAAGATAATATTAAAAACACAATTAACGAAATTTTAAAATCAGAGACTGTTGCTAAAGGTAAGAGAAAAAGCAAACTTAAAGAAAGTGAAACCGTCAATGAAAATGATGAATAGTGATTATAAGATTTGGGGATAACCATTATTCATCAGAATTTTGATTATCCCTATTTTTTACGCCAATAAATATATGAAAGCGGTGAATATAATTAGAGAATACAGTGAACAGTTTAATCGCGAATACGAAGTTGAGGATACCGTAAGAATTGTAAATACAAAACAGGCAGGACTTTATATTAAAAATAATGTTCCGCTTATTGATATCTTCTGGTCTAAAGATAATTTGGTATTTGTATTTAATAAAAATGAAAGTAAAAGAGCCTATCAAAAATGGCTTAATCATGAATTACTATAAAATTCAACTTTGCTTCAAAATGAAAGGGGTATGTGTTATGGAATTTTTAAATGAATATATGTTGCCTGTAGTTTTAGGAATCTGTTTATGCTTTGGGTATGTTATTAAGAACTGGATTAAGGATGTTGATAATAAGTACATTCCAACAATTTGTGCTGTTTTAGGCATTGGTTTATCTGCATGGATTAGTAATTGGCTGATTACTCCACAGGTCGTATTAGGTGGACTTGTATCAGGACTATCTAGCGTAGGTATGCATCAGTTATTCAAGCAATGGATTGAGAAGAAATAAAAGATTGGAGATATACGATATGATTATTAACAAGTATCTTACTCCTTATAATCACACTGTCAGCACAACAGATAGAATTAAGTACATAGTTATTCATTATGTTGGAGCAACAGGAGGGGCGTTGGCCAACTGTAAATATTATGCAGGTGGTAATCGAAGTGCTTCAGCTCATTATTACGTTGATTTTGATGGTTCTATCTGGCAATCGGTAGAGAACAAAAATATTGCATGGCATTGTGGAGCAAAATCATACGTGCACTCAGAATGTCGTAACACTAATAGCATAGGAATAGAAATGTGCGTCCGCAATAAGGGCAGCCAGGCCGATATAAGTCGTGATTGGTACTTCGAGGACGCTACAGTTCAGGCAACCATTGCACTGACAAGGGAACTGATGGTTAAGCACAATGTTCCTGCAAATCATGTGATCCGACATCACGACGTTACTGGGAAGATTTGCCCAAATCCTTATGTATACAATCACACAAAACATACTTGGAGCGCCTTTAAGTCTGCGCTTGTAGCAGAACCAATAAAGAAATCTGGGTGGCTGCTTGAAGATGAACATTGGAGATTCTATCTTGGTGATACTGGCAACTGTGTAAAGAATAATTGGTATAGATGGACTTCTAAAACTGACGGTAATGATTATTGGAGTTTCTTCCTTGGGGATAACGGATTCGCTGTTCAAGGCGACTGGTACAAGCATAATGAGAGCTGGTACTACTTTGATAGCAATTGCGCCATGCTTGCAAACCAGTGGTTTGAATACGAAGGCAAGTGGTATTACTTTTGTAATTCCGGAGAAATGGTAACTAATGCATATGTGAAATCGAAGAGTAAGAATGATGTATATTATTTTATAAATAAAGATGGAATTTGGGAAGGCAAGGAGGAAATCAATCCAAATACTAGCCATTTCAAAGTTTTCTAGGGGGGTGGCATATGGATGAAAAGTATCCTGAACTTGCTGTGAAGGTTGAAAATGCAAGTGTAAAAATCGGAGAACAAGATAGACGCATAAAAACTTGCGAAGACGATATAAAAGATCTTAAAGGTGAACAAAAAGTCATCTATAAATTAGTCAATTCAGTAGAGAACCTAACGAATTCAATGATGCAATTACGCACTCAGTTACGAGAAGATATAAGTGAAGTAAAATCCGGGCAAGATGCACTTACCACCAAAGTAACAGAAATTGAAAATCGTCCAGCGAAAGAAACAAAAAGGTTCATGGATAATATCAAAGAAAAAGCATGGTGGGTATTCATAGGTGGGATCATTGTAACAATTCTGTATCAAATCCTACCAAATTTTAAATGGTAAGTAGTTGATGGACAGTCGAGTAATCATTACTCTTCTGTCCTATTTTAATGGATAATATGAGGTGACAAAATTAATAAATTAGAATTAATATCTCCCATTCCTCCTTCAGTAAACCATTATCTTGGTTGGCGCGGGATTTTGAAAAATGGAAAACCTATGGCTGTAAGCTATAAAAAGCCAGAAGCATCAAAATATCAAAAGGAATTTGCAAAATACGTGAAAGAGCAAGTTATAAAACAAAATTGGATAATTTCAGATAATAAATACAGTCATTACTACATGGACTGTGTTTTTTACTTTCCAAGAACAGATATGGATGCAAACAATGTTTTTAAGTGTCTGGCAGATGCAATCACTGATACTGGTTGTGTATGGATAGATGACACTCAATTATGCGAACGCGTACAAGGAATTTATTACGATGGTAAAAATCCTAGAATAGAAATTACGATTTGTCCTGTTGACTACATAGGAATATTTAATGATATTTCACAATTAGAAAATTTTGAATCTAATTGCATCGGTTGTACCAGATATAAACGAAATTGCAGTATTTTGAAACAGGCAAAAGAAGGGCGCGTACAAGAAGAAATTATTGATGGTGCATGTAAAAAATATAAAAAGATTAAGGGAGAATAAATATGTTTAAGAAAATTAAAGAATATTTTATTGCAAGAAAAGAATACAACCAGGCAAAGAAGGCGCTTACTATTCTGCTGTTAAATCAGTATAGTGACCTCATGGAGCTACAGAAACAGGTAACGCTTGAACAGCAAGAGATAATTAAATCAATGTCTGGATTCACCGGAAACTTCAACCCAGATGACATGAAGAAATTCATGGACAACATCTCAAAGGTGGCTAATAATCCAGAGTTAACCTCTGACTATTACAAGACCATAAGTGAAAATGCTCATGCAGAAAAGATGGCTGAATTAAAGGCTGTAAAATAATATGGGCAAAACTATCAGTCCAAGTGAAATTGATAATTATATTATTAAAATGATTGTTGCTAAATATAAACAGTTGCAGGAAGATCTTCCAAGATATTTGGAGCAATTTATTTACAGTGAATTTTATGATAAATTTGAGCCAGAAATGTACGAAAGACAGTACAGAATTATTAATGCTATTATGGTCAGTAATATAAAAATGTCAGGTAAAACCATATCTATGGAAATCTATCTCGATCCAAGTAAAGTATCATATGACCCGGCAAAGTGGAAAAATCCCATTACAGGAACAGTTTCATCTATTCCCGGTGATACCGTAGAAGACGTTTGGGACTTGATGAGAAGCGGTATACATGGACAGGAGTCTATCGCTGTAACAGACGGAGACTTTTGGCAGTCTTTTGTAGACTCTGTGAACCATGGTGGTATTTATGATTTATTTGTAGATTTCAAGAAGTATTTGAGTAGTACTGCTGGCCTGACAATTAAATAAGGAGATAATGTTTTGGTAAAATACGAATCTGAGTGCTACGATTGTGGTCTTCCTTGTTTATATGACTCCTGCCCATGTTATAGAGTCGAAAGGCATTATTGCAATATATGTGGAGAGGATATTGCTCGATCAGAAGATGAAGTGACTGGGCTATGTAAATATTGTAATATTGATAATTTACACTAATGTTTGAAAAACACATATTAGATAATGTAATTAATGGTTGCTTTCTAACAACCGACTTTTGGGAAATTATGTGATATTATGTCATTAATAAATTTATTGCTTGTGCAAATACTATGGATACTACTAAATTGTAGAGGTGTTTGCATGTTTATAAAATTACGTGACGTAAGAATAGAAAAAGGTATATCAATAAGAGAACTTGAGCAGAAATCGGGGGTTGATAGGTCGACAATCAGTAGGATTGAGAATGAGCAAGCCATTCCTAGCGTATTAACGTTGTGTAAATTGGCATATGCTTTAAATGTGACATTAGATGACTTAGTAGAATATACGGAATATTGTGAAAAAGAAAAGGGGGAGTAATATGTCTGAGAAGATGTATTATAATGTGATTTGTGAGGAGATTGGAGTTACTGGCGGCAAAATTATTCATGTTGATGAGAATAAGGGCACGATTCAAGAAGTTCATGATCTTGTAGATAAGAATATCGAAAAGTATCCAGAGGCCAAATGGGAAGTTTACCCAAGATTTTTTAAAGCTGTATTTTCTAATTAAATACTGATTTGTTTTAGATTTTAGGCGCTCATGCTGTAACAGGTATGGGCGCTTTTTGTATGAAAAATGAAAGGAAGTGATTTGTATGGCAGAGCGCAGTAAACGTATACATTTTTTTAATGAGGAAAAGTTAAAAAATGTCAACACCGAAACAAAGAAATTATATAAAAAGTATAAGATGGATATGGAGCTACGAGAATTATCGGAAAAGACCATGAAAGGATACGATAATGATTTAAGTCATTGGTTTATTTACATATACGATAATCAAGGAAACCAATGCATTACTGAATTAGATGAAGATGATCTTACAGAGTTCTTTTATTATTGTAAGACCGAAGGAAATAATTCTCGTAGAATGAAAAGGCGTATGTCTTCTATCTCAGCTTTCTATAAATTTCTTAGAAAGAAAAAAGTTATCTCAGAAAATCCGATGGATTTTATTGATAGACCACAAAAGGACACCGATATAGCCGTACAAACTTTCTTAACACAAGATCAAGTTTCCTTAATGAGAGATAAATTACAGGAATATAAGGATACAGAGAAGTTGAATTGCAGAGAACTTCAATTGTATGCACTGTTTTCTCTGTCTACTATGGCTAGAGTCACCGCTGTATCTAGTATTCGTTGGGATCAAGTAGATTTTGAGGAAAGAACATGTAATGACGTTCTTGAAAAAGAAGGTAAAATTGTAACATTGTACTTTAACGAAGAGGTTGCCACTCTCCTATCTGAGTTAAAAGAATATCGTGAAGCCAATGATATCATAGATGGAGGTTGGATATTTTACTCAAATTATGGAGGGAAACTTCAGCCAATAAACACAACTACGCTGACTGAGTGGGCAAAGAAAATCGGATTAATGATAAATGTACCAACATTGCATCCGCATGATTTTAGGCATTCAGGTAGTCAGCTCCTCAAACTTGCGGGCTGCCCAATAGAACAAATAAGTGAACTATTGAACCATTCGGGGCTTGATGTAACTAAGAAATTTTATCTTCGTCAAGATAAAAAGAAATTAAGGGAAGCAAAAGATAAATATAATATCTAATAAAATCCCACTTTGCTTGTAAATCAAAAATATAAAAACATTACTATTACTACTGCCTCTCCTTTTGTGTGGCAGTTATTTTTATGTCAAAAAATATGAAAGGGGTGTTACATGGCCGACAATATTTCTCTCATTCTTCAAACTATGATTGACTCATCGAAATTGAAGAATGAGCAATTACCAAAATTAATTGCACAGGTAAAAGAACAATATAAACTTAAATTCGACGTGGAACTTGATGACAAAACCGCTAAAAAATATGCCAACCAAATATTTAAGGCTAGAGATGGTTTAAAAGAAATTGACAAAATTACTTTTACTAATCAGATACAAGCGTGGCGTAGAGTTAACTCAGCCGCCGAAAAAGAATTTGGTGGTACGCTTGATGAATTACTTATCAAACTGAAAGAAATCGATAATAAATCAGATTTCGGTAATCTACAAAAACGGTTCAGAGGTGTAAAAGCCGAAGCAGACGCTTTAGGAGTGACTGGTAAAAGTATAGGTGACACATTCGCTGCCGCCGGCCAGAAATTTGGAGAGTGGGCGTTGGTTACGGGAAGTATTGCTACCGTTGTACAACTTCTGAGGCAAATGCCAAAGAATGTCATAGAAATTAATACTGCTATGACAAACCTTTATAAGGTTACAGATGAAACAGAATCAAAATATAGAAGTTTTCTTACTAATGCGAATAAAGATGCGCAAACATTGGGAAGATCTGTATCTAGTTTAGTTGAACAAACGGCAAACTGGGCCAAATTAGGATATTCAATTGACCAAAGCGCTAACTTAGCCAAAATCTCGTCTATTTACTCCAACGTTGGAGAGGTCGATGATGACACTGCTGTCTCTGACATGGTCACCGCGCTTAAGGGTTTTAATCTTCAAACCTCAGATAGTATTAAACTGATAGACATTTACAATAAATTAGGTAATGAGTTCGCTGTAACCTCAAAAGGTATCGGAGAAGGTGTTAAAAACTCAGCTTCTGCGTTAGCTTTACAGGGGAATACCCTTGAACAGACGGTGGCTATGCTTACTGGTGGCGGGGAGATCACTCAAGAAGTTGGGGAGCTAGGAAATATGCTCAAGGTCGCTTCTCTTCGATTGGCTTCCATGAAAGGTAAACTTGAAGAAATTGGTGAAGCCTATGAGGATATTAATAGTGTAAGTAAAAACCAGACTCAAATTTACAACCTCACCAAAGGCCAAGTAAATATTCTTGATGAACAGAATGGTAAACTAAAAAGTACTTACCAAATTTTAGAGGAAGTTTCAAAAGCATGGAAAGATGTAAACGATTTAGATAAATCTACGCTCTTAGAACTCATGTTTGGGAAACAGAGGGCAAATCAAGGTGCTGCCATTCTTACGGCTTTCCAATCTGGACAAATTCAAAAAGCTTTAAGTGCAGCAATGAATGCAGATGGATCTGCTCAACAAGAGCAAGATCGATGGGCTGAGAGTTTAGATGCGAAATTACAGCAACTAAATGCTTCATTCCAGACATTATCTAATACTGTTGTAAATTCCAACTTCTTAAAAGTACTTATAGAATCTGGAACAACATTAAACAATGTATTTACTGAATTAATTCGAAACTTTGGCATTTTGCCAACACTTGTGTCTGGTGCAGGTATTGCATCATTCGTAAAAAACTTCGCTTGACTCTGAAATAAGAGTTACACTTAAATCTTTCCGAGGGATTTAGTTGGGCTATCTAGGGGAAGAAAATACCATAATGGCGGTATATACAATTCCTAGAGACGAAAGTTTTAAAATAAAAAGAGGATTAATTGCTTGAAAGTGTAACGCTCACTACTCTTCTATTTTAGAAGAAGCCGAAAAATAAGGCAAATAAGTCAAACGGTTTATACACCGGAGTGAGATTTCTAGGGATAAAAAATAATTCCCGACAGAAGTACAATCACCAACGAAGCAGCTAACCCTATCTACGCTATGTCGTGGCATATAATCCGATGGTAGCAATTGCGAAAGCAATGTCGGGATAAAGTCATAAAGGATAGGGAATGTTCAACGAGCACCATTCCTCACAGTATGCAAAAGCCTGATTTTGTGTGCTGTTAATGCATGTTCTAAAGTATATATAATATCAGCGTTTCAAAGACGTTGGATATTAACAAGTATGTATCAAATAGATATACTAAAAAAAGGAAATATTTATGCGTTCAAGATGTAAAACACCCCTTTGTAAGAACCTACGTTCTTGTAGAAATATGGAAAATTATGTTATATAATTAATCCATAATAATTGACAGGGGTAATGGGTGTGGGAGAAAATGAAAAAGAAGAATTACTAAAAGTGGGAGAATATAATTCTAAATACAATGATCTTTTAAATATACAACTTGAATCATTGAATATATACAGATCTAAGGGCTTACCTGCTCACATGGTAAAGCGTAAGCATTATAAGTCTTTAAAATATATTGATTTTATTCCTGATATAATAGAAAACCCGGATTATGTTGGAGTGAATCCAAATGAAAGCCAAACATCAATAGAGATTATTAAACGCTATAAAGACAATATTATGATTGGGATAAAATTAGATATTGAGGGGAATTATTTATACGTTTCAACTGTCCATGATATACAGGAATCAAAGATTGAAAGACGTTTGCATAGCGGTAGAATTAGAAACGTTTCTATTGACAATGATGAAAATTCGTAGTATATTATATGTGTAACATTAATACAATAGTAGCAGGCATAATTATTTTGAGGTCGGAAATGGTTCCCGACGCACTCGCAAGAGTACCTGAGATGATGGATACACCGCCCATCCAAAATAATTATGCTTTTTCTATATTAAGATAGGTGGTTATTTAAGGATAGAACAGGCAGCTATCACGCCCTATGGGTCTTAAAGAGATGACCGGAGTGCCACCCGGCTAAATAACTTACCTTTTTTCATCAGTATTTGAGAACCTATTCTTTAATTGAATGGGTTTTATTATATTAATATAACAAAGTTTAGAGCCAACTATGTTAGATAGTCGGCTCTTTTTTAATAATCGTTTATTTATTTTTTTAGTTTATTTTTGTATTTACTCAAAAAACTATTTTTTAGCTTCTCAGCTTTATATTCATCTGGCAACCCACGCGTACTTTCTCTTACAATTAGCCAGAGATCCTTTAGCTCATCATAACTATCCGTTTGTAACACAGGATTACTATTTATATCTGGCTGTATATATAATTGTAGTTCTTTGTTTTCCATAATTCCAAAATCGGTTTCGTATTGTGTAAAGAGATAGAAATATCCATCTTCATATTTAGCATAGTAGATTTCATTTTCTTCATAACATATTGAAAATAAATCTTCAATATTATCCAATGGAGATCTTTCTATATCATCATCTTTCCAGTTAACAACTTTATCAATTGTAAGTTGTAATAAAGTTTGTATTAACTCTTCCTGTTTTTTATTTCTACCAACAACATCATCAATTGAGACATTAAAATAGTTGGCGATGTCAATGATTTTATCTAGAGATGGCATAGTTTTCTGCCATTTACTAATTAATCCTTGGCTCAGACCTACATCTTTTTCTAACTGACTAGCAGATATATTGTTATTTTTACACAGTAACTTTATTGAGTTTACCATGACCTCATTATTCATTTTGCACTTACCTCCTTTTTTTACTTATAATGCAAATTTTGTATTGACACGCTTAGAACTATAGATTATAATACACTCATGATACAAATTTTGCTCTATGAATAATATATATCATTATAGTACAAAAGTCAATGTATCAATAAAAATAACCACCTCAACTTTGGACGGTCTAAGGCGGTTATTGAGAGGTGTGTTATACACCAACTATACGTAAGGTATTATAACACACTTCTTTTGAATCAATCAACATATTTTTCAGAAGGAGGTTCATTATGAGTAATGAGCAGGTATTAACAGTTATCCAAGAGACTGAGATTCTTAGTAAGAAAATTAAGATGTACGGTAGCATCGAATCGCCATGGTTTGTAGCAGGTGACGTGGCTGAATGGCTTGGAGAACGTGATGGGTATACGGTTGCAAGAAAGGTTGACGAAGAATACAAGGATACACAGTTAGTGTGTACCCCTGGTGGGAATCAGAAATCCATTGTTTTAAATGAAGATGGGTTATACGATGCTTGTATGTATTCAAAAAAGGAAATCGCCAAACCGTTGAAGAAAGCAATCAAGAAGTATCTCAAACAAATCCGTACTACTGGTGGGGCTGTAGAGACTGGAAGAGAGTCAGAATTTATTGACAGATATTTTCCATCATTCAACGAAGACACTAAACTGTCGATGGTAAAAGATTTACTTAATCAGAATCAGAAGTACAAGGAACAGATTGAACAGTTAGAGCCACAGGCAAAGGCTTATGTTGATTTAATGACTGCACAAGGGTACTTGCAATTCATTGATGTAGCGGCAATGGTAGAAATTGGACGTAATAAACTGTTTGAATTCCTACGTAGATGCAAGGTACTAACTAAGCAGAGTAATTTTAACATTCCATATGGTAAGTTTATAAATAATGGAATGTTCAAGGTTATTACTTCAAAGTCAGAAAATGGACATGTTTCAAGCGTAACCATGGTAAGTCCAAAGGGCTTAAATTACATATATAATCTGATGCAGAAAAAGAATGTGTTGGACAAGTTCGATGCCACTACTCTTCTATCCAAAATTCAAGAGTTGGAGGTAGCATGATGAGAAAATACATAAAGGCAATAGTGATTCATCTTGATCCATTTAAATCAGAGGTAATATTCGAGAAAAACTATAGGCACGATGAAGTTGATATAGTTAAGAATAAATTGTCAGAGTATGATTATGGCGGTAATATCTGTCAGGCTTATGAGATGAGCGTGGATATGTCGTAGTAATTGAAACGGGATAGTGATATAAAACTCACTATCCCAATAATCGCAAATCAGTTAAAACTAGTGTGGACTGGAAATCGACTGTCTTATGCAGTATTCACACCAACAACTTCTACAAATAATAATGGCAACCGCAAACCTGTTCGTCACATCAATACCAGACAAGAACATTATTCTGAACAAGACTGATAATCCTACGGGTATACCAGTTTTCGTTAGGCTCACGATGTTTCATTATATTACTGCTTTATATGATTGTGGTGGTCTATGATAATGTAAAATAGTGCAATTACATCGGCAACGGCAGACACGAAAGAGAAAAACTCTGTCAACAACAAATCCTTTCCGTTCAAGTCATGCGTAGGTTTGCTTAAAATAATATTACCATTATTTTCCATATATTGGTAGTCGGAACATAAGTTCTTTGACTCAAATAAAAGAGTAGGAATAATCTCCTACTCTTTTTAATACTCAAAAATCACTTTTACAACTATTGCAATGCCACTGTTTGCTTACTTTGCCAACAGAAAAGATTCCAAAGAGCGCAACGCTTCCTGCCTTTGAGAAACCAGATATTTTCTTTAAGTCAGTGGAGCTACAGTATGGACAGCGCGGAACATTTTGTTGGACTACCTCACTTGTGCTATTAAATGTCGGTGGTACTTGTTTTGTTTCGCGAATAATTTTACATAGATTATTTGCGTCACCTAAACTTATAAGACTTTTTTGTCTGATTTTCTTGATAGCAACAACTAATAGATCGTTAGTTAAATCATTTAATTCTTCGGTTAAGTCATAACTTGTTCCGTTAATGATACAGGTATTTTGATGGACTATAGATTCATTTAAAGGATAACCACAATGAATACAGCTTTGAGATTTATCTGAAATGTCTTTTCCACACTCTGGACACTTAATTAACATATTTTACCCCCTTGGATCTCTACTTCTTTTTTATTATATTATCATACAAATATTTTAATATCAATAATTATGCAACTTAAAGACCTCGGAAATCTTTATGGTTTGTATGATGAAATAAATAAATTAAAGAGTTTAGATAGTGCCGAAATACTTAGTAGACTATCAGATGAATTTGATCATTTATCAGAAACTCAAAAGGTTGCAAAAATTGCATCTTCCAACTTAAGCAAGGAAATGAAGGCACAGGTATCTGATGTTGTACTGATAAAAAACTCCACCTCCACCCTATCTGCCACACAAACCACTGCCACAGCAACCACCACAGGATTTGGCACAGCGCTAAAGGGGCTTTGGTCAACAATGTTGGCAAATCCAATATTATTAGTGGGTGCCGCTATTACCGCTGGACTGACTGCATGGAATATGTACAAACATTCAGTAGATCAAATGAGGAAATCCACATCTGAAGCCGCATCTGTATTCAGTGATACTTCCACTACTATTGAAGAATATGCAGATAAATATAAGGAATTACATAAAGAATTAACTAATGCAAACACTACAGAAGAGCGTCAGCACGAAATAAAAAGCGACCTTCTCTCTTTACAGAAAGAATTAAATGATAAATATGGAGAAGAATATGGCAAGCTAAATCTCGTTACCGATGCATATAAAGATCAGACAGAAGCTATTCTGGCTATGAACAAAGCCGTGGCACAGAAGTTTTTAAATGAGAATAGAAAAGGAATTGAAGATGCCAAGACCCAAATGACTTCTAAGAAGACATATATGGTTGCAATGGACGTTGGCATGTATTCTGAATCCGGCAGCAATATTCTTAATTTAGCTAAACAGATGGGCCTTGATGTTGATGCAAATGAATCAACTGGAACTTTTACCGTAAGAATCAAAGCAAACCCTACAGAAGCATACGATTCCATAACAGACTTCATGAATCAAGTGACTTCATTACAAGAAGACTTTGGTAACGACGACTATGATATTGGATCGGTGCTTGGATTTTCAAGTACCTCGTTAAATAATGCAAAAGATAAAATTGACGAATTTGGTGTTAAGTACAATTCGGCATTAGAAGCTGAAATAACTATAAATGATAAACTCTCGCGGAGTTTTGAAGAAGTCAAAGGTGCAGTACAAAAGTATAATGACGCATTAGCTTCCGGTGATGAGACTAAAATTCTTTCGGCAAGAGATAATTTAAATAAAGTTAAAAATTCAATTGACCTTACAAGTACAGATTGGAAAGATTATGCGTCTGTTGTTACAGATGTATTTGATCAGGCTGATACCGACTTATACGATTTTGAAGATTCATTAAAGTCAAATAAAGATGGATTAATGAATTTTGCAAAAACATTAAGTGGTATATCTAAAGAAGATATTCTTGCTATAAGCGATGCCGGGGATAATGAAAACTTCGAGAAACTAAGAGAAGCAGCCGATGAATATGGATTAAGTGCAGAAGATGTCATTGCAGTTCTTGAAAGATTGAAAATTGTACAAGGTGATGTTGGCAAATTTGGCGAAATAGCATTCCCCCCTCTCTCCAAACAAGAAGTAATCACTAACATCAACTCTCTATCAGAAGGTTTTGAATCCCTTGATAAAATCATGAAGAGCATATCTGACAAAGATAATCCATTTGACTATGCTCTGCTTGACGACAAGAAATTCAAGGATAACTTTGATGATTTAGGCGAATCATACGCAAACTTCATCGAAAAGGTTTCGTCATCCCCCAAGGATTTAAATGCTACTCAAAGTGCATTTGACGAATTGGTTACTACATGGATCAATAGTACTGGTGTGCTAAACGGACTTACAAATGAAAATGCTAATCTTGCTATTGCTATGCTTCAGAATATGGGTGTCGCTAACGCTGAAGAAGTTGTAATGTCTCGACTTTCAGCGGCACAGGAACACCTTGCAGCACAAAAGGCTTATACGGCAGAAGTAAGTAATGATCTTGCCAATGCTACGGCTAGTGAGATACCAGGAATTATTGATGAAGCAACTCAAAGTGACATAGCTAAAGTTGCACTGGCTGGACTGGTATTAGAAAAAGAGTTTTTCAATGGTAACGCGTTAGATACCAGTGGAGACATTGAGAATATCATCTCTCTTGTTGGAGTAATTGGTAGTGCTAACACAGCACTGCAAGCATTAAATACCTTAAAGGCCGGAGGTAGTGTTGGCGGCAATATAGGCGGAAAAGAAGGTTATGAAGCTCTTGTAAGAAATGCAGAAAAAGAAGCTGAAGATGCAATAAAGGCTGCTTCCGAATATAAAGGCAAGGGAGCAAGCGTTAACGCATCGTATAATGGTGTAAAAGCAAATAAATCGTCTGGCTCTAAAAAGGATAAAAAAGATTTTTCAGAGGTATTCGACTGGGTAGAAACTACCATTAAGCGAGTAGACGAAAAGGTACAAAATATCCAAGATAAAATTTCTGACACATCGAATTGGAAGCCTAAAAATACTTTCACAGATACAGCCATTGACGAGATGGCAAATAAACTTACTGCATTACAATCGCAGATGGATACTTACCAGAATAAAGCGAAAACTTACGATCTCTCTCCCACCTACATAGATAAGATTAAAAATGGTACTCTTGAAATTGAAACCATTACAGATGAGGTAATTGCGAAGAATGTCAAAGGCTATCAGGAGTGGTACGATAAGGCCGAAGAAGTTCGTAAGAAGATAGATGAAACAAAAAAGGCTATGAAAGAACTTGCTCAGACCAAGCTTGATAATATTATCAATGATTTTGATAGTCTTGTTTCGCTCATGAATAAGTACGCTTCATATAGTAACAATCTTCTGAATCTACAAAAGGAATTAGGAGAATCCATTACTAAAGCGGATTATAAACAGCTGATAAATCAACAGGAAGCAATTTATAAGCAATTGCAGAGTAAGTATAATTCTCTATCCATTGAATTGTCAAAAGCAGTAAGTAAAGGAACTATTAAAGTAGGTTCTGAGGAGTGGAGAAAATATAATGAAGAGTTAATTACTGTAAATTCCTCTATGAATGATGCCGTATCTTCAATGAACGATTTTAGAAAAGCTCTAATCAATTTGCCATTTGAGGAACTAGAGAGGATTTCTAGTGGGCTTGATAGAATTAATAGTGGAATTAGCACCATGTCTGATCTAATTGGTGACGATGGACTTTTAGATGGAGGAATGCTCACATCTAAGGGTCTCACTAAAATTGCACTATTAGGACAACAGTATGCTAATGCAAAACAGCAAGCCGCCGATTACGAAGAGGCCATTAACGCTATTAATGAGATGTATGAAAACGGTTCGCTCACACAGGCCGAATATAACGAAAAACTCAATGAATATACCAATGCACAATTATCGGCAGTAAAAGCTACGAAAGAAGCTGAACAAGCTATCTTGCAGTTTAGGTATAATGCAATCCAGGCACAGATAGATGATATGAATAATTTAATTGCTGCCAAGAAGAAAGCATTACAGACCGAAAAGGACTATCAGGATTATCTTGAAAGTATTAGCGAGAAACAGACTGACATTAATAATTTACAGGCAAAAATTGATGAACTGTCACTATCTACCGACAGGAAGGATATTGCACAGAGATTGCAGTTGGAACAGCAATTATCCGATGCTAAGAAAGATTTATCCAAGACACAAGCTGACTATGCTTATGATAAAACTCTTGAAAGCCTAGATAAGCAGGCAGAGGACTATCAGGACGCAAAGAAAAAAGAATTAGATGAGCTTAAGTCAAGCACTGATGCACAAAAGAAAGTAATTGAAGAATATCTCGGACAGGTAAAAGATAACTACAAAACAGTCTACAATACCCTGACTAAGTATGGAACCGATTATAACGTTACCATGACTAGCGAACTAACTTCTCCGTGGGAGTCAGCTAATAGCGCCGTGTCCACATTTAAAGACGCTGTATCAGATGCTATTTCACAGATTAATATTGATATCGCAAATATTGACTTGTCAAGGCTCACAGAATTGGTAAGTACTATGCAAGGATTTTCTGCTAATGGTAATAATACAGCTTCATTTGATGATATTACCGGTTCTGGAACGTGGCAAAAGAACTCTAAAGGCTGGTGGTATGGCGCTTCTAATGATGATTATGCTTCTGACGGCATCTACACCATTGGAGGTAAACAGTATAACTTCAATGAAGATGGTTATATGAAAACTGGCTGGGATGAAAGTTCAGGTCAGTGGAGATATTTTGAGCCTGAGAATGGTCAGATGGTTAAATCTGCATGGAGAAAGTCTAAAGATGGTAAAGACTACTATCTGAAATCTGATGGTACTATGGCTACAGACATGGCTATCAAAACGAAAGATGGCAATGGGTATTATTATGTTGATAACAGTGGTGTATGGGACGGAAAAACTATATCATATGATGATGTTAAAAAGAGAAGCATCACTGTTGGATATAAAAGTGGTACTACTAATTCTAGGCCAGGATTAAAATACGTTAATGAAAATGGGCCAGAATTGATTGTTGCTAAAAACGGATCTGTTCTCAATTCAGTAGGTGGAGATACTATTTTTGATAATGAGTCCACAAAAAGGCTATGGGAGTTCGCTCATAACCCAGAGTTGTTTGAGTCATTCAAGAAAAGTATTGGCGCCATTAATATTAATGTTCCTAAGTATAACCTTGACTCACTTAAGAATGTTGGAAGATCTGAACCGGTAACTATTCAAATGAATTCACCACTAATGGTGGTAGAGGGTAATGCAGATGAAAAAGTACTAACACAAATAAACGCAAGACTTGATGTCTTGATTGATAAAGAAATACCACAGAAAATGATGGAAATGTCTAAACAGCGCTAAAATGAGGGGCATCTTAACTGATGCTCCTTTGTCACAGGAGAAAATAAAATGTTTGAAACAGCTAGGGAAAGCGTGTTATATGCAGAACAGAATAAAGATACTATAAAGGAAATGATACTTCTCATGCTTAAAGATAGAAAAGTATCATTGTCTCAAACTCGTGCATTATTTCATGAAATTATAAATGATATTGAAGATGCGCCATTAAAATAATCTATTTAACTTATCATTTTTTATAACTGCATCACAAAATGAATCGCACACATCGGCGAAACGATTAACCATTACTGGAATATTTGAATCAACATCTGATAATAATTTTCGTTGTTTCATATATTCCAGTGACAAGTCGTATACTATTCTCTTACATTGTTCTGGACTCATTAAATTAACCCCCTTTTATATTAAATATAAAATGATTATATCACCTATTGGAATAACGTGGTATCAGAACATAGGTTCATGACATTGAATATATGAAGCCAATAACATGGCTCTTTTATTAGCTATGGCGAGAACACTCGTGGCTTTAGCCATGAAAGGTTCAATATAATAAAACAAATCGGAAGGAGGTATTAAATTGCATAGTCTATTTACATTTGGTGAAAACAGCAGTGATGAATTTGGTGTAATAGCTGTATATTTTGAAAATAATAAATACCAAGGACTATACAGTGGTCAGTCTACAGAATTAATAACTGATAAATCTTCACAATCCTTAGAATGGGAAATAATATCGCAGAATTATGATAAGCCAATGGAATTTACATTTCAAATCATAAATTCTGATGGGTCTCCTATGAGTCAAGAACAACAACGTGCAATATCAAAATGGTTATGCAAAAGAGGTGTTTATAACTGGCTGTTTATACAAGACGAATACTATTCTGATATATGGCTTCATTGTAATATTAATAATCCTCAAGTATGGGCAGTAAATGATACAGTAGGTATGCAATTTACGGTTTCTACTTCTTCAGCAGTTGCCTTTTCGGAGGAACACGAATACTACTTCTCTCTCACCAATGATAAAACCATTGATGACTTATATATAGTCAACGACGAAGAGATTCATATATTCCCATATATAGAAATCACTATGTTAGAATCTGGGAATCTTGAAATAAGTAATAGTCAAGAAACCAACTCTGATTATGTTACGAAAATCAGCAATGTAAGTTCTGGTGAAAAGATTATATTAACACCAGATGGCATAATCTCCTCTTCTATTATTGGACATGATGTATTGAACGATTCTAATTTAAAGTGGCTTAGATTTTATGACGGCAGCAATGTACTTACTTTTAATCTTTCTTGTGAAGGAGTTATTAAATATAGAGAACACAGGAAGTTGGTGGCGTTCTAATGGTAAAATTTGATGCTTATAATAGACCCGTAGTCCCACGAGTTTTTTTATCCTATCCAAATAAGAAACTAATTTGTCAGCTTAATGCAAAAAGCAAAAGTTCTGTATTATATATTGTCGGAGTGTCACAGTTCAAGTTTTCTATTTATAAGTACCATGAGAAGATTGAGAATCAAGGATACGATGATATTTCAGTTGGCAAATACATATGGTTAGAGGATGTTGGTTGGTATCGGATTACTGATATTAGTGAAAAAACAGATGGGGGCAATCCATATAGAGAAATTACTTGCTATGATTTGTCTTATGAATTGAAACAAACATATCTTACTTCATTTGGTTCTATGGGAACTGAAGATGATGAACAAGGCGGTTTAGACCGATATGCCATTTATGATGCAAATGATAAATTGCATAGTATTGCACATATCTTCATGGATAAGAACCCTGGTTGGAAATTTAAACATATCGACCCGGCAATCTCAAAAAATCGACGTAGTTTTGATAATGATAGTGTTACATCATATGACTTCCTTACTGGTGATGTTTCCGAAACCTTTGAATGTATATTTGTTTTTGATAGTAATGACCGAAGTGTTAGTGTTTATAAGGCCGAAAACATTGGAAAAGAAGTTTCTATCGCATTATCATTTAGAAATTTAGTCAAAGAACTTAATATCACATGGAATGAAGATGATATTAAAACAGCCTTGTATGTTACAGGCGGTAATGATGCAAGCGGAACAGCTTTGTCTATTGCCTCTGTGAATCCTGGGGGAAACAATTATATAACAAATTTTAGCTACTTCTACAATGATATGAGTGTTACATTGAAGAATAAACTGGAAGAATATTATCAGCGAATGGAAAGCAGTAAGGGACTAATCTCTACTGCCCTCTCTCAGTTAAAGACTTTACAAGATGAACTAGACAGTCTGAATAATAAAATACCTACTGATGAATCAAGCACTAACTGGTCGCAATATGGTCTTGTAGGATTAAAAGCAAAGTCAAATACATACAAGGAACAAATGTCTGTATTGACGGATAAAAGAAACTCTGATCCAGTAGCACAGACGCAATATAACAATTATAATACTTTGTGGAATGCTGTAAATACTGAAATTACAGTCAGACAATCGCAAATAACAGCTAAAGAAGGTCAGATTAAAGCAAAACAAACGGAAGCACAGTCTTATGTTGTCAAAATTAATGAAATACTAGGCGAAGAACTTTATCACGAATTGCAACCGTTTGTGAGAGAAGACAATTTATGTGATAATTCATATATTGCCACTTCTACCATGACCGAAGCTGAAATTCTGGAAATGAAACAGGATTTGTATAATCATGGTGCCGAAGAACTGAATAGGGTATGCTATCCACAGTTTGATATGGAAGTAAACTCTGTGAATTTTCCTGTGTTGTTCAAATATAAAGAGTGGACAGATCAGCTTCAATTAGGCGATATTCTTGCGATCAAGTATTCAGACGACGAGTTTTTAAAAGCCAGACTTCTTAAGATGGAAATTGACTGGGAAGATTTCAGTAAGTTTAAGCTGACTTTCAGCTCAAAGTCGAGTATTACTGATGGCTGGTTTGATTTTGTGGCGATGCAGAAGTTGGCTGATAAAACAAGTACAGCTTTAAAGTATAATACCTCTGGTTGGAATCAGGCTTCGAAGAAAGCTGAAGAAGCTTTTTATAGCACTCAAAAGGAATTTCTAGATTTAAGTAATCAACAGATCGAAAGCAACGGAAAGAATCAAGAAGTACTTCTTGATAATACCGGCATTTTATTAAAAAAATGGCTACCCGACTTAAACAAATATGCTCCAGAGAAACTTTGGATTACTAATCGTCAGATATTATTATTTGAGGAGCCAGAGGGGACTAATCTTAGAAATCCTAAACTTGCCATCGGTAAAGTATACGTGACTAATAATGGTGTAACCACTTCATATTACGGTATATCGGCAGATGTTGTATACGGTGGTTTGTTTATTGGAGAAGCTCTTAAGATTAAAAATAAGAATAACACACTCACTCTTGATGAAAATGGATTTACTGCTTCGGCAACCAATGGTTTTAAGGTGCAGATTAATCCTGACAATCCAAGTCAGATATTCAGTATATCAGAGAATGCCAATAAACTGTTATACGTAGATGCTAATACAAAGAAACTTGTATTTAAGGGTCGTGCCGAAATTGATGAAGGATTAATTGGTGGATGGACTATAGCCAACAATAAACTATATTCTGGTGGTGTTGGTATGAGTTCTGATGCCACGCCTGGAGCAATTGCTCATTGGGCGGGAAATGCTACTCCATCTTCTGCTCCTTATTGGCTTAATAACCAGGGAAAACTACATGCTTCTAACGTAGAGATAACTGGAGGTAGCCTCACCATAGGAAACAACTTTAGTGTAAACAATGCTGGAAACTTAACCGCCAATTCTGTAAATATTACTAATGGAGTGCTTAATATAGGAAACGGATTATTTAGAGCAAACTATGGTGGCGTATATTTCGGAGACTATTATGTAAGTGCTGATGGATCTGGAACGCTACGATCATCAAATGGGTATGTTAATATTACAGATATTGTTACTGGTGGGCCATCTGGAGAGCTTGCTAGAATGACCATTGGAAGCGATTTAATGAATAATGCAGTTGAAATTCTCGGAACCGGAGATATTGTTACTGCTAGAGTTACGTGTAGACACGATTATTACTTTACTGATCCATGGACAGCAAAGATGGGGGCGTTGGATATGTTTAAACAAATATATAACAGATTAGATGCAATTAGATATTCAATACGAAATATGGGAGGAAATGTTGACTGGGATTAAAATAATCTGAGCATAATATTTGCATAACTTCTTTTAATATGATAATATTTACTTATATTATTTAAATTTTTATTTTGGAGGCTAGTATGAAAAAGGTTAAGATTATTTTGATATCAGCGGCAATGACACTAATGATGGTGAGTAACGTATTTGCGACAAGTGCGCCGCCAATTCCATGGACAAATGATATACAAGATGTTCCATTTTTTAAAATGAAAGACAGCAACGGACAAGAAGGTTGGTTATATTATGAACAAGGAAATGGCATTGTAAAAAACAGATGGGTACAAAACTATAAATATGACTGGTACTATTGTGGAGAAGATGGGTTTTTATTAAAAAATACATGGCTTCATGATTCTCGTGATGGGAAGTATTACTATCTGGGTGAAGATATGGTAATGCTTCATGACACCACAACTCCGGACGGATATAAAGTAGGCTCTGATGGAGCTTGGATTAAAGATGGACAGGTAGTGATAGAGAATGTTACTAGTACCGCTGATAATGTAGAAGTTAAATAAGTTAATATATATTCAATATTAAAACGCCTGTCGAAATATTGGTCGACGGGTGTTTTCTTTTGGTAAAATTTGGTGTATGATAAAAGAAAATTATATGGGGAGTAATTTATATGTCAATCATTCCAGAACACTTATATCATTATACCAATTTAAGTTCGTTAAGTTTAATATTAAAGAACAGATCAATAAGATTTAACCCGTTAGATAAAATGGATGATATGGATGAATCTATTATTTCTGATTTTAAAAGTTTTGCAAAGTACGTTTTTATTAGTTCTTGGACTGCAGATGCTCGCGAAAGTATTCCTTTTTGGAACATGTACACTTACAATATGACCGGCGTACGCATCAAACTTAGGTCCTTGCCATTCGAGGTATATCATTGGACATTTAGTCCGGAAAGTAATACTAAAGACGGAGGCTCCCACCACTATTTACCAAAGGAACTATGTGAAAACAATAAATATATGGTACTTTCATTGCCGACGGATAATTTTCTAATCCCTGTTCAATATACCGATGATAGTGACAAGTTGTATCCAAATATATTAAGTCGATCCGGTTATCATATGAAAATAGCAACCAATAATGTTGGGACTTATAAAAGAAGTGAATGGGGTTTTCAAAACGAGTGGAGATATAGATTAAACTACTTTGCGGGAGGAGTAAAAGAACTTGGAACAAAAAACAACACTGTACTTCAAAATATGATTGCTGGAGTAGATACATTAATAAATCATATTGACTTAAAGATAGGTTCTGAATTCTTTAGCGACATAGAAATTATGACTGGCCCCAGAATGAATGATGGCGACAAAGAAATACTGAATGTAATATGTGAAAAATACTGTCCAAGTGCCAAAATTATAAATAGTAAGCTGAAAATAAGATGATTATATAAAAGAGTAGGATTAATCTCCTACTCTTTTTTGTTGCCTAAAATAAGGAGAATATATGAAATTACATTTATACGAAGTCGTAAATATGGATAGGGCTATTGGTGGCCTATCCGGAATTAAAGTGCCACAAGAAATGAGCTATTGGATATTTAGAAATGTAAGAATTATTAAAGAACACTGCACTTACTACGAGACAGAACAAAACAAACTTATGAAAGAATATCTTTACAAAGATATTGAAGGTAAATATGCCAAGATCTTAGAAGACGGCAAAGTGCTTCCAAATTATAAGAGTGATGAAGATCACGAGAGATATGATGAATCGATTTCAAAACTTGGAGAATTAGAGGTTGAAATTGATCCATATCTACTTGATTATGACAAGTTTGTTGATAATAACCCATCGTTTATGTTGGAGCCAGGATATCTTTTGGCCTTAGATAAATTAATTAAAATAAAATGAAAAACAATCAGAGCGTAAATAGCGCTTTTTTATTGAAAAAGCACAATAGAAGGGAGGTTTCATCTTGATTTCTTATAAATCTATAAGAGCCGATGTATCACAAGAAATGAGTTATGTATATGAGAAGGTTAAGCAGTACGATAATCTATCTCGTAAATACAGGATAATGATTACAGATAAGGGCAACATGGTTTCATTGAAAGGAAACGAAGCTATTAGAATACGAATGTGGGCCGATGGTGAGTCAACCCCATACGTTGATGACTGGCTTGATGAGCCATGGGAAAATGGATATCCTATTTTAATTATGACAAGCAGGATGCTTTCAAAAGTAGGTAAAGTGAAATACGAATTTGTTATCCAAGAACCTGGAAGTCCTGCTGTTATTTCTACTAGACAGCAGAACTTATTAATTCAGAAATCGTTGATTAACTATGATGGATTAATTGCAAGCGAAGATTTTGATGTGTTGTCAAACTTGATATCGCAAGCTCTCACCATTCCAGATCTAATTGAGGATTTAGACGCAAGCCAAGAAGAAATTAATCAACTTATCATTCAGATACAAAATGACATGTCGACTTATCAAAGTCAATTTTCTGAAATGCAATCCAATGTTGATGCTTTAATACAGTCAACAGAAACTTACATTCAGCAGCTAACGGTCGAAGTAAACAATACACTTACACAAGCAAACACAGCGGTTTCTACGGCAAATCAGTTAATAGATACGGCAGATAACACATTAATACATGTTACCCAGAAAGCTAACGATGCGAATAATTACGCAAATATGGCACAGCGATTTGCTAAAGGCGGAATCATACCCGAAGATACTGAAGATAACGCTGAATGGTACTATCGCCAAACAAAGAATTTAAAAGAACAGGTAGACACTGCATCAAAATTAATTATCCCGTTATTTTATATTGATTTCGAAACTGGTGAATTAATGAGCGAAACCGAAGCCAAAGGTATGGATTTTTGGATAGATGATGGAGATCTTTATGGGGAGGAAGTGATATAATGGCAACAAAAAATTATGGAACAATAGCAATAATACCAGATGGAGAATGGGTTGATACAAAACAATATAAGGTTGGCAGAGTCGTATCTTATAATGGGAGTAGTTATCTTGTACATACTCTACCTCCAATTGGAACATTACCAACAAATACAAATTATTATCAATTGTCAGCACAGGGTGGTGGCGTTGCTACTGAGGATAGTCCTGGTGTAGTAAAACCTGATAATATATCTATTAAAATTAATGAAATCGGAACAATTAGTGCAAAGAAGGCCACTCAAACTGAATTTGGTATTACTACATCGGGCGATGGGACAAAAGTTGGTTCAGACGGAAAAATGAATGTAGATACTAATTTTCAGCAAGCTACAAAGCTGGCAAACTTGATAGCCAACGAAGCATGGTCGATCATACTAGGAAAAATCTCTAAAAGTATTGCAACAACCATGGATTTAGATGAAAATGCTTTATTGAAGGCGATGATATCAAACCAGTTTGAAAACATTACAACTAAAGCGGCCAGTGCAGCATTAGCGTACAATCTTAAACAATCCATTACCGATCTAAATAGCAATTTAAACTCGTTATTTAAAAAAATTAATTATTCAGGCACTACAGATGCGAGTGGCAATGTTTTACTGGATTTACCGTATACTGGAAATCATATAGTGTCTGTGAAATCAGCTACTACAGCCATTACTACAGAAACATATCATTCACAGAGTGGTAAGTGGGGATTACACTGTGAGCTAATAAATGGCGATGGAGTCGCTAAGAATGCGTACGTTGAGGGTACTGTTTTTTATATAGCAAGTTAAAATGATCATTTAAAATATACACTAAGAAGATTTAAAGTAATAGGTTACATACCTTAGATTTAAAGTAAATTCAGCAGTCGACGTTTTATTTAAATATACAGCAACTTGGTTAGACGAAGACAACCTAAATCCGATTGGAAAGATGCTAGTAAGATCCGTGGAATACCAGCTAATTCCAATTATATTTTCGCCGTTAGTCAATCCACCTGCGGTTAATGATGAAGCATTAATCACGAAGTTTTCCGCATTAGCTGGTACAGTTACAGATATCTGACCAACCGCAACCCTAATATTGGCTGCAGGTACAGTGGAAAACCCACTAACATAAATAAGTCTATTAGCTAAATTGCTATTTAGATAACTAAGCTTGCTCGCAAACTAGTCCCATATACGGACTTATTTTTATTTTAAAAAAGAAAGGAATGAATTTATGAATAAAATTGAAAAAATTAAATTTGGAAATGCTGAATTTGACTTAGTTGTAGGAGGAGTTGATTTGTCCGACAATGGAGGGAAAATTGCTTTTCAGATGGGGACATTATCTCTTAATGAAATTAAAACCATTATAAAAGCAAATGGAGAAATTTCTCAAATTGGACTTTCTGGAAAAACGGATTGGATAAGATCTGATTTAATATATGCTGGGAGGTTAAACAGCATTGAAGAATATGTTGTAGCAACAGATGAGGATGGAATAACAGAAATTAAAACAGATGTCGCAATTGGAGAGTTTAAACTACCCGATTTAAATGAGAGAATTATTGCTTTAGAAAAGGAAAATGCGGCTATGAAAGAAAGTCTTGGTACTTTAATACTAAATGAATTGGAGGGAAAATGATATGTTTGAAATGTTATTGTGGTTATTTAAATCTGGTAAATTATCTGAAACGTTACTCGAAAATGCAGTTTCTAAGAAATGGATTACTGAAAATGAAAAGAATAATATTCTAATACCATAAATACAACAAGCAGAGGGGGCGATATTTTTAATTGTTTCCCTCTGTTATCCAATGTACTTATTGTTTGCTTGATGTACGGTATTTCTGCTAATTGAAGCGTAGCACTGTCTTGTGGTATCTAGTTTTATATGGCCTAATTTTTCTGCAACAATTTCCAAAGGGGCGCCTTTATTTATCATATCAGTACCTACCGTTCTTCGGAATACATGTGGTGTTAATTTAATATTCGCAATATTGTCATCTCTTTGTTTTATTCTTTTTAGCATAGCTCTAACTGAAGATGGAGTCAGTCTTGTATATGGTTTTTTAGATATCACAAATAAAGCCGGATTATTATCTGACCTTGAATCCAAATATTTTTCAAGATGTAATTTGGTTGGTGCGTTAAAATATATCTCTCTTTCTTTTCTGCCCTTACCATATACAATCGCAGACATGTTATGAAAATTTATATCATGTATATTCAAGGCACACAACTCGCTTATTCTAGCACCGGTGCTATATAGCATTTCGCACATTGCCTGTTCTCTTTCATTTTTGCAAGCACATTTTATTTCTTCCCTTTGATATGGGGTTACTATTATTCCAATTTTATGTTCAACCTTGGTTTCATGAAGTTTTTTCCCAGGATTAGTTTTTATATAGTCTTCTTCATACAAAAACGCAAAGAAAGAGCGGATTATAATTAATTTTATATTGTATGTTCTATCTGCCCATTTTTTGTGTATTTTTCCATAAGCCAAAAAATTTTGTATATCATGATAAGTGATATCATTAATTTGTTTATTTATGTATAACAAAAAATTTTTTAATTCATTATTGTAACTCTTAATACTTCCAGCAGTACAGCCTCGTAATTTCATGTTTAATAAAAATTGTTGTAAATAAAATTGTGTCCTATCTACGTCAGTGGAAATCTCATTTTTTTGTTCAATTTCTGAAATATTATATTTTAAAAGGCATATTTCTAAAATCATTTTAGTATCTGAAAGCTTATCGGCTGTTATTATGTTATTTTCGGATAGTTCTATCATTATACTATCAATAACACTGGATGTAATGGATGAGCACATTGCTACACCTCCTTTCATTTTTTATTTCATTTGATTGATATTCACTAAATAGCAATTTAGGTTATGAATATGATATGGCTACTGGAACAATAAACGTGCCAACAGATTCTATAACGTCAGTAACCAATATTTGGTTGCCACCAGGGACTTACATTGTCAACTCCAGTATTAGATTAACTTTGACCACAACATCACGAGTTGACCGATATTTAAAAGTTGGAGATGAGTTGGACGGTCGCGGATCAGCATCATTAGTACTTGCAGCCGGATTTCAAGCATTTACACATTCGTGCATAATTAAGATATCTGAAAGCAGTAAAAATGTTGTATTGCAGACAAGGCACTTTAATGGTACGACACTGTATGCCGAAGGTTGGCTGTTTGTTACCAGGCTTAAATGATCATTTAAAATGATGTGAGTTGTACTTTACCATTATAGACGTTGACACCTGTATTAATATTTACGATCCGCACAAATAACCAGCCATTTTCCAAGCCTAATAAAACTTTCCAGTCAGCGGCATTATACGCATACATAAACTGGTTTTTGTCAACCAAAGCGCTTTTATCAGCTTTATTAGTTAAATTGCTATTTATCGTACATATGTTCTTTTCGTTGTTAAAAAATATAGAAGCATTTTAGCTCCCATATTTTAAGCAAATCTGAGTTTTATTATAAATCAATGTGTATTGTGTAATCTACATTTTTCAGGCAATTTGTCGACTCGCACACTTTTGAATGTCGGTTGGCGTATTCCTTCTTTCTCAGAAGGCATATATTCAATAGTACATACCATTGGCTCAATCCATGTTGCATCGGCATATCCGGTTAAACTATCTATGGGGCAATCGGAAATTTTCATGCCATGTTGTTTAAGCTTAGCGATACTTACTCCGAGAGAAACATGGTTCGTAATAATTAGTTTATTCTTGTCATCATACTTCGCTAGTATCAGGGTAGTCATGCTGTTTTTATTGAACATATAACCTATGCATATAAAATCTTCTTCTTTGAGTACTTTAATTTTCTTCCATTCTTTTGACTTTTTCCCAAACCAATATAGGCTTGATTTCTTTTTTCCAACGACACCCTCCAAGTTGAAATCTTCCGCGAATTTGTACATTGCTATTCCATCAGTTTCAATGTATCGAGATTTTGACAAAATATCGCTTTCTGATATTACTTCGTCCAACAACTTTTTGCGCTCCATCAGCGGCAAATCAGTTACGGGTTTGTCTTTATAGTAAAGTATATCATAAGCCACAAAACCGGCTGGGTGTTTTTTATACGCTAGTTCTATCTTAAAGGGATCAGTTAAGACCGTCCTTCTTTGGACTTCGTAAAAATCTGGCTTCCCATTGACTAATACGATTAACTCTCCGTCAAGTATGCATTTCTGTTTGCAGCCCTCATGTAATAGTTCTAATTCCGGGAATCTTGGCAATAACATCATATTCCGTTTATTCCTTAAATCAGTAGATTGATCATCTATATATGCAATACATCTGATTCCGTCAAATTTAAGCTCAAAGATAGAATCCACATCGTCATACGGATCAACTCTTTCTGATATTAGCATAGGTTTGATACCTTTTTCATCAAACATATCCATTATACATACCGCCTTTTTAATAGTGGTAGTGTGCTAATATGCGATAATATTTATTCAAACGACCATAACCCATCGACAACTAACGATGTAGAAAATAAGCTTAAATCCAAATAGAATACCACCGATTATCGCATCACACCTATACTCATTGACTTGCTCACCGTCATAACATTTAAAATCAGTATGGCTTATTTTAAGATCAGTTATCGTCTGTAAAATCCCGTCTTTGCCCTCAAATTTAAATAGCAACGGCCTGGGAGGGCAGCCAGGAGTATACCAGGCCATGCAAGCAATGGGGTATGTGGTGCCCCTTATTATTCCGCTATCAATTCTTTTTACATTAGTACCAATTCCAAATACGCCCATATCTCTTCCTACCTATCATAGTATTGCTCAAACCATTTAGGCACTTTTTGATTGCCTATTTCCTTTTTAGTCTCCGGGTTCCGGAAAAATCCGCATTTTGTATGGTCGGCTCCACAGCCTTCTTTTTCTCTAATGTAATGGGGACACCTATTAATGTCTGGCGCAAGTCGACACTTTCCTAACATCTAATCACCTCGATTATATTGTATACGAATGTATGTTCGTTTGATAGTGGAAATGAAAGGAAGCCTTTAGTGCTTCCTTGTTTTTACTTCGGTTTGTAAGCTGGTTCAAATCCGTGCTGCTCATTATAAGCATATTGCAATAGGTCATATAATTCATTTGTGATAGTGTCTGGCTTAATATATCCGTCGAGCATGTTAATTACTTTTGATGCATATTCAGACGGTATAGGCTTTCTGTCAATTTGTTTGTGTAAATCTTCTTTCATCTCTTCTAGAGTTTCAAATTTTGTTGGCATAGGAAGGCCGTATATTTTTGCCAGAATTCCAATTGCGCAACAGCATTCATTTGTTGAGGTCAGTAAAACCCCATCAAATTGCGATTTTATCTCTATAGCTTGCTTGTTAATATAGTATACCACGACGATCTTCCTTTGTTTTTTATTTACATAGTCCTAAACGCTCCAACTACTTTGCCTAATATTTCGGCATTGTACACGATAATCGGAGGCATCAAATCATTTTCTGGCTGTAATCTATAATACCCATCTTCTTTATAAAAGCGTTTTACTGTTGCTTCATTATTTACCAATACTACTGCTATTTCTCCATTATCTACATAGGACTGCCTACTCACTAAAATAAGATCACCGTTATAAATCGCAACCTTAATCATGCTGTCACCCTTTACTTTAAGCATGAAATAGTCATTACCCTTGGCTATTTCGGCAGGGATTGGAAAATATTCTCTTATATTTTGTTCTGCATATAACGGTAATCCAGCGGCAACAGTACCAAGTACGGGTATGTCAACAGTCTTATTATTTAACTCTTTAAGTTCGTATGCTCTAGGTTTAGCAGGATCTCGGACAATATGTCCCAGTTCTTCCAGTTTCTGCATATGAAATTGTGCGGTAGAAGCTGATTTACCTAGCTCATCTGCCACCTCTCTCACTGTAGGTGGATATCCATTTTGCTTGACATATTGCTTGATATAGTCGTATACTAATTTTTGTTTATCAGACAGTTTTTTCATTCGACATCTCACCCTTTCATTTTTGATTATAATCAATTATAGCACATATGTTCTAGGAAAGTAAACACTTGTGCTACTTTTTTTATAGTGATTACAAAAAAATAAGCCAGTCATTTCGACTAGCCTATTTGTATTATTATTTAGTTTTATCACTGTTAGCAATTAAATCCTTTAATGCTGAAATCGTTATATTATTCTCTTCAAGTACGGTGGACAAATCCTTAAGCTGTTCAACTTTAATTCCTTCTTGTATTTGCTTTTCTCTTTCCTGAAGTGTTTTGATTGCAGCTTTATATTGTTCTATCGAATCTTGTGTACTTTTTAGTTCTTCCTGTAATTTTTCAAGTGGTGACTTGCGAACTCCTCTTGGCATAAGATTACCTCACTATTAATATAATATAATATAATAGTTTGATTATGTACTAAAATAAAAAATATGTCAACCCCACACTTCTTATTTTAATACATAATCTTTACGATGTGCGAAACTCTCCTTTCATAATAAGTGATTACCTTTTTGATTACCTTTTGAATATTGTCTTCAAAACCCCTTATTTTATCAGCCTTTTTGAATCTCGTGGGGGCCGAGAGGTCGCAGGTTCAAATCCTGTTACTCCGATTGACAATATACTTAAGAATGCCGGTTTTCCTTATTATTATAAGGTTTCCGGTATTTTTTTGTATCATGATTGCGCATATTACCTGCTCCTCTCCCTAAGGCTCTATGCCGCAATTGGTTTATAAAATCAGGAGGTGTATTTTATGAGTTATCAACATCTTGACATGGAACATTATCAGCGAAAAGATCAATTTAACCTTTTCCGCAATTTCGCTTACCCATACGTAGGTATGACCGTAAATTTGGACATTACATATTTCATGAGCGCTATTAAAGAAAAAGAACTGCCCTTTTATTTGACTTTCCTTTATGCGTCCGCTCAGGCAGCCAACTCTATCCCGGAATTCCGCCGCCGCATTCATGGAGATGGAATAATTGAATATGACCATTGTATCCCTTCCTATACTCTTGCCTTAGAAGACGAAAACTATTGTTACTGCACCGCAGACGACCGACTGCCCTTTGGCGCTTATCTTAAGGATGGAAAGCAGCGGCAGGAAATGGCCAGACAGTCCCAGTCTCTTTCGGACGGGAAAGACGAGGATCAGCTCTTCTACTTTTCCAGCATTCCATGGGTGAGCTATACGTCTATCATTCAACCGGTTCCGATTCCAGCTGACAGCAATCCCCGTATTACCTGGGGTAAGTATTTCAAATCAGAGGGAAGCTTAAAGGTACCGGTAACAATCCTGGCCAATCATGCCCTCATGGATGGATTCCATATATCAAAGTTTTTTATGGAGCTTCAAAGCAGGTGTGATCACCTTGATTGGCTGCAGTAA